AATGAGATAAAGATTCTTGATAGTAGAATTAAGGCCCTTAACTTATGGGCGGAAAATGAGCACATTACAATTAAAAATGTGGACACACTGTCAAGTCTTGAAAAATCGGCTCTGTTCTGGTTAACAGTAGGGGGACAATCCAATAAATTTAAAGATTATAAGTTCGCTATTTCCAGCAACTATGAACTTTACGTTCACGGATTAAATATGTTTTCTGTAGTATGGGGAAATAAGGGTATTCAAAATTTATCGGATGCAGACTTAGAAACTGTAAAGCTTTTTAGAACGGAGTTAGAATTAGATATTAAGGAACGTTTTGAAGTTCCTGCAGGCTTAAAGCTTCATGTTACAAATGATACAGTTTTTCGTATCTATTCTATTTTCTATAAGGGCGTAAAAAAAGACAAGAATGGGAAACCGTGCTTCACATTGATTAGAGAGCGTGAATTCATGAATACAATTTTCCGTGAAGAGGTTTCTACAGTGTATACAATGGCAAACATGCAGAAGAAAAAGAACGGTAAAATCTTAATGAAACTGTAAAAAAATACAAGACCGCCCGGCAGGGCGGTCTTTTTTATTGCCTAAAACAGTATAAAAATAAGCAGGCAATAAAAAGAAAATAAAAAGAAAATGTATTTAAGACCGTACACACAAAAAGCGTACGGTCTTTTTTATTGCTTTCAAAATTCAGACAATTCTATTTTGTTTTGTATGTCCTGCGTTCCAATAGAACACACAAAAGAGAATAGAAAATATTCTTCCTTGCGCTGTATAAATTCACACCTTATTCAGCGCAATATCTCTACCCAAAAACGCAACCTAGAAAGGAGAAACACTATGAGTAGAAAGAAAAAGCACACCGAGTTTCAAATCATACGCATGAAACATGACTTCTTCGGAGTCATGTTACCAAAGGGCGCAGTGTGTGGGCGTTACACGTACACGTATCGCAACGGCAAAAGCGAGACAGTAACATACATACTCGCTGATTTCAAGCCGTTCATTTGTGGCAAAACGTGCCATTATCACATCTGGGTGAAGTCTGCTGCTACTGGACATTGGTACAAAACGCAGACAACACAGCGTTTTATCTATCGCAAGCTTGCTGAGATGCTTACATGCAATTTATATCTCAACAACTTAACTAAGTTTGATGTCAGTTTGCATCTTGACATTGAGCAGAAAGCAGACCATGAAGAAATTATGACTTGCGCACCACATGAGAGAAAGATTCAGCAGTATATCTAATAGAAAGGAGCTAGAACAATGCTTAACATAACAACAAACAACACAGATAACTATTTTGACATTATCGAAAGAGATTCTCATGGGATCTCTACACTTGATAGATACATCGATTCCTTAGAATCATCCCCAACACGGATCACGATTGGCTCTATGCTTTGTCCTACAGATGAAGTACGGAAAGTAGAGAAGTACTGTAAAGAGTATCTCACTGAACATGGCAAATATAACTATGATTGCTCGGAAGGATTCGAGCAGGATTTTTTGGACGAATTCTGTGATGCAGTAAAGCGTATGCCAAAGCGTTCTATAAAGTACTTGGTTATTACAAGCTTATTAGTAACCACAGTTTACAATTGTGGTGCGTTCTCTTCAGACTATTCTATTGATTGGTTCTATTATGGGAATGATGATTTCGGAATCGAAATTGAATCCCGTTAGATTATAACACTAAAAAAATATTTCACTTTATAGAGCCTAGCTACACACAATAGCTAGGCTCTTTTTTTTAAAGAAAGGAAGTACAAAAAAATGTTAGTAAAAGAGTTTTCCCCTGTTATCATGAGCAGATTTTCTAATTCACCATCAGTGTCTACAGACTCCGATGAGAAAATGAACAAGCGCATGCGTTCCCATTATAGAAAACTTGCTCGTGAGCTTTACGGAACAAAAGGACTGAAAGCTGTCTCTGTATGTGAGACGGAGCATGAAGTATCTCGTGTTCTCCACGATCTCAGAACAGCAGCTTTCTAAAAAAAGTATTTAAAAAAAGGTGGTATGACTATGATTAAAAGACATAAATTGACATTCCTTATCGGAATGGTTGGAATAACAATTATCACTCTGATTTTCCTGATCTCTGACTACAGGGATCTCGGTTATATCAGCTTCAATGGGAGCATCCTTGCTCCTATTGGAATGCTGGTTGGATTGCTTGTTATCATCCATGAAGATGATAGAAAAATAAATAAATAATAGAGAGGTAGAATTATGAAACAGAACTTGACATTCACAACACAGGAAGATCTCTGCAAATATCTTAGATCTCAGGCTCAGAAATGCAAAGCACATTCAAAAGACATCGAGCTTGATCTCGTGACAATTTCTGATCTCACGGAACTTGTGAGCAAGGCAAAACACGGAAGAACAATTTATATCCTCGAGGGATTCAGGGATATGGGAGTTGACCATACGCACTTTGTTCAGTGCAGATTTGAAAATAAGGGTTGTTATCTTCCTGAGAAAGAATATAGGGAGATCGATGAAATTAGACTTGAAAAGAAGTCCGATAAAGTATATTATTATGTCACACGGCTCTTTAAGAACCGCTATGACACGGTTGAAAGGGGGCTGAAAGCTAATAAGTATTCAGATTAAGGAGGTTGCCACATGAGCAAAACAAAAGTATTTGATAGGTTGAAGAAAGAAAGCAAGGCGATAGCAGAAGACATTAGTTATGAGAAAATTCCTGATGAACAGATGATGGATTATCTCAATGAGAATTATCCTGATATGGATGAATCAGAGAAAGAAAAGATCATTAAGGGAGCAAAGGAATTGAATACGCTCCCAACTATTATAGTATAACATAGCATATAAAAAAATAGGCGCAAGTACTATGCTTGCGTCTATTAATTTTTGAAAGTAGGGGGTCACTCAGATGAAATTCGCAAATACAATTAAGAAAGTTATCGCATTCGCAACAATTATCGCAACACTTGCCACATGTGCAGCATTCCCTGTGCATGCATCCACAAAAGTTTCTGAAAATAGGGGGTCATATTTCCCACGGAACGCAGTAGCTCAGGAAACTGCAATCAACTTTGCTCATCGTATGTATCCATGCAAGATCGTGCGTGTAGTAGATACAAAAGATCTGACTACCAAACAGCTCACCCACAGAAAGGGTGTGATCTACATTGAAAAGATCACAAGCTTCTCGAACGGTAATCACTATGGTACATGTCTGAAACAGTATCAGGTATACCATACCAGAAAAGTTTCCAAGAATAAGAGGGTTGTTACCTATGCAGTGTACAATCCGTGTGATAATTTTATTGATGATATTACTGGTATTGTAGATACCACAGCACCAAACTTCATCCGCTAATTCAAAATATAGTCCAATAAATTTAGAGTGTACTAACAATACATTCTGAATAGTTTTCAAAAATAGGGGGTAGCGATAATGAACAACGTAGCATATATGACTGCAAAAGATGCAGTAAGACAGATTGGAGAACCTGTAGCTTATTATAGTGGTTGGGGTGGAATTGATATCTATTATGCAGATTCTGATATCTGCATTTGCGTAAGCAATGCATGGAATGATAGATACAAAATGAAGTGCCACAAAGTAAAGTGGCACTATGATAATAAGAATGATAATCCATATATTATCGTAAAAGGTCATAGAATTCATGCGAATGAAATCATCAGAAGAAACGCATGGTAGTCTGAAATAGTTTTAGAGAATAGGGTGGTGACAATCATGAAGTACTACAGAGTAAGAAGAGGTTCAGGTGATCTCTATGATAATAAGTCAGAATATACAACTATATCTCATGAACTTCTGACAGCTAGGGAGCGTAAGAATATGTATCCATCGCTCCCTGATCGAGTATTTGAGAAAGTGAGTATGCCGTCATCGCACACTCACTTCTTGTTTGGTGCAAGATTTGAAGACTAAAGTAAGATAATTTTTGAAAATAGGAGGTTATTTAAGATGAGAATTCATAGAATGTGTACAAGCAGCATTGTTCCTTTGACAGAGTTTGTAAAAGACAAGGATACAGTTCTGACCAAAACAGAAAAGAAGAATGTATTAAAGCTTGCGTTTGATTTGTATGGAAAGAAGGGGAAAGAGAGTGTTGCGAAGTGTAAAACGCAGCACGAGCTTGATAAAGTTCTGCATTCTTTAAGATTAGGTACAGTTTAAATAAGCAAGATTTAGAAAATATGGTGTAATACCTGAAATAAAAATGAGTGCGCAGGGGTTCTGAATTATAGAATCCCTGTATGTTTTCGAAAATAGGAGGTTACTAGAATGAGAGATAACATTAAAGGATACATAACGAATTTAGGAAAGTATAATGAGGGTTATTTAATTGGAGAATGGATAGAGTTTCCAATTGATGAGGATGAACTTGATGAAGTATTCTCAAGGATTGGCATTTCTGAAGAGCCGGATGAGGACGGCAGATATTACGAAGAATATTTCTTTACTGATTGGGAAATTCCAATTGGTGGAATAAAACTTGGCGAATATGAGAATATTGAGGATGTTAATGAAATCGCTGAAAGAATTAATTCTTTTGATGATAGTGATTTAGATATTATTGATGCATTTTGTGAAGAAGAGGGGGTAAGTTTTGACGAAGCAGCGGACGTAATAGAAGATATGAATTATATTATTTATTCAGCCAATAATATGGCTGATATTGCAGAGCAGTATTGTGAAGAAACTGGATTACTGAATAATGTAGAGCCATGGATTCGGAATTTCATTGATTTTGAAAGTATGGGTGAAGAAATGGAATCGGAAGGCACGTACTTTGAAGCGTGTATTAATGGACATGATTGCATAGTAGAAATTATTCGGTAGTTTCAAAAATAGGGGGTCATAAAAATGTTAAGAAGAAATGAAACTGGATTGTTCGCAAAAGAGAATAAAGCGTTCAATAAGAGTATCGAACCATATTATGGAATTGAAGAAATCGACTTCAGGTTTCGTGGTACACAGAGTGACCCTGCAATTTCATTAAAAGGTGACTATACAGAGGTTTCGTGGTATGTACTTGAAGATTTCATTTATGAGGAGGTTGGTTGGTTACTCAAAGAGAATGGATATGATATGGACGAATTACCGGAAGAAGAACAGGAAAAAGAATTGTTCAAATTTGCGAATGACAACAAAGAACTTTTAATATTAAAACTGAAAGACGAAATAGTTTTTCAGAAAAAGAAGGATTATGAAGAGCTTGTAAAACTTGTAAGTGAATATAGAGATTATTCAGACCGTTTAAACGATATGACTAATGAGATTTTGGAAAATAATGATAACTATATCACCATCTTTGGAAAGAAGTACGGTTATACCGTGGGTAATGTTGAAAATCCTGTCGAGTTTCATGATGATTATGCATCTTTGTATTAATTTTAGAGGAAAGGGTGGTTTAAGAATGAAATATCTTGTAGTAACTGTGAATGATAAGATAGGTGTCGTGAGTTATATGCTTTATGATACCTGTGAAGATGCTGTTAAAGATTTAAAAGAACATGAGAATGATGCTTGTGCATATAGTAAATGGATGGCTTATTTTCCATCTGAATATGTTAAATATCGTGATGAGAATGGAATCATGACAATAACTCAGTTAATTCGGTTGGAATAAGAAAAATAGGGGGTACACATGGACAATAAAAAATATATTATTCTTTACTTTGATGACAACGAAGGTTTAGTCAAAATATCCAGAAACATTTCACACAATGAAATAAAGAAAAGATTCTCGGATTTGAAAGCAAAGGTTGAGGAATATCCAAGGTATGAAGTCATTGATTTCACTGAACATGGATATTTAAAGTACATGGATAATTCAACCGGATTCATTCATATCGTAGAAGCTATAGACAAAGAATTGTTTGAATTATAGGGGGTAGTAAAAATGAAAAATAGAGCAAGTGTATTAAAGAAATTGCAGACTGCTAGAATGTATAAGAATCCATATAATCCAAATTTTAAAGGTGCATGTGTTGAGTTGGATGATTATTCAACAGCGTACTTTAATTCATATGTAATCTTTGTGGACAGAGAAGGAGATTATACAGTTAATGTAGATTCTGGAAAAGCAATCCCTGCATTTGAAAAATGCGATAACAAAGAAGGGGGTGGGAAATCTATTGTAAAGGTAATTAAAGATTATGATAAAAAAGAACTTGATAGAGTTCAGATTGTTCTTGATCGAAAAATGATAGAAGATGCTTGTAAATGCAAACGTAAAGCGAAAAATAAAAAGGATTTTAGGGTGGTATTTTTTTCTGGATCAGCCGGAAAAGCAGTAATGGCATTCAATCCAAATTATTTAGAGCATATGATGGATTGGGTGGGCGTTAAACCATCTGGATCTGCAATCTTTGAAATTGATAGATCAAAGAAAGATCCTCTTTCAAAAATGTGGAATGCGGAAGAACCACGTTATGAAGCATATGGACTTCCTATTCGTCAGTACGAGATTTCGTTTGAGGAAGAAAAAAAGCTTGATGACTTTTACGCAGTATTCACCCAGTTTGATAAATGGAATGAAGTATTCAAGGTAGAAAAGGCATTTGAATCACTTGCAGATGATTATCAGCCGATTCCTTTTTAAAAAATAGGGGGTATAACAATGGATAATATTATAGCAAAAGATTTCCGAATTTCTAATGCAGATGAGAGATGGAATACACTTTCAGTTGGAATTTATTACAGCCTTGGTGGAATGAATTATTTCACTTACAAAAATGAACCTAGAGGATATTATTTCAGTATTACGCCAGAAGTTGTTTCTGGATGTATGAGAAGCTATACAGCTTTTACAGGATTTAAAACCTGTTTTAAGGAGGTAAAGCGTAAAACAAAAAAACAGAATAAATTTGCAGAGCGACAGTTTGAAGAACTTTGTAAGAAATATGTTCCTATGTTTTGTGAAAGATATGGAATTGAATTAGATGAATAGTAAGGAAAATAATTAAAAATAGGGGGTATAAAAAATGAAAAAGTTTGTTATTGATTACGTTCCAGAAATGCTTAATGAACCATTGGTAAACTACACAGTCATTGGTTGGACAGATCTTGATAAGATGGCAGATCTCAGTATTGAAGATCTTGACGAAAAAACAGCGGAAGATCTGTTTAATAAACTTGTTGACAGCTTTAAATATGAGTGTGTTATGGTACGGAAAGAAAAAGTCTGGCTCAGAAGGGATGATGCAGAATGCAGTACATCTACTGGATGGCTTGAATGGAGCATTAAAAGTGGGCTGTATCTTGTCGATGGGAAGAAAAGAAGAAGGGTGGTGTAAACATGTCCGAATTAGACAAAACAATAACTATCCTGATGAAACGAGACAACATCTCAAAGAACGATGCACGATGTGCAATTGAATCAGCTCTCTCAAATGCAAGGGAGCTGATCTCTAAAGGAAAATGGGATGATGTAGATGATAAATTCTATGAAGATACAGGACTTGAACCTGATTATCTGTATGCGTTGATTGTTTAATAAGTTTTAAAAAGAAGGGTGGTACTAATATGGAATTATTCGTTAGACCAGCAAGTCATAAAGGTTATGCAGTATATAAGATGACTAATGTAGACAAAGCAAAAATTTTATTCACTGGCACTCGTAAAGAGTGCTATGAATGGATTGAAATGCATAAGAACGAATACAACGATTAGAAAGCTAGAAAATATTTAAAGAATAGGGTGGTGTGAATATGATTAGAATGTCATTTAGGTTTGGAAATATTGATATGGTTTCAATTATGACTTACAAAGATGGATGGTCTACAATGAAGTTTTATGAACCATATCCAGACGATGGTATTATTGAGCAGACAATTGAACATTGTAAAGGTAAAGTTAAAGCAAGTGATTTTAGTAATTGGTCTACAAAAGCTTATAACCAGTGGTGTTTAGAACACGGTTATGTAGAAGACTAAAAAATAATTCAAAGAAAGGGTGGTTATAAAATGAGAACGTATGAACTTAAGCCTACAGATGGCAGAAAGAGTTTTTACAGAAAGGCAATTGTAATTGTTGAAGACAATGGAATTGAAAATCTTCAGTCTTATGATACGACTGTAATGCGGAGATATCCTGACGGGAAGATTGAAAAGACGTATGATAAATGGTCAGCAACTACAGGAAGACATATTAAAGCATTCTGTGGAATGTCTAAAAAAGATTGGGACAAACTTCCAATGAATGTTGCAGTAAATTTTGAAAAATAGGGGGTAATATTATGAAACTTATGACAAAAGCGATTGAGAAAAAGTTCGCAAAGCATCCGCTGTATAGCTCGGATGGTCAGAAAGGTGAAGCGGAAATTGTAGTTAAATATTTCAATCCATTCGGAGCAGGAACATGGCTTGCAACTGAAGGAGAGAAAAGAGGAGATGACTGGTTGTTTTATGGTCTGTGTCATATTTTAGAGTGGGAGTGGGGATACTTTACACTGTCTCAGCTTGAAGAAGTACCATATATAGAAAGAGATTACAGTTGTGATCGTGGTTCTCACAAAGTAAAAAGTGAAGCATATGGTTGCGATGATAATCTGCTTGAACCAGTTGAAGACATTCCATTCAACTAGAAATAATTCGAAAATAAGGGTGGTGTAAGTATGAAAAAACATTATGAATCACAACTTCTTCAGGAGTTCATGAATCCAGAAATCTGGAAAGAAGAAATTGATAAAGGAGTTCGAAAAGGAATTGACAAAGGAAGGTTGATGCGATTCTGCGATTACAATGTAAGAATTGCATTGTATAAAAGAATTGTGAGCGGGCACTATGAAGTTAGTGTCCCTCACGTTGCTCTGATTCCAAAGGATAAGCCGGGAGAATTCAGAGAAGTAAAGGTGAATGAACCAGAAGACAGAGTGATTCTGAGTGTCATTAACGAGTGTCTATTTAGATTGTTTCCTGACATGGTTCATAAGAGTTGCAGATCATATCAGAAAGGTATGGGAACACAGGATACTGTACAAAAGATCTCAAATAAAATCCAAAAAATAGGGGGTACTTCTCATAAGTTCATTGGTTATAAAGCAGATTTAAGCAAGTACTTTGATTCGGTTGATCGAAATAAGATCTTTGAAATCTTTGATCGGCTTGAAGATCGGTTAGGGTTTGAACGCAACACAGAACCGATTATCAATGTATTGAGAAAGTATTACAATCTGGATTGGCTGTTTGATACAGATGGTCAGCTTGTTGAAAAGTACACCTCATTAAAACAGGGATGTGCAGTAGCTGCTTTCCTTGCAGATGTGATGCTGTATGACATTGATGAATGGGAAACAAAACATAATGACATTTACATCAGGTATTCAGATGACATCCTGATTGTAAATAATGACGAAAATAAATCAGAATTAGGGGTGGATGCATTAAAAGCAATGCTCTCTCATTATGGATTAACATTGAATCCTAGAAAAGTTCAGAAGCTGTACGCTGATGAATGGTTTACATTCTTAGGATTCAAAATTAAGGGTGGTACGATTACCCTTTCACGAAATCGTGTGAAAAACTTTCAGAAAGAGGTGGTTAAGAGAACGTTGAAAAGTAAGTCAAGTGCAAAGAATGCGTGGAACTCACTCGTCAATTATCTCTACTCAAGGGACTATAATTGGGCTACAAGCTGTTTGAGTACCGTGAATTGTGAACCTGATATTGATGAGTTAAACAAGTTCATTCTGGATTGCTTGAGAGCGTGTGAAGTGCGTGATAAAGAAGTTGCTCGGAAAAAATCGAGTCGGAGATATCCGATTAAGATTACAGAAATAGGGGGGTTAGGAAGTACGGAGAATCTGGAAGATAGAACAATTTTGAGAGGTACAGGAAAGAGGGTAAGATCGAATAGAGAGAAAACTGAAAAGATGTTTGATAAATACATTAGTGTGAGATGTTTTGAAAAAGATATGAAAATTGGAAGGTGGTTATTTGAAAGTGTAGTAAGAGGAATCTAAAGTGAATGCACAGTGCAGTGCGTTAACACAAGAGCTTTACGTTCAATGTACCGCTTCAGATCCATGTACGTCTGCATCTTTGCAGCGTAAATGGATCTGAAGCTGGTTCATATCAAATCATTATAGAGATGCACCGAAAGTTTGAGTGTTAACAAATCAATTAAAACCGAAAAGTATTTGAGAAAAGGAAGGCTACAAAATGGATAAGGTATTAGCAATTACAATGTTTACAGATGAGGGAGATTGTCACGTTAAAAAGTTTGATTCACGGGAAGATGCATTCGAATGGGTGAAGCATTATACTAACGAACTTGTTGCATCATCTGATAAAGAGGCGATTTACTTCGATGATTCAATTGGAGAAGGTGCGGCTTATTATGATTCAACACGATATGAATGTGAAAAACTTGATATGGGAGGCTCAATTATTCATGCGATTGATTTGCAGACTGAAATGATTGACCATGATATCTTAACAGCAATTATTGATCCGAATGAAATCAAATAAAAGGGTGGTGAGTATGAATGACATTAGCAGAGGAACTTAATTCACTTTATGAGACATACAAACACAGTGTGCCCACACGGAGTTACACAAAGCAGAAAAGAAAGCATAAGCCTTATTTTAAGGCTCTGGATTATGAAGAGCTTGAAGATGATGATTTCATCTTTGGTGAGAATCGTTATGATGCTCAGAAAGATTTAGAAAATAGGGTGTTCAATCTTACCGAAGATGAAAAGAATGAGTTATTCTCAGATGGAAATTGGTTTTGGCAAGGTGAAGATAAAGACTTCATCATTGTTAAAAGTTGGTTAAAATAATTTGCAGTAAACAATATAAAGTTGTACAATATAGAAAAAGATATAAAGGAGAAAAGAATTATGATGAACAGAGAAGCAAGAATGAACGCAGTTAAGGCTATGGGACTTCACGCAGATGATATGTTTGATGTTATGCTGACGAACATTCCTAATGGAAGTGATGTAAAGATTGTAGTTGATGGTCAGGAGTTCACACCAGAAGAACTTGTAAGAAAAGGGGGTATGGAATTTGATCCTATCATCCAGAAAGTTCAGGACGGTGGATACATCAAGAATGCGCACTTATTCAGAAGATGGATTATGGCGCAGACATGCAGAATGATGCGCTATAAGAGTTATGACGGATGCCAGAAAGGTTATGATGCAGCTCTGAGAGCGATGCCTTACAAATATCAGTTCGATATGCTTGATCGTGAACTTCACACACTTGCAACGCTTGAAAGAAAAGATAAAGAAGCATTTGAAGAAAGGAAAAACTTTTTCACATTTGAGGTGGTACAGAGTATGCTTCATGATTATAGAGCGAAAGTTGACAAAGCATTTGCATATGAAGCAATTGGGTATGATACGTATTGTATTACATACAAACTTGTTAGTCAGCTTATCTTTGATATTAAAGAACTTGATACATATAGAGACTATTATGATCTGTATCATGCTTATTACAACAAGGGAGTGTTCCTGAAGCTTGATAAGTATAGATACGTTGCAAAGTCTGGTGTTTTCAATGATGCTTACAAGGCAGAAGGTGGTTATTATTCACTGAAGAATGGAATTATGTTCCATGATATGAAGTACATTGATGGAGATATGAATGATAATCTTCAGTATCTGAAGTCGAAGCTTCATACATACAGCGTTGCAGGAACGCTCTGGAAGTTCGAAAAAGATTTTGAAGAAGTTTGTGAAAAGATGCATTTCAATCTTGCCGATTCGATCAGAAGACATGAAGTTGAGGATATGAGATAGGAATGAACTTAGATAATATTTGAAAATAGGGGGTATGCAAATTGATTGTTTAATGAAATGTACGTAGTATGGCATTGTTGTTCAAGGCTATATCAATCCAATCAATAACGACATCCCTCGACCAGACATTTACTCGAAAAAAAAAAAAAAAATGCTGGCCGAGGCGAATTCTGAAGAAGGAACGTTCGCTATTCGCTCTCTATTTCTTCTTCAGAATTAGTTCGATTTCGTTATTGATATCTATACATTAAAGATACATACCAGATAGATGAGAATAACAAAAATGTAATATGGCATGATTGCTCAAGGCTATGAAATTCAACATCACCTCCAAAGATATGAGATGACTAGCCGCTTCTCTCTCTGAGCAGAAGCGGCTAATCATCTCATCTCTTAGAGAGGTGATATATCAAGTAATTACAGAAACATATCAAAATAGATGAGAGTAATAAAAGTAAGTTAATACAAAAGAGTTAAACGCAGTGTAGCGAGTATGCTCAAGTTTGTTAAACATGTTTAATATACCCAGCGGCGGGACTTCCCGCCGCTGGGTATATATCAATCCATTACAGTGATACACCAAAACAATTGAGAACATACAAATTAATTAAAACCTAGTAACATTTGAAAAGAAGGGTGGTTTAATAAATGCGAACTAAAGATTACAGCTTTAAGGAATTTGATAAGATTCTAAGAAACAATGGCTTTGAATTCAAGTCAAGCAAGGGAGATCACTTCAAGTATGTGAGAGACAATGACCAGATCATTATTACCAGACGGAATCCAAATAAGATGGTAATGAGAAGATTGATTAAGGAACATAATCTTACGGTTTAAAACTTATTGCGACTAATTTAGAACTAACTATAACTTAAAAATACTGAATAATCAAATTAAATTTAGAAATAAGGGTGGTGCTTAGACACTGCCTTTTTTAGTGGAAAGAAAGGAAATGAACACAATGACTAACAAAAACATGGTGAATACAGAGAATGCAAACGTTAAGGCTACAGCAGAGACAGAGATCAGAAAGGACTTTATTGAAATGGCAGAGATTAATCCTAAGAACATTGGAAAGTTGAAGGATGAAGTAATCAAGAAGCGTCTGAATGTAATGCTTGAGGAAAGAGAGAAATTCATTAAGGTAGTTGGCAAGATGCATGTTAAGCTTCAGAAGGGCAATAAGAAGACAAGAAAGAATGTTTACACAGTGTCCCTAATTCCGATTGCAGATTGTCCGAATTGTGATAAGTGCTGTGGATTCTGCTATGATATCAAGCATGACTGTATTTACACTGGTGTACTGAATGACAGAGCAAAGAACAGTGCAATTCACAAGGCTAATCCAGAAAGATATTGGAAAGAAATTGGAATGCAGCTTGATCTTCATGATGTAGAAATCCTGAGAATTAATGTTGGCGGTGATCTGACATATGAAGATTTCGGATATGTAAATAATATGGCTGCACAGCATCCTGATGTAACATTCCAGTTCTTCACAAAGAATTATGACGGAATTAATAAATGGCTTGATGAGAATGAGGACTTTGAAAGCAATGTTCAGGCGATCATGTCAGTTTGGAAAGATATGCCTTATTCAAATCCACACAGAATTCCAGAGTCTCATTTGCTGTGGGCTGACGGATCTACTACAGCTCCTGAGTATGGTGCTTATTTCTGCAAGGGTAACTGCTCAAATTGCAAGCTCATGGGCGAAGGTTGTTTTGCATTGAAGAAAGGCGAGTGCGTAGTTTTGAGCGCACACTAATAGTTGACTAATAAATTATTGTATGATACATTCAGATTAAATTTGGAAATAAGGGTGGTGCTTAGAGAAAAAGCACTGCCCTTGATATTGAAAGGAGAAGGATAATGACAGCACGGGCTACAAGAACAGCGATTATCAACAGAATGTCTAAAGAAGCAATGAACAGTTTCCCTTCAATGGAGAAGGGAGAGAATTACTCAAATCTTTCTGAAGAAAAGGGTGGTGTAATTTACTATTCAAATTGCAGAATCTTTTATGATTCAAAGCATCAGGTGCTTACAGCTAAAAAATTTGACAAAGCTAGAGCTGATAGAAACAAGTCTGTTGAGAAGATATTCTTTGATGTTATTAATGGATTTGGTCGTGGAGATTTCCAGTTGAATCATATTAGCTACAGCATTTACGGATGCTCACTTGACAGAGAAAAGATCGATAACATTTACAAGTGGGGGAAGGAGCATAAAAAGAGCACTTATATCCCATATATTATCACGGAGAACTGTGGCAGAGTTCCATTCTTCGATCAGGATGGTAAGTTGATTGCACTGTACAGCGCAAAGAGAATGAGAGATTTGTTCGATTGGATTACAAATGCAAAGGGGAAGGTTAATGTTGAGATTGCAGCTCCTCATGGTTGGATACTTGCATGGAATGGAAATGATGTGTTCTCTATGAAGAACGATTGTGCTATGCTTCTTCCGCTTAATCTTAGATATGATGGCATATATGCATTGACTGACGTTGAGAAAGAGAATGCGATGACGGTTGAGCTGCATAAGAGGAATGCTTAGTGAGCTGCTTGTATAGTTCGATAGTATTTGAAAATTAGGGGGTAACAATGAGGAAAGAGAAACTTTGGAAACACACACAGTCTATTACAACAATTGTACATATGATTTTTATTGTGAAGGATGTTATTGAGATGGTTGGTGTGTTTTAAAAGTTTTGATTAGTTTATTGGTTTTTAGATGAATGATATAGAAGGAGAAAAGAATATGACTGAATACAGATATGCATTAATTAGAAGCAATGACAATTATGGTGCTGATTATATTAGTTGCTATGAGGATTATAAAGATGCAATTAAAGCTATGGAAGTATTGTTTGGTATAGATAATCCAGATGAAGATTTTTTATATAGAGATGAAGATACAATAGTTACGGAACATAAAGTCTATAGAGTGGTTAAAATTGATATAAATGGAGCAGCTTTTATTGGTTAACATTTGAAATTTAGGGGGTAAGAATTATGGAAGATAATAAGTTTACGATTTATATGAAAAGTGATCTGGGTGTTGAGTTTAAAGATCCTCGTTGGGATGATCTGATTACATATTGCGAAGCTGCGCTGACGAAGTATATTGATGTTGAGAAATTGGATATTGATCGTGATGTTAATCTTGATCATGACTTAAGGCAGTATCTGTTTGAAAGATGCTTTATGGTTCATGTAACGGATGACCTTAAGAAATATGGTAATTGGACGCATATTGAAGAGTCAGTCGCAGAAAGCATCCTGAGTACTACTTGTGAGTTCCTTAGAAAGTACAGCACTAATTATGATGTGCAGGATGCAGATTGGAATTTGAATGATCTTGATGATTTCTGGATTGAAATTAATGGAGAAGAGTTTTAGAAAATAGGGGGTACATTGTGAGTAAAGATAAAAAGTATATTGCTATTGGGCATTTTAAAGGAAATGAAAACATTACAAGTGTGGCATTGTCTGATATATCAATGAAAAATTTCAGATCGAATTGTGCAAGTAACGCATTTGTTCCGTGGGTAATTATCTCAGAAGAGAAGATGAAAATTTTAAAAAGTTTGGAAAATCCATATGATATTTTTAAAGAAGTGATGAAGCTCACTTCTAATTATAGAAGATGGAATGATATCTGCGAATATATCGAGCAGTGCTTCGACATCATGGAAGAGAAGATGGAAAGAGCTTAGGCATGACGGAGAGAAAGGACAAAGAACATGAAGACTTGGAAAGAATATATTGAAGGATTGAAAAACGAATGGATAGGGAAAAAGGTTGTGTTTGAAGGTGCTTTATATACAATTGTTGACGTGGATTACAACGGAGTTCTAATGATAAACAAGAAGGGGAAATATACAGAAACAACAGCAGCTTTTACACCGGAACACGCAAAAGTAAAATAAGATAAAGGATAAGATATAGATAATATTTGGAAAATAGGGGGTACTTGAAATGATATACGTTATGTTTTGACAGGAAATGAGGACGGTCTTCGTGAATTTCTTACTAAAGAGCATAATATGTATGGATGGAATATTATGGCTGAGGAATGGATTGATCTTGTTGAAACTGCATGTAAACAAAATTGGAGGGCATAGGTATAATAGAGATCTTCGCAGAATATAATAGTAATCTTGACAGAGAAAGTTTTGAAGAAATTATTGAATTATAGGAGGTAAGTTATGAATAGATACATGAATATGAGTTCAGAAGAAATTTTTAATGTAGTTGAAAAAGCATTTAATAATCTTTCAGAAAACGATCAGTGTGAATTGTCTACATTATATGATGCATATAGACTTAAAACCACAACACCTGATTTAAATCTTATTGATGCTACATATCAGTATATTAAAGCTTATGGGTATAATGGTAATCTTGATAGAGAAGGGTTTGAAGAAATTCTTGGATTATAGGAGGTACTAATTATGATGATTAATGAAATGCTTCTCGATGAATCAAATACAACAGAATTTGATAAACTGGATGAAAGAGAGCAGAGTTTAGTTAAAAATAGAGTTGAGTTGGCAACTCGTGATGCGCAGCGTAAAGTTGATGATGAGAGAAAAATCCTTGGAAACAAAGAACTTGCTTTTTGTATTATGAAAGAGAGGGCAAAGAGAAGAGATATAAAAAATTTAAAAGAAGGGAAACGTTTATATCATAATCTGGTAGAAGATGTAGATGATTTTGATGAAATTGTAAACGAAGTTCGTAAATTATCGTATCTTGATGGAGCAAGTATATTTTGTATATTAGTATTTCATAGAAATTTAAATGATATTAGGGTGGTAGCAGATTAAAAATAAAATAAATATGGATAATCTGCTGATCTAACGGCGTGACGGGAAAAAAAGAAAGAGAGTACACAATTATGAAGGCAGATGTAAACGTAAAGGCGCATGATGAAGAAGAAGCACAGTATCATATCGGACAGTTAAAGAGATATGGTTATAAAAGAATATCTAATTGCTACTGGTATGAACGTTGGGAAAAAGACAACTGGGTGGTTGAAATAGAAAGAGACTTTTAATCAATAGCTGACCTACCGGCAAGACGGGGATGAAAGAAAGTGAGGACACGAACATGGTAATCATAGATAAAGATATAACAGGCAAGGAGTATTATATGGGTAATAGAGTATTTATGTATGGGATGAGACTTAGACCATTTTCAATTGGATGTCAGCCGATGAATGGATTGATTCGTGCGGAGGATGACAAAACAGGAAAATATCACGATATTCTTGTTTATAATATGCCGTTAAACGATCACGAACAAGAAAAATATGAACTGGACTACTTAGGGGAGAGGACAGAATAAAAAATCGAGGGCGCAATGCAGACTCAGTAATGAGGGAAATTATTTTAGCAAAACAAGTCTAATAAATAACACTTGAAACTTCATGAGTTTTACGTATAATAAAAAGTGAAAAAGGACGATAAACATCCTTATTATACAGAAAAAAACTAAAAGCCATAAAATATATTTGAGATAGAGTTGAGATGTGAGACAAATCAGTATAGAATGATAAAAGCATCCTGTGCTGATTTGTTTGCTCAACTTTAGAAAATAGGGGGTAGTAAATATGATGTATTGTGGGCTTGATTATAGCAGCGATTATATTCTTAAAGATATCAAATGGTTTAATAATAAAGATGAGGCTAATGAATGGCTGAATACTGAAGAATACGATTTTAGAAATAGAGAATTGTATTCTGGTGAGTATAAAGAATACGTTGCAAGGAAAGTTGTTGAAGAAAATGATGGAAGTCTTACAGACTACTATGAATCCTGCTTTCCATCAGATTATATGATTACAGATGAAGATTTAATTGAATTAGTATGTGAAGAGTAATTTTGTTAGTAATTAGAATTTAGGGAGGTACTAGTTATGATTAAATATATTGTTACAGAACATATGGCAGAAGTTAAATATGCAGATAGACATGAGATTGATCATGGATGTTGCTTTGATTTTGATATTTATTAATAAAATTTGAAAGAAAGGGTGGTGCGAATGGATAATGAGGCGTTAAGACGAATGGCATTAGAACGAATTGAAAAGAATAAAAATGTAGTTGAAATGCTTTATCGTGGAGCTGTACTTAACCATCTGTTAGGTGCAGCAAGGTTATTAATTCTTGAAGAACGAAATGGAATATATCATTGCATTGAAATTAAAAAGTATGATTTCAATGATATTACATCATCAAAAGAAATGGCAAATATTTTGAATGATGCTTTTAAAAAGAAGGGAGAAGTGTGCGGATACAGATATAAACACATCTGGGTTTCAGATGAGTATATAAGGCTCGATTATACAAATGCTGGAATTGTTAAATACGATCATTCAAATAATAACACAGATGTAACTAGTGTTATAAACAAATACAGAAAAGAATATCCTGAATTGTTTTTTACAGCTTTTAACAGATATGATCAACAGCGGGGAGAGCGAACAAACAATCTGCATGAAGCACTGCTTGCTCTGGCAAAGAAGGGTAATGACATTAAAGGGTATATTATGTTAGACACAGAGCTTAATAAGCCAAAGCTTAAGATGCCAATTTCATGGTTTAGTGAAGAAGGTGGTGCAGACCCTAGATATCTTTCAAAAGAAGGGTGGTTCTATGAATTACGCAAGAACTGTTTAGACAAAAGAAACTGGAGATACGTCCCAGACGATAAACTAGGGAGAACGGGAGAATATGCGGGTAAAACAATTCTTTTGGATTCAAATAAAGTACCAATAGAATATGAAGGTGAATACGATTACTATGTAAATGGAATACATCGTAATGGAGAAGGACAAAAGATTGGAAATAAATATTTTGGTAATGCAATTGGAATCCTGCTTCTAGTGTTTGTATGCCCATTTATTGCAGTAACAAGTCCAGTGGCTGCCGTGATCCTTGCAGTTATTTCATTGGGGGTCTGTTTCGCTAATAAAACAATTACAAGACCTTCAATTGGTGTTGCAGATTTAATGTATAAAGCTGGATGGAATGAGTTATCACTAGATGAAAGAAATAGGTTTATTTATTACATTGATCAGCTGAATGAAAGAGATAAAAAATTATTACTAACCAGTGATATGGTAGTTACTGGTTAATCTAAAAAAAGGGTGGTGTTAAATATGATGCTTACAGGTAGAGAAGAAAATAATAAAAGAGTACAGGATAAAATAAATTATATACTTAAGGATGCTCCAAATTATTTATATATGTATGCAGGAGAATTTGAGACAAGAGGAATGTCAATTAAGACAGAAAGTGCATACCTTAGAATTGTAAAATATTTTCTTGAATACATGCGTACCGATTTTGAAATTGATTGTAATGATGTAGAAAACTTAAAGAAAATTAAGCAGATGCATATTTACTCATATTTAAAAACAAAAGATGATATTGGAGACTCTGCAAGGAGAGTAAACGTATATGCAATTAAACATTTCTTTAGGTATCTATGGGAAAATGAGTTCATTGAAACAGATCCAGCTGCAAGAGTCAGAGCACCGAAAGATCGGTCAGTTCATCAGGTAATTGCTTTGACAAATGAGGAGATTGCTACAATAGAAAAAAGAATTAAAATTGGATGGCATAAACCACATAAGGGAGAGACAGAAATGCCAAAGCGGAACAAATATCGTGTTATGAGAGATTTGTGCATGTTTCATTTGGCAATTAGAACTGGACTGCGAGTAAGTGAAATTTGTGGACTTGATATAAATGATATTGATTTTAAAGAGGGTACAATGACTTTTGTAGAAAAGGGTGGTGAAGAAAGAATCGTACCTATCCCAAAGTCTGTTAAAGAAGAAATGGAAGATTGCCAGAAAAATAGATATAATTTCCTTCGTTCGGTGAGAACTAGAGGAAAAAGGACTAGGGCATTTTTTCTTTCAGATAAAGGAAGTCGTTTAACGCCTGACCAGTTTACAGTTCTTGTTAGAAATTGGAGTATGGATATTGATAAAAATATTACTCCGCATAAGTTGAGAAGCACTTTTGCAACACATTTCTATGATGCTACAAAGAATATTTATCTTACAGCAAAAATGCTTAATCATAGTAATGTTAGAACAACAATGAGATATCTGTCTGTTGATGAAAAAGAGTTGAAAGCTGGCGCAGATGTTGCAGATAATATGTATAATATTTAATAGAGGAAAGTATTTAGAAATAAGGGTGGTGCTTATTATAGGATTAAATAACTAGTCTAAAAAATATTCTCAATAATCATATTGACATTGTACTTGCATTGGTTATAATAAGATCAGGAAATAAAAACAGGGGGTGTAATAGTATGAAGACCAATGTTAGAGAAGCGATCATAGAAATCCGTAAACAATCGGTAAATATCGTGATTAACAATGCAAAGATAGAAGAGCTTTATTCCTATATTGATAAAAAATATAATGTTCCGAGCAATTTGGTATTTGACATGCTGTTTGGTAACAAGGCAAATAACAAATTCGGCAGATTTGAAACATTTGCTGTAATGGATGGGATTTGCCATGTTGATGATTCAATTGAGAATGATTTAGTAAATAAATATTTCACGGATCAGGAAATCGAAGCATTCAAGAATGAGAAGTTCGAAATAGATACTTTGGAATTCCCATTAGTATTTGATGCAGTTAAGATTGCCGATGATCAGTGGATAACCAAAATTACGGTTAGAGATTTAATGAAGATGCGCTTCAAGCGTTTCATTACATATAATGCTAATACACAGAGGCAGCTTAAAAAAGTTGTTAAAAATGGGGAGGCGGTATATCAGATATCAATCAATCAAAAGGCAGTTAAATCTATTGAGAAAGCTCTTAAAAACAATTCGTTTATAGCGAACACCCTGACATTCAATCTTCCAGAAGATGCGCTGTTTACATATGACGAAGAGAAAAAGCAGCTCATCATTGAGAAAGCATCTGGAGTAGATATTGTGGATGGTTATCACAGATACCTTGCAGCTTGCAAAGTATTTGATAACAATCATGATTTCGATTTTACGTTTGAGCTTAGAATCATTCATTTCGATGAATTTAAAGCAAAAGAGTTTATTTTCCAAGAGGATCAGAAAACGCAGATGAAGAGAATTACTTCAACTGCATATGATATGAATAAGGCATCCAATCAGGTTATTGGAAGAGTTAACAAGAATCCAATGTGTAATCTGTATGGAATGCTTTCTATTAACTCAGGCTTCTGTGACATTGGTGTTGCATCAAATCTGGTTGACTCACTGATCTTCAAAGGAAAGAAACTCGATCAAGCTGAATTAAATGTAGAAATCGTAAAAGCATCCAGAAGTTTATCTAACTATTTAAATATGGTTACAGATGCTATTCCTGAGTTCCTGCAGTCTAAAGTAAATAATAGACAACTTGCTGTTGTCATGTATTTCTTTAAAGAGTATTATGAAAAAGAGGGTATGTCTCCTGAAGATTTGAGACATATGGTAAAACTTATTGAATATACGGTTAAGCATGTTGATGAGATGAAAGATAACAATGCCTTTAAGACTGGAAAAGTTGGAATTACAGCTGTGAAGGTTATAGAAAGATTTATTAAGGGGTGCTCAGATTATGTATAATGAGGAACAAAAGGAAAGATTCATAAAGAGTCGTGAGGATTATGTAATAATACAGGATAATTTTTATGTAAATATCTTTAACAGAGTTGAAAAGTACGAAGAAAATCTTGGAAGAGATCTTAGTAACTTTTCATTCTTTGAGATTGAAGCATATTACAAGTTAAGAAATTCCAGTTCAAGATATGCCTTGGCTACAATAAACTCCGTGTTTGCTAACTATACAACATGGTGTTTAAATCAGGGTTTGGTTACTGATGGTCAGAATCATTATCTTGAGTTTCATGCAAAGGACTTTGATAAGTATTTAAATCCGATTCTTCTGGATAAAAGAATTATTACCAGAGATGAATTGGAAGATATGATTTTGGAGATTCCAAATCCAAGAGATCAGTTTCTTCTTTTGGGAACATTTGAAGGACTTAAAGGAAAAGGGTTTATGGATATTGCTACTGCGAAAATGGAAGATATTTCAGAGAAAGGTGGTCAGCACTTCATTTCTTTGAAATCTGAAAGAATAATTGAGATGTCAAAAGATCTTTATTATCTTGCACAGGAAAGCAGAGAGGAAGAAAAATATTATTCACTGTCTGGCAAACAGAAAAAGGTTGTTCCTATTATTGATGATGGAACAATCATGAAGAGAAATGGCAACTCTGTTCTTGAAACGGATGACAGCAGCGCACGTAATGCAAAAGCTTCGTTTAATAGGGTTAAGCAGTATCTTGGAAATAAGTACCTTACTACAACAAATCTAATGATCTCCGGTAAGATTGATTTTATTCGTAAGAAATCTGAAGAGATGGGAGTTTCTACTAATCAGTTTATGTCAGATAATGTAGAAATGATCAGTAATCAGTTTGGAACTAGATTTGTAAAAGCCAACTTTGAAAGAACATATAAAGAATATTTATAGTAAAGGCTCACTTTCTTATTAAAAAATAGGGTGGTGTGTTTGCCACTCTTTTTTATTGTAATGTTTCATTGTTATTTATCAGTCGATCGAGCGATAGGAGGACAGTTTTATGAGAGACATGAATAATAGTACAAAAAAGAATTTAAATAATTTCTATCATATTGTATTAGAGGGGGTGGAGGCGATAACCCTAATAGATGATTGTTTAACCGACTGGGAAGAAGAAGGAAGGACAGTCATCTTAGGTATCGAAACTTCAGGTACTATGTTTAAATGTACAAGTACAGATATTCTACTCCCTTCCGATATGTATATTCATGATGAAACTATTCTCTCAATTGATTCCGATAATAGAGATTTAAACTTTAAATTCTTTAAAGAGAAAAATTACACAATTGAATACTCTAAAACAGATGGCAAAATCTGTGGAATCAGAGTAAAGGATGATGAAATCGTATTTACTATTACTGGCTGCGAGATCGCATATTAGAAAGGAGCGGATGTGTGGACAACTATTTAAGAGAAAAGTTTGTTGGGAAGTACAGGGTACTTGCCCATTTGGATCTAGAGAAACATGATTTTCCAAGAAATAGTAACAATGATATTGATCCTTGTTATTCAGATTTTTATATCCCATGCAGAGGTGGCACTGAGATTCATCATGGAATTGGGGATAATCTTTGGATATATTTCCCTAGAGGGGGCATTGGGAAGAATGTCCTGCGCAGCATTTATAAAGAAAACTTTGATGATGGCTTTGAAGAGTCTGCTTTAAAAGACAAGAGATATTATGATAAACTGGTTAGCATGGTAGAGAGTACTGGATTAATTTCTGAAATAGAGATCCTAGACAATGAAATGGATTTCTTCTGCCCGGTAGAGAATATTGATGTAATTGCTGAATTTATTTCACCAAGGACAAGCGGAGCAAAGATTGATCCGCTCAGTACGAAGAATTTAATGACAAATAAGTATAATATTCCAGAAAAGGATATGGTGAAATATGACGAAGTAGTTAAACATCTGCCGCATGTAAAACGTACAATGCGTGGCAGAACTTTTAATACTGTAAACCCTTATATCATGAAAACGATTAATGCTGAGTTTAAGAAAGAAATCCAAAAAAAGAAGGGCAAGAATTTCAGTATCAAATCTGATATGGTCAGTAAGGGTTTAAAAGGTAAAGAGTACATTCATTCCATAGGCATGTGGAAAGAATATCTTCAATACATTCAGGATTCTGAGTATTATAATAAAGATGTCCAATAAATACATATTGAAATATTCCAGAATCTATGATAATATAATTGTGGCAAAGGAAAGCCGACAGTTATTGCTGAAGATAAAAAGAGGGCTTATGGAAAATGAAAGAAAATGTAAGAGGTGTAAACATGTTCTAGTAGAAACTGAAGCTTGGTTTGAAGAAGGTTCTGATTATAGCGTAAAATTATGCAGATGCTCAGAATGTGGAGCTGTTAACATCGTAAGATATTATCCAGATTTTCAAAGTAAAATCGGTGGTATCAATTTTGATTTAAGATATTATACTTACAATGATAAGTAGTACAATATAATAATTAGATAACATTTTAAATATAGGGTAGTAATAAAACTGCTCTGGGAGAAGGAAAAGGAGAGAAAATGGCAACAAGAATTATCGATCTGCCACAGACGAGAGGAAGTTTTAACATCAAGGGAGTTGTTAAGGGAACTGAGGGCAGTAACTTCTACACAGAAGCAACTTCCAGAAAAGGCAATCCATATAGAAGAATCAAGTTTAGCGTAACTTATGAAGATGGTAAGTCACTCGGTATTGATCTTGCAGGATATCCAAGAGACAAGGTTTACTTTTATCATCATCCTGAAAATGGAGAAAAGAAGGGCACGACAAAAGCAGTTCCTTGGAGTGAGAGAAATCAGTTTAAGGAGAAGGGATACAATCTGATCGGTATGAACGTAGGAGTCCAGAAAGTTCTGGATGAGAGCGGTAAACAGGTCAATGATAAGAAGCATGTTGTTGAATACGATGCTTGTAAGATTATCGGTGAGAACCTGAAGGATGGAGAAAGTGTATTTATTCGTGGAAATCTTGATTTCTCTCATTTCCCGTCAAAGAATGGAGAGATTATTAGAAGCGTAAAGCTTACTCCGAGTCAGGTATCACTGTGTGCGCCATGCAATTTCGGAGATGATGAATACAAACCAACTCATGATTTCACGCAGGATATCGTATTCATGGGAATTGATAAAGAACAGGATGCTTCTGGTAATCCGACAGGAAGATTTGAAGTAGCTGCGAAGATTGTTGATTATTCTTCTATTGAAGATGCAACTTTCTATATTGATGCAGAGCATGCAAACCTTGCAAAGACTCTGAGAAAGAATCTGAAGCCATACACAGGCATTAAGATTTATGGAAAGATCTCAACCAATGCTATTACAGAAACAGTTGAGGAAGATGATTGTTGGGGAGAGCCTAATGTCATGGAGAAGATCAATGCTCCAATGAGAAGAGAGTTCTTCATTGTAGGAGCAAAGCCATCTTCGATTGATACAGAGTCCTATAGAAAGGATCTAATGGAAGAAGCTATTCACAAGATCAAGGAGAGCGAAACAGCAAAGGCTGACTTCGGAAAGACAGACAACTCTGGTGATGACTGGGGAGTATCTAATTCAAAGCTGAATGATGACTTTGAAGATGATATGGCTAATCCGTGGGATGACGAGCTGTAAGTCTTATGTAATATGTATAATAAATAATCAATATATAAACTAGAATAATTTTGGAGAATAGGGAGGTAGGCATTTGAAAACTAGAAATGCTGGTAAGATTCAGAGTAAGCTTGTAACACTGATTTATGGAGATACGTTCAGCGGGAAGACCACACTTGGTCTTCAGCTGGCTGAGTTCCATAATGAAGATGGTTCTCCTTTCAGACTGGCTGTTGTAGATTGCGAGGGCGGTGGTGTTGATGATGCCCTCGCAGCTATGGAAGATTCTGGTGAAGTTAATATGGATAACATCAAAGTTTTCTATACTCAGTCTCTGCAGGAGATCAGTGAGCTTCTCAATAAGATTAAGAACCATGAGAAGTTCTATATGTATGATGACGAAGGTGAAGAAACAGATGAAGTTATGAAGGATGCTGATGGAAAAGATTTCTTCCCAGATGCTATTCTGATTGATGGTACTTCAGTTCTGAAGATGACATCTGAACAGGGACTGCTTGAGCTTTCCAAGAAGAGAAACATGGTTAAGGCTAACAAGCAGGAGCTGACGGGTGCAGAAAAATTTGTAAAGGTTCAGGGCGCAAGCCTTGAGTTTAAGGATTATCAGACACTGAATTACTCTGGACAGCAGCTTGTTCTTGATCTGATGGCTCTTGGAATTAACGTGGTAATTACTTCCAGAGAAAAAGATGAAAAAAAGAACATCAATTCTAATGGAAAAATTGAATCTGTTTCCACAGGAAGGAAGATCCCAGATTCTTATAAGGGTATTGATTACAATGCCAAGACAATCCTTCATACATTTATTGATCCACAGACACATGGTGTTTGTCTTCAGGTAGTAAAGGATAGAACAGGCGTATTTAAGGCAGGAGAGATCATTGAAGACCCTACTCTTACTGTTTGGCAGTCTGTGATCAATCGTAACAAGGGTAAGAAATCTTTTGTTCTTGAGAATGGTCTGGATAAGGCAATTGAGACTGAGCAGAAGATGTATGAAAAGAAATCAATGCATCTGCTTGACGAAGATGAGAAAACTGAAGAGAAGAAAGAAGCTGCTTCTAAGAAGCCAGTAAATGAAGTGCATGATCTTCAGAAGAATATCATGGATACAATTAAGGCTCTTCCAAAAGGAGAAAAGGGAAAGCGTCAGCTTGCTCTGAAGAACGCAGGACTTCCGACTAACTTCTCAACAGTAACAGATGTAGAAGTTCTCAAGAAGATTTATGAAGTAGTAAGCAAGTAAATAATTCGTTTAGCCATTGTGAGATTGGGTGAGCAGGGATGTTCACCCAATTATTTCACAAATAAGGGGGTCGCATGGGTTGTAAATGTTCATATTGCGGGGATCAACTTATACTTGAAAAAGAGAGTGACATTAACAATTGCATCAGATATAAACGAAAGAATTACCACATAGAATGCTTCAAGAAATTCTGCGATGAGAATATCAGAACTAAGAAGACAGACAGAGCAAAGAAAAATTGGAAAGAAGCAAAAGAGAATGTTGATTCTCTGGCGCAGGAATCGCTAGGATTCTTCCGAGATAAGTTTTATAGAGATCAGGTATATAAGCTGATCGTCAAAGAGTATAACATGAAGGTTGTGTCTAGTAACATCTTCACAAGGCTTGAAGCAGTTTATCAAGGACAGATGCAAGGCATGTCCGAGGGGATCTGTGCAGAAGACTTATATAACATTTGGAAAAAGATGCTCCCAACTCTCAGAAAGACGCATATTCGAAGAGAGAAAAAGGGAATTAAATTTGACACAGACGAAGCAATGATTGCTTATGACATTGCTGTCTGCAAGAATAATTACGATAACTATTGTCAATGGAAAAAGAAAAAAGAAGTTCAGAGTAAAACAGTTGATAAGGCTGTTAAGGAGTCTAAGGATATTGGAAGTAGCATTAAGAATATCGGGCAGACTCAGAAAGCAAATGAAATTAAGGGTGGTACAAATTCGATAGACATCGAGGATGTACTAAATGATATCTTTTAGGAATAGAAATGGAAGAAAGACAGATACCAGATAAGTTAAAAAATATTCAAGCGGAGATGATGTTCGTTGGGGCTATGTACAGTGATCCTACACTGTACATTCGCTATGGTAACGATATCAGATCCGCTTTTGATTTCATCGACCCGGCAACAAAGTTCTTTTATGATATGTTTGAGTCGATATATACAACGTTCTCAGAGGAGATGGACGAAGCTAAGGTAGATTTGTTCATGACTCAGGATACGGAGCGTTTAAAGCGTTATAGACAGTACGATGGCTATAAGTTCATTAAAGAGTTAATTGAATTAGCTGATCCTGCGGATATTGAAAAATATTATGCGCAGCTCAAGAAATATTCTCTGCTCAGAGAATATTATCGCAAAGGCTATCCTGCAATGAAGATTGTAGAGCATCCTCTGTTTCCTAAGATGGAGGCAAAGGATATTTACAAGCTGATTCGTTCCGAAGCAGATAAGATTAATACAATTATTTCTGCGAAAGAGGAGTCAGTTAATCTGCTTGAAGGCAACGAAGATTTAATGCTTTCCTACTTGGAGAAACCAGATATCGGTTTGTCTTTTCCTTGGCATCTGATTACAGAGATGGCAAGAGGAATCAGACCGAAGCATTTCTTTCTTTGTGGATTTTTAAGTAATGCAGGAAAGACAAGAAATCTGATGTACCTAGCTGCAACAATTGTATTTTTGCATGAAGAAAAGTTTCTTCTTCTGAGTAATGAGATGGATGAACAGGATTTAAGAAACTGCTTGATTACAACAGTTTTAAATAACGAGCCTTTCAGATCAATGCATGGAGTAAGGATTAGAAAACCAGAGAGAGAGATCGTTCTTGGACTTTACAGAGATGACGTAACACATAAGTTCATTCAGCGTAAACAGGATGAAGATGGTGTTTTCACCGAAACTCTGAGAGAATATAAAAAAAGGATGTTTGACAACTCAAAAGAGTTTAGAGATGTTCTGAGAGTTTGTAAATGGATTGATGAGAGGACTAAAGGAAAGCTTTACTTAAAGGATGTGGGAGCGGATTACTCGGATTCTGCATTAGAGTTTGAGATAAAGAAGCACAAAACATTATATGGCATCAAATATATGGGATATGATACCTTAAAGCCTTATAACGATATTGGAGATTGGTCAATCCTGAAGCGCACAGCAACAAGGCTGAAAGAACTTAGTAATGAGACAGACGTATTCATTTGGGCTGACATGCAGCTGACAGATGATACAGTGTTCGTTCCTGTAGATGAACTGAGTTCTAATAACATCGCATCTTGCAAGGGAATTAAACATGTAGCAGATTTCCTGATTCTTGGTAAGAGGATTTCTCCAGAAGAATATGATAACTACAGATACATCCCAGAGGATGTATGGGGAAATGCTCGAGAGGCTGCTAATCAGAGATGGGAACTTGATCCGAATAAGAGATACTTTGGAATGAAAATCGATAAAAACCGTGCAGGAAATAAGGATAAGATACCACTGATCGAACAGGATCTGGATATAAACATGTGGAAAGAAGTAGGCTGCTTAGTAAAGAAAGGGATGTAAAAAATGAATGTAAGTAAAAGCAACGACACTGTGATGTTCAATAAGGATGAGCTTGAAGTACTCATGGTGTGTTCGCTTCGCTATTGTCAAGGCAGAAAAACGTATATGCCTAGTTGGGTGAGAGATATTATAAGACCGCATCTTAAAGAACTGTCAACTAATACGATTGCTATCATGAAAAATGATTGTGAAAGTCAGACGCAGTTTGGTGATGACAAGTTTGACAAACCCGGTTGGGAACATTGGGAAAAGGAAGTAACAGAGGAATACAATAGCAGATTTGAGTAGAAGAGATGGACGTTAAGAAATTAAAAGAATACATCATAGATAATGAAAAGACGGGTGATATCTTAGAATCGATTGGATGTACTCATGTCAGTTACCATTCATCTTCAAACTACTACTCTGCCTGTAATAAAGATGGGGATAATCCAAATGCTGTAGTTGTCTATAATGACGAGAAGTTGACCACTATTGATTACACAAGGACTCTGGTTGACACAAACAGGGCAACAGATATATTTGATCTAGTAAGTTACAATCTTGGGTGTAACTTCTCAAGAGCCTTAAAGCATGTTACTGATCTACTCGGAATTGACTACTATTACGACTTCGATAAGGACGTTCCAGATAGTGTTTTAATTTTGAGGAGGTTGCATAATTTGTGCGAGAGTGAGGAAGAGAAAGAGAAACCGCTCAAACCAATTAGTACGCAGGTTCTTACATACTACGAGCCGTATGTAAACGACATGTTTTATAACGATGGCATTTCTTACACAACGCAGCAGACCTTTCAGATTGGCTATGATCCTTGTACAAACAGAATTACGATTCCTATTTATGATGAGCTTGGAAATCTAGTTGGTGTAAAAGGAAGGTTGTTCAAAAAAGAATTAGATGAAGATGATATGAAGTATTTATATCTAGAGCCTACTCCTAGATCAAGAGTGCTTTATGGGTTGTATCAGAACTATGATTACATTCAGGACGCTCAGTGTGTTTATATTGTCGAAGCGGAAAAAGGTGTGATGCAAGGGTGGTCATATGGCTACAGAAACTGTGTGGCTACTGGCGGTAAGAAGGTTTCCAAGTTTCAGATTGATATGCTTACAAGGCTTGGAGTTAAGATCGTATTTGCCTTTGATGCCGATGTGACAAAAGATGAGTTGAGCGAGTTAGCAAATCGTTTTATAAAAGGTGTCCCAATTTATTCTATTTGGGACAAGGACAAGCTTTTAAATGATAAAGAGTCTCCCATAGATGAGAAAAAGAAGTGGGAGCAGCTATTAAAAAACAATATTTATAGAATTAGATAAGGAGAGTAAAACAAATGACAGTTGATGAGCTTTGCCGTGAGTTAACAAAACTGAGAGAGCATGGATGGAAAGACAGCGAAGTAAGCATTTATAAATATGATCCGCATGATGATGTGGAAGATGTTGATTTTATTGACAGAGTTGAAGCAGATGAAGATGGTGTAACGATTTATACAGAGTGGTAAAGGAGCAAGGGTTTGAAGTTTAAGTTACTGAGGAATAAGGAAGATAAGGAGAAGCAGTTTGATTCCGATTTATATCAGATTTTATACAATCGAGGCATTGCTTGTCCTTCAAGATATGTGGATGAAGTTAACTCCGGGAGAGAGAGCACTAATAATCAGTATGATTATCATTGGCTTGAGAACATTGATAAAGCGACAGAGATCTTTATGAAGCACTTTGAGAAACGTGATCCAATTGCTGTGTTGGTAGATACAGATGTTGATGGATTCACTTCTGCAGCTGTAATGATTAATTATATTAAAGGACTGGATAGCGAATATCCAGTCTCTTACATTATGCATGACCGCCCTAAAGCACATGGATTAGATGATAACCTGAAAGTATCTGTAAAGACAAAGCTTTTTATTATTCCTGATGCAGCCACCAATGATGCTGAGAGATGTAAATATTTTACAGATAAAGGGGTAGATATCCTGATTCTCGACCATCATGATTGTGATAAGGGTGGTATGGAGAACTTAAAGAACGATAAAGTAGTTATTGTAAACAATCAGATGAGTGAAGTATATCCAAACAAAGAGCTTAGTGGTGTTGGTGTTGTATATAAGTTCTGCAAGGCACTTGATGATCTGAATTGGACTTTTAATGCAGACAAGTATCTTGATCTTGTGGCATTAGGTAATATCTCTGATGTTATGGATATGCGTTCTGAGGAGACTAGAAGCCTTGTAGAGTATGGATTAAACCATATTAACAATGAGCAGTTTAAAGCCCTTATAAGCGCACAGGAATACAGTATGAGAGGAGAAGTATCGGTTCATAATGTACAGTGGTATATTTCTCCAGTAATCAATGGATGCATTCGTTTTGCTAACAAAGCTACAAAAGAATTGCTCTTCAGAGGATTTATTAATGATTATGAAATCTTTGACTATAAAAAGAGAGCAACAAAAGACCATCCTGCAGAAGTGATTAAAGAAAACATTTATGACAGAGCTGCGAGATTGAGTAAGAATGCTAAGAGTAGACAGGATTCTGAAGTGAAGAGATCGCTTGAATCGGTAATTAACAATCTTGGGGATACTTCTGAAGATAAGGTGGTCGTGACAGATGGAACTGGACTTATTAAGTCACCGGGAATTACAGGACTTGTGGCTATGAGATTAGCTGATTATGTTAACAAGCCAGCTATCATTGTTATGAATAAAGGTGGCAACACACTTGGTGGAAGTGGAAGAAATATAGACTACAGCCCTATTGAAGACCTGAAAGAAGTTACTAAGGAAACAAACCAGTTTTCACTTGCACAGGGGCATCCAAATGCGTTTGGTGTACAGATTGACAAGAGTAACGTAGAAAAGGCTAGAGAAGAGTTTAATCAGCTTCTGAGCGATGTAGAGTTTGAAAAAGTATATTATGTGGATGACGTTTTAGATTATAGCGAACTTCAGAGTAGAAGCGTTCCGCTTTGCAGAGCGTGTGACAGCATGAAGCCTTATTATGGACAGGGTATTCCTGAACCAAAGTTTGCTGTTAAGAATGTGAAGTTCACAAAGGGGGATATTCACATTATTGGAAAGAACAGAGATACCATTCAGATTAATGATGAATCTGGTATGCGCTTTATTTATTTCAGATGCAAGGACTCGCAGCTTTATGCTTGGCTTGACAGTGCATGGAATGCTGAAGACGAAGTTACAATGAATCTGGTAGGTGAGCCTGAGATTAATGATTTTAATGGTGTACTTACTCCACAGTTTAGAATTGTAGATTGTGAGTTAACAAGTACAAAAAATAATTTAGTTGTTGATACTTTTACAGATGAGGAGTATAGTATAGATGACATTTGGAGTTAGTAAATATGTAGAAAGGAGATCGGATGTTTATTAACTTGCACGTTCATGACGCACAGGGCAGCTTGCTTGATTCAATCCTGACTGTGCCTGAACTTGTGAATTACGCAAAAGAGCATGGTCAAAAAGCAATTGCTTTAACTAATCATGGTTACATGTCTAGTTTTGTAGATTTTGTGAAAGCTTGTAACAAGGCTAATATAAAACCTATAGTTGGAAATGAAATCTATGAAGTAGATGATATGTGGGAGAAAGCGGATACTAAAGAATATAAGCAACCTAGATATCATCTGGTGCTTCTGGCAAAGAATGATGTAGGATTTCACAATCTGATTGACCTTACCAGTGTTGCATGTACAGAAGGAATGTATAAGAAGCCTAGAATCGACTTAAAGTACATTAAAGAGCATGGATATGGTGAAGGTATTATTTGTCTTACAGCTTGTCAGGCAGGACGTTTAAGCAGATATCTTGTTGATGACAGATGGGATGATGCTGATAAGTTTGTTAACGAGTTAAAAGATATATTTGATGATGTATATATTGAGCTTCAGTCGCATAAGACTGAGGCTCAAAGAATTGCAAATGAAAAGATTTTAAAGTTTGCAGATACACATCATATGGAATACGTTATTACAACAGATGCACATATGCTGAGTAAAGACTTGGCTGACTCTCATGCTGTATTTGTTAGAATCGGAGAGGACAGAGATGTTGGAGAGTCTTATTCTGGATGCTATCTTCAGGATGAAAATGATGTGTATGAAATACTAGATGATAGCTTAGACAAGGAAGTTATTGAACGTGGAATTAAGAATACTGCTTGTGTTGCAGATTTGGTTGATGGGAATATTGATTATGGGCTAGGACATGGAAATCAGATGCCAAAGGTTGAAATCGAGGGTGACTTTGACTCTCATGAAGAATATTTGAGGTATCTGGTATATAAGACTTTCGATGAAAAGTTTGGCGATATGTCAGAAGAAGAACAACAGAAACGTAGAGACAGATTGGAGATGGAACTTCCAGTTCTGTACTATGTAGATTATACAGATTACTTTATTATGTTGTATATGCTTGCACAAGAAGCTGATAAGAGAGGAATTCCAAGAGGATATTCAAGAGGATCTGGCGGTAACTGTTTATGCTTGTTTATGCTTGGCGTAACTCAGATTGACAGTGTGCGTTGGGGGTTAGACTTCTCTCGTTTTGCTAATAAAGGCAGAACAACAATGGCTGATTAACTTATAAAGTCGTGTTACTCAGTAATGAGTAATATCATCAGACAGTGAACTCGTGATAAAGAGGTGTATATCTCACCGAAAGGGGATACTCAGGAAATGGGGTATTGGAGATATGCTAACAGGGAAACTCTAAGTCGAAAGATATGACAATCCTGTGCCAAGCCGAAAGGAAGGTGCAACGATCAACGGGTTAGCCCCCGTGTAGAGCAGATTTTATCACTGCTTGAAGTGCTGTCCACCTTGTTAACTAAGGTGAAGATATGATCTACTCCCTATTAAATATCAGGAAACTGAGGGTATTAAGGTTTGACTGGGACATCGCCAAAAAAGACCGCAAGAAGATGGTTGAGATTTCAGAAGAGTTGTTTGGGAAAGAAAATGTTGCTCCGATTGCTACGTTTAATACGTTAAGTACGAAGGTAGCAATTGCAGATGTAGGCAAGGTACTTGACCAAGATCCTAACTCTCCTTACTATAAGCAGATTCCTTATTCTTTGAGAGATAAAGTTAGAAAACAGATTCCAACCATCAAGACATTGAACGATCTTGGAGAAGAGGAAAGTAAAGATGTGCTTTTAAAAGAGCTGCTGAATAGTAATGCATTCCTAAAGAAGATAAATAAACAGTTTCCATTATGGTTTAAACATGTAATGGTACTTGAAGGACTACCTAAAAGTATGGGCAGACACGCAGCTGGTACACTGATTACTCCAAAGCCAGTTCATTATTATGCGCCTCTCTGCCTAGATAAAAATAAACAGCAGATGATACAGCTTGAGATGCATTCTGCTATGGAAGAGCTTTCTCTAATTAAGATGGACTACCTCGGGTTAAACAACCTTAACATCATAGATGATGCATTAAAGCTATGTAATTTAACATGGGATGATGTTGACATTAACCATTTGAATCTTAACGATCAGGAAGTCTATGACAAGATTTATAAGAGTGGTAATACAATTGGTATCTTCCAGATGGAGAGCCAAGAAGCAACTAATATGCTCATGGAAGTACAAGCTGATAACATTATGGATGTTATCGCTGTAAATGCAGCTAACAGGCCGGGAACAAAATCCTTCTTCCCAGATTACGTGCGTAATAAAAAAGATCCTAGTAAGATCAGTGTTATCCATGATGATTTGAAAGAGATTTTTAAATCAACTCATGGTGTGATGCTTTATCAGGAGCAGTGCTTACAGATTTTTAGATATGCAGGATTTCCTGAAAATGAAGTCGATCAGGCGAGAAGAGCAGTTGGTCATAAACAGATGGATGTTATGGCTGCCCTTGAACCTAAACTGATTAGTGGATTAATGAATAAAGGATGGTCTAAAGAACAGGCTACTGAAATGTGGGAGACTTTAAAGAAACAGGCAAATTACCAGTTTAATTGCGGACATAAGCCTAATAAATTGTGTGTCCTTTATATGGTGACATATAAATAAAAAACGCTTTAAATTGCCGGAACGTCCTTAGAGCTATATTTGCTACAACGTAGATAGAAACATCAAGCGTGAATGCTTTAAGAAATAATATAGATTGGATAATCGGCAGGGAAATGATCGTAAGCATAATGCTCGATCAACCTTCAGAGACTATAATAAGCGCAACTTTAAATTAATAAAGTTGAAGGTATAGTCCAGACCGCAACTAGTTAATAGCTAGGCATGCGAAAGCATGTGCGGTACGGCAACAGCCTATGGGCTTCTCTCATATTTAACAGCTTATCTTAAAACACATTACCCAGTACAGTACATGGCTGCGCTGCTTACATCATATTCAGATGATATCAGTAAGATGTCACTGGTTATTAATGACTGTACTCGTATGGGAATTAAAGTTCTCCCGCCTAACATTAATAAATCAGGTAGGGGCTTTACTCCTATTCCTGAAAAGAATCAGATTTTGTTTGGCTTGCTTGGTGTTAAGGGTATCGGAGATTCGGTAATCGACAAGATTATTGAACAACGTCCATACAAAGGATATAAGGATTTCGTTGAACGCATTCAGGATAAAACAGCAATTATTACTTTGATTAAGGCGGGAGCTTTACCTGTGAAGAACAAAAGTAAAGCTTTATATAATTACGCAAAGTACTTGAATCCAGTTAAGGAATATACCCATGTGAAGTCACTTCCAACGTATAAAAAGCTGCTTTTAGACTATAATCTGGATAAGGATGATTACTTACTCGATGACGGAAAGAAAGTCGACAAAGAGCGTCTTTTAAATGATTATAACAACATTAAAAAGAAAGCTTTTGATGAGAAGCAAATCGAGAAGCGCAAGAAAGCAATGAATGAGTTCTATAACAAGTATTGTCAGGATGAGTACCTGTGGGAGTTTGAAACTCTTTCGATGTTCCTCACACATGATCCTTTGAAGAATAGTTACAAATACATTCATAAGCACTGGGATGACGTTTTACAGGATGCTGAATGTACTCTGCTCAGTGTGATTGTAAACATTAAACGCAAGAAGGATAAGAATGGTCACATGTTTGCTTACCTTGATCTGTATACACCAGATGGAATTATTGAAGCTACAGCTTGGAGCGCACAGATGAAAGAGTACACTGACCAGATTGTAAAAGGAAATTGTGTAGCAATGTATGGAAGGAAGAATGATAATCATTTCTTCCTGAAATACTTAAAACCGTATGAAGAATGGGCAGAAGAAATGAAAGAGAGAAAGGAAATCAGATGGAAGTAAGTGAAAACTATTATCAGTTTGACGCTGTGATCTGCCGTGAAAGATATTATGATGACAATAGTAACTTCGGAATTTATGTCTTTAGAACAGAAGACGATATTCCGGGGCTTACCGTACAGAGGATGATTATTGACGGAGAGGGTAAAAATGTCTGCACTGGTATTATTAAAGGCAAAATGCAGAAGTTGTCCCCTAATAAGAGTGTAAATATAAAAGCGGATTTTGTGAATGATGACAAGTATGGGGAGCAATATAACGTGATGACAGTCACCTCTATTGCACCGAAAACTGTGAACCAGAAAAAGCTTTATCTGAAGACTCTTACGACAGAACCAGTTGCAGAGCAGCTTATGAAAGTTGATCCTGATCTGATTGACAAGATTCTGGACGGTACAGTCACAAAAGACAATTTCGATTACAAGCCAATTAAAGGACTCGGAAAGAAGACATGGGAAAAGCTCTATGGAGATATCGTAGACAAGTATGAACTGTCTGACCTGCTTGGTATGCTTATCCCTCTTGGGATTACTGAGAATGCTATTGACTCAATGTTAGAAAATGACAGTCCTGAGTTGGTCAAACAGAAAATCAAACAGAACCCATATTACATTTCAGAGTACAGTAGATTTGGCTTTAAAAGAACAGATGATATCGCTCTGAAAATGAAACCAGAGATGTTAAAAAGCCCTGAAAGGCTAATGGCTTTCCTAAAGTATCATTTTCATACTATTGGAAATGACGGGCATACATGGTGCTACGTGAACAAGCTTCGTAAGGCTGTTTATGAAAACGTACCAGAATGTATGGATTACTTCGATGAAATGCTTGATAAAGCTAGAGATTTTCATGTAGTAGAAACTAAAGAAGGCAAGCGTGTAGGCTTGAAGTCTATGTGGAAACAGGAGCGTTATATTTACAGCGTTCTGGAGGATAAGCAGAACCATTCTAAGACTCCTGAGAAATTTGTGTTCGATGAAAATGATATCAAGCATGCAATTATTCAGGCTGAAATGGAACAGGGATTCCAGTACACAGATGAACAGAGAGAGTTAATTGTAAACTCTCTTAATACCAATGTGGCTATTATCTCAGGCTGTGCAGGATCTGGTAAGTCTACAGTAGCTAGAGGAATACTGAAAGCTTATGACAGTAAAGGAATGTCAATTGGCGCAGCTGCTCCGTCTGCCAAAGCTGCACAGAGAATTACAGAAACTACAGGATTAGAAGCGTCAACGATTCATAGGCTTCTTAAGGCTGATGGGTTTAATAACTTCAGATATAATGAGAAAGAGTTACTTCCATATGACGTAATTTTTATTGACGAGTGCTCAATGATTAATGCTTCGCTGTTTAAGCATTTAGTAGAGGCTATTGGACAGGATACGAGACTGATTCTGATGGGAGATGCTCTGCAGCTGCCACCAATCGGAGCGGGGAACGTGTTCTACGATTTACTTGTGAATAACAGATTTACAAGTTTTCAGCTTACAAAACCGATGAGACAGGCAACTGATTCTGGAATCCTCAAGGCAGCGAATATGATTCGCAATGGCAAGAATCCTCTTGAAAAGCCTGAAACAAGAATCGTATATGGTGATAAGAGGGATATGATTTACATGTTCTCCAGGGATCGAGAGGAGATATATAAAATTTCTCTGAATGCTTATATGTCTGCTGTAAAGGCAATTGGCAAGGAGAATGTGTGTATGATAACTCCTCGTAAGCAAGGCTGTTTGAACTGTTCAAATAACATGAATCAGTACATTCAGAATGCGCTTGCTAAGATTGAAGGTAGAGAACTTATTACAATTAGTAACTCTCCATATGCTAATATTACCAAACTTGGAGTAGGAGACATTGTAATCCAGAAGAAAAACGATTACACAAATAATGTGGTTAATGGAGAGATCGGAAAAGTAATTGACGTTGACGTTTACTATAAAGAGAATGACAGGGAACACAAGCATCCTCAGTGCAGCGTGGAAGTAGAATATGATAATGACAAAACTGTGTTCTATGATGCGGGAACTGTACAGAATTTGAATCTGGCATATGCGTTTACCATTCATTCTACACAGGGTAGTGAGTTCCCGGTAGTAGTAGGTGTGCTTGATAACACGCATTATACTCTGCTTGATAACTGTATGCTCTATACGATGATTACCAGAGCGAAGAAAAAATTCCTTTTGGTGTCTGAGCCAAAAGCTTATATTACTTGCATTAGAACAAATCACAACGTAAATAGAGATACTTGGCTGAAAGGATTTGGACAGAGAAGATAAGGTAAATTGGAAAATTTAAGATGTACAATAAATACTTCTTGATTTATCCTAGGAACTGTTGTATTATAAATGTGCAAGAGGAAGACAGATACTTCCCCTTGCACATGATTTTTTTATTTTGTTAAGTTGTTACATGTTTAATATAGAAAAGGAGAATTATGAACTACAACGACATTATCTCAAATGTAGAAGTCAGCGGAATGGATTTTGCTATTCGTTCCTCTAAGTACCCAATGGCTACAAATGCCCAGAAGTGCACAGGAGAGCCTACGAAGATGACAGCAAAACTTGCAGGAGTTCCGACTGGCACAGCTCATGACAACTTCCTTAAAGGAATTACAGTTCATTTTGATCTGACTTTCACAGTTAAGGCTTGGACAGAAGCAGAGAGATATCACTTCTTTGATATTATAAGTTCTCAGTCTAGCATTCATAGAATCTGCAAGTTTGATCTTAGTAAGCAGTTTATTGAATATACAGACAAGAGAATGATTGAGATTATGAAAGAGCTTGCCAAGGGCTATAATCAGATGAAAGAAGCTGAAGACCAGATCGATGAAGCTGACCATGATATTTACTATGAGGCTCTGCATGAGCAGTATCTGAGAGTCCTGTATTCCTGTCCTACAGGTTTGAAGCTGACAGCAGGAATGGTAACTAATTATCAGCAGCTTAAAACAATTTACTTTCAGAGAAGACATCATGTTCTCCCTGAGTGGCAGTGTTTCTGTGACTGGGTTGAAACACTTCCATGCTTTAAGGAATGGATCATTAATCCGTATAATAAGAGGAAAGAAGCCTAATATGTACGCATTAAATAAAAGCAACAATCCTATTTATGAGACAGTGCTTTCTGTACTGTCTCAGAATAATAGGGCTAGAGAAGATGACAGTGAAATGTACGCTTGTGTGCTTGCTGAGATTGCTGAGAATAAAGGAATCAATTTAAATAAGATTTCGGTAATTAGATTTTACAAGAATCAGAGCAGAATGAAGATGTTTCCTTCGTTCGATTCAGTAACAAGGATTAGAAGAAAAGTTCAACATGAACATCCTGATCTTTGCGGAAGTGAAGAGAATGCAAGACACAGGAATAGAATTGAAAGATTACATCATGAGTAAGATCAGTATTTGGGGAGTTCAGCAGTAGAAAGGATATTAAATGAACGTTATTACACTTAGTGGTTCTGCAGGATCTGGAAAAGACACTTACGCAAAGTATATGCATGAGATTCTTCAGAGCGCAGGATATAGAGTAATCATTGTACATGAAGCTGATATGCTTAAACATATCTGCAAAGACCATTTTAATTGGGATGGTCAGAAAGATTTGTATGGAAGATATCTGCTTCAGCATGTAGGTACGGATTTGTTTAGAAAGCATTTTCCTGCGTTCTGGGCTGATCTGACAGCAAAGATCTTATTTGTTTATAGCATTGAAGATTTATATGATGTAGCAATTGTGCCAGATGTTAGATACGAGAATGAACTTGGCAGACTTCAGTTCTATGATTTTAATAAGATCGATTCTGTAAGAGTTATGGGTTCTGATAAGGCAGGAGACAGAATGCTTTCTGATGAAGAGAAAGAACATTCCAGTGAGAATGAATGGAAAGAGATTGACTTCGAATATAATATCTGCGGTGATAATCCGTTGTTAGGAAGTGTACTCTGTCTGGCTGCGCTTGGCTACCCAGTAGGAAGATATAAGGATCTGCTTAAATAGGATAAAATAGAATTAAAGATATAGAAAGAGGTTTAAATGTTTAACTTTAGAAAGATAACAAAAGAAATGAATGAGGACGTAGTAAACAGTATTGACAGAAATGCTTTTACTAAAGTGTCTGAGGGAGTAACAAATGAAGTAAAAACAGTTCCGTCTAATGTACTCCTGTTTGCTAAGATGAGAGAGGGAGCTACCATTCCATCTAAGAGAGATGAGGATGGATGTTATGATGTATATGCTTGTTTTGCAGAGGATGAGATGAGAATTGAACCTTTCACTGTAAAGCTTGTTCCTACTGGTATCTGCTCTGCATTTGACAGTGATTACAGAATCTCTCTGAGAGAAAGAGGAAGTAATACAAAGTCTACTCTTCAGGTAATGGCAGGACAGATCGATTCTAACTTCAGAGGTGAATGGTTTGTAGCACTTTATAATGCTAACAGCGTTCCAGTTATTATCTCTAAGAATGTAAGCAAAGTTACAAGGTCTACTACTGTAACGCATCATTGCAATAATATGTGTGTTGAAGCGCAGGAATATGGAGCAAAGCAGGATTGTATTTATGTTCCATATTCTAAGGCTGTTGCACAGGCTGCTGTAGAGGAAGTTCCAAAGTTTGAGATTTATGAAGTAACACCTGATGAGATCGCAAAGATTGAGTCTAATCGTGGTACAGGAATGCTTGGCAGTAGTGGAAAGTAATTGAAAGATAAGGAGGAAGAATGGCTAATAAAAAGAAGAATTCGAAGAAAGGTAAACATGCTAAAGCTATGAAGAAAAATGATGCTGTAACAAACAAACCTTTCAAGACTGAAAAAGTTAAGGTTAACTTTGATTAAATATGTGTCGCACACTCGTGACTTTAGTCATGAGTAAGACACATAAATAGTTAGCATATAGGGAAACTTGTATGTAGTGACGTTTAAACGTCCAACAAAGATACTGAACTGCTGAAAATTCGTAAAGCTAATAATACTACAGTATAAGCATGAAATATGGCTAGGTACGAATGTTGCGAAAGCAGAAAAAAATTATTAGATGGTATAAGGTTAAAACCTAAGTGCTTAAAAATCGAGAACCAGCAGCCAAGCTCCGAAAAGGAGAAGGTTCAACGACTATCCCTCTTGAGGGGAGTAGAATCAAGCGATTCGAAGTGGTATCGCCTAAACCATAGAAATATGGCAAGGATAAGATATAGTCTGTGCTCATGTGAAAGCATGAGATACCTGCTGCTAAACAATAAGGCAGATAAGGATGCATGGAATTAGCGACACCATGTGAACTACAACCTCCATAGATGACTAATAGTCCTATGGCTTTACATATGTTATTAAAATATAGCTAAACTATACTGATATTTACTTGACTTTCCGTGTTACATATGTTATTCTATGCGTAAGGAGGATGGCATGAAAGTAACACATGGAAGAGGATATGTATATTCAATCCAATATCATATTGTATGGTGTGTCAAATACCGAAAAAAAGTTTTAACAGAAGATGTTGAGAAATATTTACATGAAGTATTAAATAATATTGCTCAAAAAAATGGGTTTGAAATACTTGAAATGAATGGTGAGGCTGATTATATACATTTACTGATTAATTGCTCACCACAACATTACATACCAAATATGATAAAGGCGTTAAAAGGTGTTTCGGCACGATATTTAATGAAAAGATATCGTGAGAGATGGAAGAATGTTCTTTGGGAAGGACATTTATGGAATCCATCCTACTTTGTTGCTACCGTATCAGAAAATACCGAACGGCAAATAATAGAATATATAAAAAGCCAAAAGAGAAAGTAATATGGAAAAAGCATATAAATATCGTATATACCCAACAACTGAACAAAAAATATTAATTGCAAAGACGTTTGGATGTGCAAGATTCGTTTTTAATTATTATCTTGCCATGAGAAAAGAATTGTATAAAGAGTCTAAGCAAACAATGAACTATAGTGCATGTTCTAAAGACCTGACTAAAATAAAAAAAGAATTATTATGGCTTAAAGAACCTGACAAATTCGCATTGCAGAATGCACTTAGAGATTTAGATACTGCCTATAAGAATTTCTTTGATAAAAGAAGTGAATATCCAAAATTTAAATCTAAAAAAACTCATAATAATTCTTATAGAACGAGTTATACAAATAACAATATCAAATTTCTTGGCAAATACATACAACTTCCCAAACTTGGGAAATTACGTATCACAGATAAAATGATTCCTCAAGGAAGAATTTTGAATGCCACAGTGTCTCAAGTTCCAAGTGGTAAATACTATGTGTCTTTATGCTGTACGGGAATAGAGATTCCTACATTGCCAAAAACTTCAAAAGAAGTAGGAATTGATCTTGGTATTAAAGACTTTGCAATTACTTCAGATGGTATGAAATATCATAATCCTAAATATTTGGATAAATCTCTTAAGAAACTTGCCAAACTTCAGAGAGAGCTTTCTCGAAAAACAAAAGGAAGTTCAAACTGGGTAAAGGTAAGAATTAAGGTTGCCAGGATTCAGGAGCATATTTCTAATCAGAGAAGAGACTATTTACAAAAGTTATCTACTAAATTAATTCAAGATTATGATGTTATTTGTATTGAAGACTTGCAAGTAAAAAATATGATTAAAAATCATAAACTTGCACGTAATATTGCTGATGTATCATGGTCTGAATTTACAAGAGAACTTATATACAAAGCCGAATGGTATGGAAAGAAAGTTGTAAAAATAGATAAATTTTATGCAAGTAGTCAAACTTGTAGCTGTTGTGGTAAAAAGTTCCCTATTACTAAAGATCTTAATGTTAGAGAATGGGTATGTCCTAATTGTAAAGCAAAATTAGATAGGGATATTAATGCAGCAAAGAACATTTTAAATGAAGGGATGAGAATATCAGCTTAAATAACATATGTAAAACCGTAGGAACTACGGGGATAGCTTGGGTAATCTCACCTCGTTAGAGGTGTTGACCAAGAACCCCGCGACTTTAGTCGTGGGAGGTTCAGGAAGTAGTTTACAAGCCTTTGTCAGATGATGAAAAATCCGAGGTAAGAAAAGCTAGAGATAAGGAACGTAGTGAGATCAGAAAGATGTTTATGGGATATCTGTATTTCCACCATAAAGATACAGAGAACCCTACTTTTACTTGGCTGACTAATACAATGTCAGAGGAGCAGCTTGGTCTTGGTGTTCTGGTATCTGATTATGATAGACTTAGTAAATCATTCGATAAGTACAGAAAGAACGCTGACGATCTTTCTCTTGAGAGAAGCGTATTTGTTAATGACACTTCCAGAAATACTCTGGCTATGCTTGATAAGTTGTTTATTTTCTGGAGAGCAAATGCTCCGTACATGAGTTGGAGAACGTATATTACATATCTTAAGAAATATGCTAACAAAATGGATTTCCCAAAGCCTAACGGAACTTGGACTAAAGGAATGTATAAGGAATTCAATGAGAATTTCATGGAAAATATTAAGTGCCCTAACTTTGTAACCAGATATAAGCTTGAGACTGGTATGGAACTTTGGAGACAGGAAATCCTGTTTAGAGAAGCCGAGAAAAAACTTTATGGAAGTAATGAAAGTGAGGATGAATAATGGATCAGAAGACACTGAATGAGATCGCACAGGTATATAACGCACTGCTTGGAATTGAAGTAAAGGGAATGGATACGATTAATATGGCAGCTTCAATTACTACTCTTAAGAATATTATTGAGAGAGAAGCAGCTGCACAGCAGAATGCTAATCAGGTTACAGAAGAGAATAAGTAGTCTAATATAGAATGATATAAATAACTATAGCTCACTGTATTTCAACTAAGCCCTTTGTTAATCATGTATTGATAAAGGGCTTTATTTACAGAAAGGAATGTTAAATGACAAACGATGTTAAAATAATCCTTCTTATGGCTCTGGTTTGCGCTTTTATACTTGGATGGATGCTTGGGTCAAGCGTGAAGAAAACTCGTGAGAGAGCTAACCACAGCCAGCCAGAGAAGCATCAGAGCGATACAAATACTGTCAGTGAGAGTGACGAGAAAGAACTTTGTCAGATCGATAAAAACATGTTAAACATAGGAGAACTTTATGAGAGCTGCAGGAGCAGAGCCAGAAGATATAAGCATCTTGGAATGAATGAAGAGAATGACCAGAAAGATAATGAATTTTATTTAGGCGTTGCCACCGGGTATGCTAAAGTCTGCGCTTTGATTAGCTTGAAACTCGATGAAGCAAATGATTTGGAGTGATGCAATGGAATATGAAAGAGATTTAATTTCACAGAGAGAACTTATGGAGTATTTGGATAGTGATGATCTGAATAGATCGGATGATCCTGTGGGAGATATTGAGGTGTATGTGAACAATATGGATGCTAATATGAGTCAGGAGTGGCACAGCTGCATGAATACCCATCCCGAGAAGATGGGTGAGTATTTGGTATATTATAGGAAATGCAACTTTTTTTCATATGATGATTATAATTATGCTGTATTGCCTTATGAGCATAACAGCTTTAATACACGTTTGATCGGTGAAGCTGATTTAATTGCTTGGACATATCTTCCAGATCCTCCGAGTGAGAGTATGGTAAATGGTGCAGTACAGCGTGGGAATGTAATATAGCTAAAGACTATTAAACATAATAGAATATAAATGTCCGATAAATAAAATCATTGACAAATCTTGCGATATATGTATAATAAAAAGTGTCAAGGGGATACAGCGATTTTTGCTAGAAGGGACTAGAGATTATGAGGTGTAACTTAATTGGTATAAAATAAAGATTTAAGTTACATCTTTTGTTATTTTATCAATTATTGTAACGTTAAAAGAAAGGAATGTAGCATGGCAGACTATACAGATCAGATTACAGAGTTTGAAAAAGAACTTATAGACTTCAATCATGCAAACAAGAATATCCCTGAATGGATGAGACAAGATCGTACTGTTGAGGGGTTTGTTGTAGATACAGTATATACTCTGGATACACAGGACTATGAAACAATGGCATTTAGATGTAATAAGAAAGGTAATGTAACAAGTAGAGCCTACGGAGATCCGGTCGTTGAGTTGCATGCGAAGAATCTGGTTCAGGCAAGGTTCAATCACAAGAAAGCCAGAAAGATGCTGAGAGATATGAAATAGAAGTCTAAAACATAAACTGTTGCATTGATAATATATTTAGGGGGTTAATATTATGGGAAAGGTTTGAATGAGATATGAGCAAAGACAAAGAAGCAGTAAAGAAAGCTATCGATCAGATTAATGAGAGCGTTCCGAAATGGATGAAAGATGATCGTTCTGTAGAAGGGTTTGTGGTAGACGCCAGATGCATGTATGATCTGAAAGATTATGAGACAGCTGCTTATAAATGTGATACTGACGGAGAGATTGAAGTAAACAAATCTGGTGTTACTATACCGAAGTTGGATTGGCATACAGATGTTTTAGAGGATGCAGAAACAAATCATATGATGGCAAGGGAAGTGGTTGAAGATATGTTTTATAGAGATGAGTATGATGAAGAATACGAAAGAGATCATGGAAATCCAAAGGCTGTAAATGATTGCTATAAAGTGCTTACGGATTATATGTATTCTAAACTGAATAGTATGTACGATATGGGATTCTCAGATGGATATGAAAGCGGATATGAGAAGTGCAAAGAAGAAGAATGGGAATACGATCAAGAAGGATGGGATGAAGATGAAAATGCTTAGTTTGGTGGCGAACATAACACTTACAATAGTCCTGTTGGTGAGTATCTTTATGGATATTCACACAGGCTCTAGGATAAAGATCCTTGAAGAAGAATTTCGTGACGAAAGAACTTTTATTCGGAATAAGATTCGTGAGCTGCAGAATAAGGTATGTGATCCAATTGTAATAGATGTTGAGGACAAAGACAATGATAACAAGTAAAGAAGCTATAGAAATCTTTAAGCAAAAGAACAGGGAAGATGTGATTAAGTATGTTGAGACATTGCTTGAAATTGAACTAAACAAAGAAGAAACAGTTAGGAAAGAATTAAGTGATACTTATACAAGAATTTATACATTGAAGAATATGATTAAGTGCTTTGAAGCAGAAAAAGATGAATTAAAAGAAGATAAAGGAGAGTGATGACGAATAATGACACCGACTGAATTAGAGCTTGCAGAAGCAAAAGTGTTTCTTGATGCATTGAGAAATTTTAATCTATCCGATAAAGGAGAACATAATGTTGATGTTGCTATACAGAGACTAATCGATCGAGGGAAAGACAAAGATGTTGAGATGGCTGCTGAGACAGTACGCAAAGCTTATAACGATGGATATAATGATGCTTTTAACAGGTTTAGTAGTATGACATGCGAATGGTGTAGTGGTTCATGCAAAATTGAATATTGCAACAACAGATTAAAGTGCTACAAGTATGGATTATTGGTTACTCCTGATATGCGCTGTTCAGGCTGGTATCAAGATACGAAGGATCGTAGATATGTTAAAGGAGAATAAAAATGAATGAATATGTAATTGCTCAGAAGTATTGTAAAAATTGTAAGCACTATGATTCATTTCAGTATGGTGAAGGTAACGTGGCCTTGGAAAATATGTGGGCTGATGGAAAATGCAAATGTCTTAGTGGGTTAATAGTATATGAGGCAATGTGTTGCGACAAATGGCAAAGAAAGGAAGAAGAAAACAATGCGTAGCGTAGCATCATTACTGATATTGCTCGTAATCATTCAGGTTGTCTTTATGATCTGCATGTTTGCCTTGGCGATAGACATTAATTCATTTAAGAGAAAGATTGAGACATCTAAAAAGATTAACCCGGCACATACATGTAATAAATGTGCATACAGTAAAGAACTTACTCGTCTTTATTGTAAAAGATTAGGTTGTTATCTCGAATCTTATACAAGTGATATGTTAGGATGTGGATATTACAAAGAGGATGAAACCGATGAATAATAAAGAAGATATGATGTTAGTAGATGGACTTAAAGCACAACTTATTCTTGCACGTATAAAAGAAACTAAAGAAATAAGTGATGAAGATGTTTTATTTTTAAATTCAATTATCGTAGCTTTAATGTCGAAGGTTATGAGATTTCAGGAAAAATATGAGAAGAATACCGACAGTGATGAAGCAGAATATAATGAGCTTTTAAATATTTTAATGTAAGAGAGGAGATACCATTGAGTAAGAATGATGAGTTTATCAGCAAGTTGAAATATGAGTACGCAAAGTTTGAAGGTGAGTATAAAGATGTAGCTGCAAGAGTGATTGAGCTTAATAAGGAATATGACAAATGCGCTTTATATTACTCAAGCCTAGCTTATGATGAGGATGTACACATGTATGATCGATATGCCCCGCTTAATATTGTATGTGACCAGATTGAAGCACTTACTACCTACAAGACTTTGATCTATGACAGACTGGATGATATTAATAACAGGATCAGATATCGTAGTAAACTTATTGATGAGGAGAATATAGATGACTAATAATGAAGTTGGCACTTTAGCTGAAATTTTATCTAACTATATAAAGTGTGTCAGATGCCCTATGCGTGATGAAGGGTTTTGTGATGGAGTAGATCATGGTATTGAAAACTGCAAGAACGCATTTGTAGTATGGATCTGGGATACTTTGGGAGAGATATATCCTAATCAGGATAGAAGTGAAGAACGCAAAAGTATATTTATGAATGACTATCTTAAACTTATTACTCTGCAGCTTTTGACGATGGATACAAAGCAAATAAGAGCAACAGCTATAATGAATCCTATGACAAAGGCTTCGAAGATGGCAAGGCAGAAATATATGAGTATTATGATGAGTTTATTGAAATGACGGGAGTTTAATTGGAATGAAAAGAAAAGTTGTTACGTGTGATATCTGCGGAAGAGATATAACGAAGGATCGCTTTAAGTATAAATTCAAGGAATATAAATATGATTATAGGCATAAACTAGATATGTGCGAATGCTGCTATAATGATTTAATTGAGTTTATGAAGCATAAAGCAAAAGAAGGCTAATAAATAACATGGCTGATTATAAAGAAATGTGGGATGAACTTTATAAGATTTTCTCTGTAGCTAGGGATAATTATAAAGTATTAAAAGATGATAAATGGAAGATATATGATGTAATTTGTCTTAGCATGAAAGAGATGGAAGAAAGCAAAGCAGATAAGATTCCAAAAGACGAATACACTAAGGGTTATGTAGATGCCATTATAAACATGAACAAAAATGGCTACAAAACGGTGCACGAATGTTCTACTTGTAAATACTATACTCATATAGCACTTGCAGGCGGAAGAACAATGAATTCATATTTCTGCTCATTAACTAAGACTGCTGATATTTGCTCAGATGATTTTTGTAGTAAATGGGTAAAGCACAAAGAAGAACAGTAAAATTATGAGTACAGTAAAAATCTATACAAACGAGGAATTTATGGAGCATATTAAAACTTATCTTATATGCACAGATATGTCTGAACATGTTAAAAATTTTGGATGGTGTCTCTACTGGGTTGGATGCGCTATAATTGCAAAAGAAAAAAAAGGCTACGATTAGTGAAAAGTGATGACAAGACAAGAAAGATTAGAGCAGAAGAAACAATCAATAAAGATAAGATACGTTAGTAATAGGATTAAATGTTGGAAGAAAGACATAAGCAAAAAATTCCTCAGAAGTATTTCACCTTGTGGCTAGCTAATGGCATGAAAGCGAATTGGAAATTACCTAAAGAATAGTGAACTGTATGAAATGACAAGCTTAATATGGAGGTGGATTAAATGACTACGATGATAACAGTCGCAATTGGTCTTGTGACCGATATAGTGTATTGTTCTAATACCCTTTCAAGAGATGACGTGGAAAAAATCAAAGCATTTATAGAAGAGACAATTCAGCGAAGCGTAGGTGATTATGATGAATAGTAATGAAAAGTTTGAGATTTATATTGAGGGCATATATTCTGCTATGAATATTGTGGACGACTGGTTTGATAATCACAGGTCACTTGGTCTTAGCTCTGAGGTAGGTGTAGGTCAAGCAGTCAGTGGAATTAAAAAGGACATGAAGAAAGAAATTGAACGCATTAAAAGAGTACAATATTTAAAAGATATTTTAAAGGATGATGAATAAAAATGATTAAGAAAAAGACATGGGAAGAATTTAGAGCAACAGGATTATTGTGGTTTATTAATAGTATCCTTCATTTGTTCGGATGGGCTATTGCCGTAGAGATTGAGGACGATAAAATTACTGATGTTTATCCAGTCAGGACATCATTCAGAGGGTTTGACGAAAATACAAACTCCAATGGATATAAGAGAGTAACACATTATCTGGCTGATAATATTGAGAGTCTGTTAAAGGATACAGAGGAATAATACTCTATTAGAACTTATGTTTAATAAAGAGTAATATTAGGAAAGATAATGATGTTTAGAAAATTAGAAGACGGAATGAAAAGAAGCGATGCAAAATTCTTTGCAGAGCAGATAGAAGATTTCTTAGAAATCCCTCCTATTGTTTCTGAGACAATTAAAGATCAATTAGTTAATGGTGATTATAAAGATGTTTGTAGATTCATTTTGGGAAGACGCAAAGTATTAGAGGGCAGAATGATGGGTAGCCATACGATAGAAACATTAACAAATATTAAAAAAGCAATTAGTGAATTAGCATGGAGTCCAGAAGAAGGACTTGATGATTATCAGCAGGGATATAACGGTGCAATCCATGCTGCAGTAAAGTATATTAAAGAAGCAATTAAGAAAGAGGAAAGTAATGAGATTGATTGATGTGGATGCACTTATTAGTAAATTAGCCAATAAAGAATATGCAAATCTTAGAGCCTACTTCATTACGTTTGGTAATTTATATAATTTGATTGATAATATGCCAACTGCCCTGCCATTTGGACGGTGGATAAGTGTAGAAGATAAACTTCCTAAGACATCGGGTAAATATCTTGTTTTTACAGGATTATTTGTAGAGTTTTGTCACTGGGTTCTTATATCGGAAGAGTGGCTTGATGAACAAGGATTTCCAGATACAGTGAAGTATTGGATGCCATTGCCTAATATGCCAAAGGAGAAATAAAAATGTTTGATTTAAGTATTAATCGGTACAGAGGAATGGATGAAGTAAACAAACGTAATGCAGAAATACCAGATTGGATGCTGCATGACAAATACCAGAAGCATGGAAAGGAGAACATGATGGATGATTTGATTAGCAGACAGGCGGCGATTGATGCATTCGACGGTGCAAAGGTTGACGAGGGATGGTGCACCGAGTACGACATCGGATACAATGACGGAATTGATTTTGCCGTGAGTAAATTATCTGTGTTGCCATACGCACAGCCAGAGCCAAGGTGGATTCCATGTAGTGAGAGACTGCCAGAAATAAAACAGCACGTTCTACTGTCCTGTTATGGTCGAGTTATCTACGGCAGAATGATAAGTAAGGACGGAAATAGCGGTTATCCTGTTTTTGAAATTTGCGACAGCGTGGGCGAAAAAAGACCGATTGTGCTTGAAACCACAGTGCATAGCAAATTTACTACAAGCAGAATAATAGCATGGATGCCATTACCAGAGCTTCCAAACGAGGAGTAAGAGTTATAAAGTTAAATAGATAGGAGTAAAAAATGGAACTGAATAAAAACTGGGAAGTGGTAAAAGAAACATTGATGAACAATGGGTTGAATCATTCACAGGCAAATAGTAGAGCTGCAAAAGTTACATATGCGATTTGTTCTAAAAATCCAGATCTGTTAAAGCTGTTTGATACTGAAAAGGAAATTGATAAAGCAGAGAAAAGACTTAATGAGATCAAACAGGAAATTGAAGATAAAACGCAGGAACTTATTAAGAAAGAAGAAATCAATAAGAATGTTGAGGATAAAGCTCAGAAGACTTTAGACAAAGTAAAAGACTATATTGATAACTTTAATAAAGCAGTAAAAGAATGCGAGACTGCTGAAGGGCGTGACATGCTGAAAGTTGCACAGATGTTTGTAAATAGTGTAGAAATACAGAATGCACAAAACAACACAGCATTTATCAATGGTTTGGCTTGTATTTTGTCTAATGGGAAAAGTGGTTCTTTGTTCGGTGGATTTAAACGAATTACACCAGATGAATTTGAAACTGATGCTAATACTATGAGATATGGTTATAATGACGATTCTAAAAAGAACAAAATTCGTTGCCACGGTATGAAGTTAAACACAAACCCTCATTAGGTATTATTAATGATTTGCAGAAAGAAAAAGAAGACATGTTTAAATATATTAATGAATTAGACAGGATTATTGATATTATTGAAAAGCATATTGGTTAAATGAGGTGAAGCCTATGATTGAATTAAAGATGTTCAGTACCAGAAAAGATTTGAGCAAACTTACAGGACTATCAGAAGATGATTTATGGGATCATTTTAATCTGGATGATTGGGATGTTGGATTCTGTTCTGATGTTCCTCTAACAAAGATGGAATTTGATGAGGACTGTGGAGATTTCGAAGAGCCTGTTAAAGATGCAGTTTGGCTTGTTGTGAGAATGAATAGTTATTGTATAGGATATGAACATGTAGAATATAATGGTAAACATTATTATTTAGTTTATCATTCGTAAGAGTGCAAGAGGAAATAAACATGAACGAAAATAATAAAGCTGCATATAAATGTGGTAAAAGAGATGGGTATATTGCTGCATTGAAACTGATGAAAGATTTACTCCGTAAGGAATTGTGCAACGACAATGAATTTGATAAAGGAATTTGTATAGCATTAGATATCGTAAGAGAGCAGTTATTCTATGCGATTCAGTATGATTAATATGAAATAAAGAACAATAACCAACAAGGAGCTATATAATGACTAATTTTGAGTACTATACACAGAATGAATATAAACTGGCATCTTTACTTGAGCCAGATACCTGTTGCGAAGGAGAGATATGTTGCCCTGTTTGGGATGATAATGAATGTGATTCTGTAGAGAATTGCTTTAAAAATATAGTTGCATGGTTGCAGCAGAGAAAGGAACTTTATAATGACTAGGATGGAAGAATTGGTTTCAAATAAAGATAATCTTCTTAAGGCTTTGTCTGGGAAAATGTTTGACTGCAGGACAAAATACAAATGTGCTGCTTTTTATGAATGCGAGAGACTGTCTATTAAAAATAAAAGGGTAACTTGTGAGGAAGCCATTGAAGCTTATTTATCTAAAGAAGTTGGTGAAGATTAATGCTGATATATTGTTGTAATGAAGCCATGTCAATACATTTTATCCTTAATTTTAACAATGTGACAGAATATAGGCTTAACGAAAATCCTTCTGAGATTGTATTTACAACTACAGATGGAGAGAAACATAGTGTTGTTTTTCCTAATAATGAAATTGGATTTCGTAGAGCTAAAGATTATATGGTTTATATTACAAACTCTTTTATTGAAGATGCTTCATGGATAAAGATTGATTCCAATAAACCTGTAGAGCAGGTGAAAAATGAGGCATGGAACTCAAAAGAAGAATTTGGATTTAAATATGAATTTAATAGTGATAATGACAAGCTTGATGAATGGAAAGAAGTATAAAAAATAAGAGAGGAGAGAAAAATGAATATGTCTAATACATTAGTTATTCATGAGTTACCACCATAGCCATTAAGGTAACTCATATATGATCACAAGGATTAACACGGCATACAAGGATAATCGTAGGATTACAAGGAGAGAGGTGATGCTAATTAGACGTTAAGACAAAGGTGATTATATGAGTAATAAAAGGAATTGGGTTCGTATACCTTTTGCTATTGTATTAATTGTAGTGTTAATTCTTTCTTCTTTGCTGTTCAACGATGACGTTACATGCTATGCAAAAGCAAAAAAGACACACAAGAAAGCAGTAAAAGTAGTAACTTACAAGAACTTCTCCGATGCTGTAACTAGTTTAAGACAGGCTGCTATTAATACACAAACAGTGAATTTCAGATTAAAAATGAGTAAGAAAACAAGTGTAAGTAGGCTTGCTGAAAGAATCTGGAAACAAATGGAGTATGATAATGGAACTTCTAAAAGAGGAGACTACTATCAGTACTTTATTGGAAGTAGGGTCTATTATGGAGACTTCAATGAACATAAACGGAAGATTGGTAAACAATATTGGTTTTATGGCACACTTACTCCAGATGACAAAGGTGAAGCTATGAGAGCAAAAAAAGCTGATAAGATGATGAAATTAGCCGAGGAAAAAATTAAAAAGGAGAATCCTAACGCCGATCAAGCTCATCTAGTATTAGCCATTCATGACTATATTATTTTAAATACCGAATACGCTGATTATGATCTTCCACATTATGGACAGTATTATGTATGGTCTGCTTTCTTAAACAAGCAAATTGTATGCATTGGCTACGCAGGGACATTTTATCAGATGTGTAGAGATATGGGTATCCCATGTAGATTAATTCCGTCAGCGGAATACAACAATGTAGGTCACGCCTACAATCTTGTTAAGCTTGATGGAAAGTGGTATTGGGTTGATTCATGTTGGGATGACTGTGGTGGTAATCGTGTTGGCTACTATTACTTCCTTAGAGGTAGTGATAACTTTGCTTATACTGGATATCATAAGCCAGATCCTAAGTTATTCACTCAGGACTTCCAAAAGAAATATCCTATTGATACGCAAGACTATCCGATCAATGATCCTAAAGTTGTTTGGTAAGAATATAGATTACAATGAGAACCTGTGGGGTTGTGGCTATGCAGCTCCGCAGGATTTACTTCTTAGATGAGAGCTGGATTAAAATAAATGAAGATAAACCAGTAGAACAGGTAAAGGATGAAATGTATGAATCCGCTTCTGAATTTGGGTATTTATATGAATTCCATGACACAGATGAAAATTTAAATGATAATGAAGATAATGAATAGGGAGAATAAAATGTTTGGTTTGTGGTTAGCTGTTATGTTTTTTCTTGGAGTCGCATATGGCAGTGTTATGATGTTTAATTACTGCATCCATGTGAAGTTTAAAGACAGATACTATTGTGAACGTAGATTGAGAAGGATAAATGAAATCTGTCAGGCTAAGAGAATTGAGAACGATAATAAGATTAGAAAATGTGTAAACATTAATGAAGAGCATAGACTGGCGGGAGAGAACAGAGCATACTTCATTATTCAGTCTGTTATTAATGGCAGGACATCTAATCTGAATGGAAGAGTAAGAACAAAAGGAAAGAACAGACGTAGTAGTAATACGCCTAAGAGAAAGAAACACGCCTAAATCTTTAGTTTTGTTAGGCGTAAAATAAATTCGTGTTTTAGACATATTAATTGAGCTGAGAGCATTGACTTATTCCTGAACCTGTAGTATAAAGTGACTAGGGGATAAAGACCTCTGAGGTAATTAGAAGAAAGACTAATTGTATGGTAAATATGATTAGAGAGAAGAGTGAAAAAGAAGTAAATAAGTTTTGGAAGAGATGATAGAGAAGTAAATTAATTTACTTCTGAATTTACTTCATTTATAAGATTTCCTGCATGAATATAGATTCTCGCATCTACAGGTATTGGAAACACACATAATGCTCAGATAGCTCAGTTGGTAGAGCAGAGGACTGAAAATCCTCGTGTCCCTGGTTCGATTCCGGGTCTGAGCATTTTAATCCAAGCGTGTGTTTTCAATACTTTCAGAGATTGTGAGTGTTGAAAGCACACGCTTTTTTCATGTTAGAAATCTTATTTATGCAGTATTATTCATCGCAAGTTTACTTCTTATTTACTTCTTCCCATAAACGCTAATTTACTTCTTATTTACTTCTACTAGTTTTGTACAATTGATTCTGGAGAGGAAAAAATAGGTAATTATCCTTCTTCTGAGAAGTAAATTAGATGTGTTTAATTTACTTCTTATTTACTTCTTATTTACTTCTATCAATTTCGTGCAATCAATTATCTGACAGGGGGAATAAGTAATGAAGACTAAACAACAAGCAAAAAAACATCAAAAAAACACCAACCATCAAGGATCTATTTATCTGGGGAACGATGGTAAATGGCATGCTTCTATCATGATTACTCGCAACGGTAGAAGAGTACGTAAACAGTTCTCTGGTAAGGATAAAGCATCTGTAGAAGAGAAATTAAACTTATTCAAAGACAAAGTAATAGAAGCTAATAAAGTAACTCCATCTGACTTCCCGGAGAGTAAGGCTGTTGTGGCAACGAAAGCAACTTTAGCCGATGAGATGTACAAATGGTTAGAAACCATTAAAAAGCACGATTTAAAGCCTGAAAGTTTTAAAAGGCTCTATCATACCATACACAATCAAATCGTACCTCATATCGGAAATTTGGCTGTCTCAGAGCTAACAGTAGAGATTATTGACAATGAGCTGATTAATGAAATGCGAAAACAAGGACTGTCATATTCTTCGATGAAGAAAGTGAAATCAGCACTAAAGAGTTTCTATCAGTATTACCTAATAAAAAACAAACTCTACTACAGACCAAACATAATAGATTATATCCATCTGCCTACAGAAGCACAGAAAGAAGTTAACTGGCTCACTGATAAAGAAGTTGTGAAATTCTGCAACGCCTGTCAAAGAAATGGATCTACATATGCGGATCTGCTTTATGTACTGCTCAACACAGGCTTGCGTGTAGGCGAAGGAATAGCACTAGAGAAAAGAGATTACAACCCTCAAACTCAGATGCTATATATCAGAAGAAATGCTCTACCTGTATCACGGGTAGATGTGAGAAAGCAGAAGATCGGAGTACAACATATGCAGATACAAGAGATGCCTAAGACGAAAAGCAGTTACAGGATTATCCCTGTAAATGATAATGTCTCAAACGTCATAGAGAAGCATTTAAGAGAAGATAATTCTGATACCGACCTGATTTTCAAAAGTCAAAATAACACACTCCTATGGACATATAACGTGCGCAGAGCATGTGATAAATTGATGCAAGCTGCCAAGCTGCCTAAAGATAAGCATGGAATACATATATTAAGACACACATACGCAACTGCATTGTTCGCACAGGGAGTAGACATTAAAACGATCTCATATTTACTCGGTCACTCAGGTATACAAGTTACAGCTAACACATACGTGCATATAGCAGAGGCTTTTAAGTACGAGAAAGGAGTTAGAAAGTTTAAGCCTTATCCAGACTATTTAACAATTTAAATATTTTGTATGATATAATTTCAATGCAGATGTTTTACTAAAAAGAATTATAATTCATGTAAATTAGAAAGAAAGGATTATTATGATTTATGATGAACACGGACATGTAATTGAAGATGACCATAGTGATGTAGATAAGATTAAATGTGAATGCTGCGGTCAGCTTTATCCAATAACAGCAAACAAGTGTCCTAAATGTGGACACAAAACTCCATATCAACAGAAGCACAGTGATTTTGTCTGGGCTGTTGTAGCGTTTATTGTTTGTATGGTTATTCTTGGAATAGAAGGATAGGCTTAAAAGAAAAAAAGAAGCCACTAGCAATTTGTTAGTGGCTTCAACACCAAATTTCTGGGGTTGACCGCCATACGACCTGCGGGCAACTCCCCCTGACGAATATAATTATTATATATGTTTATTTATTACATTGCAACTCTTAGAGGATATTCAAATGAAAAATAAAGGATTATATACTGCGAGAGACATTAAAATTAATACATTGATCTCTCTTACAGTGCTTGTTATTTACTCGCTTAATCGGTTCTATATAAGGCAGATTATTAACTATAAAACTCTGGTGGGTGGATTCGTAGCATTCCATTTGAATGATTTTCTGTGTGGCATCTTTTTTCTGGCAGTGTACTCATTGCTCATCAAAAAGAGGATAGAAAAGTTTAGGGTATGCATGTTATTTATTTTCATTTGCGCAATCTTTTGGGAGTATATAACACCATTCTTTAGACCTGACAGCTACGGAGATTGGAAAGATGTAATTGCTTATCTTTGTGGTGGAATGGCTTATTGGGGAATGATGAAAACATTCAATCGTAAAAGCGTAAAAAAAAGAGCAATCGTTTGATTGCTCTTGACAATTTTAAATAGTTATAGTATATTATAGTTGCTTTCATTTTTGTACCTTTTTCCTTTCGGTACATCAATGGATATGAGTGAAAAATGTATATTAAGTTTTATTAGATATGGTCATATATGTTGTTTATTTATACGTTGAAGTAGATAAATCATTTAATGCATGTATGGTAATATTTAATAAAGCGGAGAAGAAGCCTTTGTGATTGTTTGTTACGAGGGCTTCTTTTCTTTTACGCAAAATATATCTATTATTCTTTAATTATTTTATTCTCCAATTCAGATAGTTTAGCTTCTAATTGATTAATACGTTTGTTAAGATAATGCCCATAAACTACATGAAAAGCATGGAATTCTTCATAATTAATTTTTTTCAATCCGTCTGGACAAAGTTTACGTTCTGTTTCTCCTAGGTATTCTGTTTTAGTAATAACAACACTATTATCATTAAATATTGGTTTAATGATACTTTCTATTTCTTGAGCAATAAAGCCGAACTGAGTACCTTGAGTATAAAACGTATCGGGATCTTTAATGTTTTTATAATTAAAACTTACTGGGTTAATTTTATTATAGATATCTATTATAGTATTTTCATCTAATGTTTTTATATTATCTTTTACTCTTCTATCTGACTTTTTTACATAATGATCATCTACCCAACCAGTTACAGCTGCATTTTTACCTTGGTCATCACTTCCAAAAATAATATTTCCAGAACCTGCATAATGTTTTGTAACATCTAACGAACTGATAGGAAGAGTTGCAATAAAATCCCCATTCATTGTAATTCCATTGTGTCCTACTGAAATACTTTGTGTACCACTTTGAATAAGCACTCCATAACTAGATTGAATATGCAACAATTCTGCCGCCGACCCAATTGAGCCGGTACATATATTATCTGAACTAAAATAGAAATTAACATTACCACCAGATATTTGTAACTTTGTTATTCCATCTGTTAAAGTATTAAATTGTACCGCACTTAATTGTGTAGCCGTAATAGTTCCTGCTGCAATTTTACTTCCATCAATATATGTAGTACCAGATTCAACCCATTGGTTATAAAAATATTGTGCATTTGCAGCAGATATTTGTGCAGCCTCAGCAATTTCTTTAGCACTCGCACCTTCGTTAATCTTTTGAGCCAGTCCTGCAGTTAAATCATCTTCACTAATATCTCCATTAAACGTCATTGCGCCATCTTTAATAGTAATACCCCTACTTCCATTGCCAATAGCGAAATTGCCATTACTATCCATATATATTCCGCTTTCTTCACTATCAATAGAACTTTTATTTCCAGTGTACATAGTGCCATCAGTTAAATGGAATCCTGCAATCTTAGCCCCGGTATTATTAACGCTGAATACATTACCAAACTTCACATTATCAGAATTAATATCTACAGTGCCGTCATTCTTGATCTTAATATGGCTTGCATTACCGCCCATATTGGCTTGTCCAGTACCATCAAAATAGAATCCTGCATGAGAATCGTCATCCACAGAAGTCTTATTCTGAGCTACAGTGCCAGAAAAGTAGCCATTATATGCGTGAAGACTTCCATTAAAGATTACATTACCAGTATTAATATCAATGTATGTACTTGCACCATCTGGAATCTGACCACTTGATACGTTATATTTCAGCGTTCCATCTTCATTTACATAATCAGATTTAATCGTATACTTACCATTAGAGTAATCCAGAATACGGTCATCCCCCATAAGCAGACCAAACTTAGGATCAAGCACAATCTTATTTCTGTGTCCTAAAGCATTTTTTTTATCCGCTGTAAGTGAGAATGAGCTGTTATTTAACTGTACTCCATCAGAATCTACATTGAATGTAACGAAGTTCTGATCTCCTGTAATAGGATCTTTACCTAACGCTTGTACGGATAATTTGTTTCCCAGAATAAACTTACCTACAATCGTATCTGCCATCAAACCATAAGTCTCTGTCTGCTTTGCAGTAACGGGATCTTGATAATAGTAATTACCCAAAGCCGTTTTAATAGTCTTCCAATTATCGTCTGTAATATAGATACCATTGTTAATAAGCTTAAGCTGCTTATTATCAAACTTCTTATTAATATCGCTCCAACGCCTAGCAAGCACACCATGCTGGTCAATAGTGATTCCCTGATTCGTAGCATTGTCTACAATCTTAGTTTTAGTTGCATCGAAACCATTCTCTACCCAGTTGTCAATTACAGTAGTTTTATCACTGTTATTTTTAACCTGTCTGGTAACAGCAGAGTAGGATGTAGCCATACTTCTGGCTTGGTCTAACACGTTCTTAATCGAATAATAAGGATCATCGATTCTAGCTTTAGTAGCATCGGAGAACTCAACCTGAATCTTGTCAAGCTGTGAGAAGTTAACTGTATAGCTGATAAAGCGCAATCTGAAGATATCTTTATCTACTCTGATCCTAATCCAATCACCAAGATCGAAGCCTGTAGCAAGTGGTTCAAACTCTTTAATGGCAAGCAGATTAGCTAAGTCAGTTGTAATGTTGTACTTATAGTTGGATGCTTTTTTAAGTTCTTTTGTGGCTTCTTTATAGAACTCATTAGCTCTCTTAAATAATTCTTTAGCCGTATCCAAAGAGTCGGAGATATAGTTTGTATTGTTATATTCGTCCTCTCTTCTGAAAGCACAGAACTCGTTATACAGATCACCAGTAAGATATTTTTTCAGATCATACTTTTCAATATACTCTTTGTTTTCAGCTTGGTATTTATTAATCAGTGCGTTTTGCTCATCAATCTGTTTCTGACGTTCATTCATTTCAGCTTCAGTAGCTTCACGCATCTGATAATATGTATTATAAAGCTTTTGGAACTCTGGCTGCTGGTCTGTTTCATCAGATCCATCACCAATACTGAATTCGGAAAGCATATCAAGACATCCTTCGATAGAAGTGCGGAAGTCTTTCAGGAGTGTCATACAATACAGCTTGATTGATTCTTTATACTTATTAATATCAGTAAGCTTCAGAACGTTGAACATATAACGATCATCTTTATTTGCTCTATAATCATCTCTCTGATAATAGTCATATGCAGTGAGCATCTTTTCGATCTTCTGTCTGATAAACTGCTCCTGATTAGCAGAACTAAAACTGATTGTAAGTACCTGAGAGAACGCTGGCTTGGTTTCGTCATTATAATTCTTAACAACAAGTACACCAGTCCAAGTTCCTGTATTACTTGCTTCATCATATGAATAAGTTGGATCTACCATGTAGGTAGGCAGACTAACATTTTTAACATGATTCCAATCAGCAATTCTGGCTACTTCAACTTCATAATATGCAGTAGGTACATAGACTTTAGCATACTCTTCAATAGAGTTTTCTACAGTAGCTTGAGATGTATCAGGAGAAATGTAGTCAAGAGCAATAGGAGAAAGATTATAATTTGTCAGCTTATCAGCATATAACTTACTCTTCTCATACTCATCTGTCGTAGTAGGCAAATCAGGGGTGAGGGTAGGCATCATGGTGTTCTCATAATAGCTTTCCTTATCGATTGCATCATAATACTTTTCCATCATATCAGCATAAGTAGGCTGTACAGCTTTCAAATCACTCTCATACTTATCTAAAGCATCTCTAAGCTCTTTAGACATATCTTCCTTCTGCTCATCAGAGAAATAATAGATGTAGCTAGAATTAGAAGGGGAGCAGTTTAATACCGCAGCTGTCATATTATCGTCACCAGCTACCAGATGAAAACAGTTTTTAACGCTGTCTTTATCGATTTCTAATCCTGCATTGTCTGACAGATTTTCAGAGTCAACATAAACTGTAGTATCTTTACCGTAATAGTGAAGTTCATCATCAGTTCCGCACTTAGGACATACCTGATAGAAGTCTCCACGTTCTCCACAAGATGTGCCATCACTATTCTTATGAGTACATACTGTATAAAGATCGTAAACATTGATTACACGATCATACGAATCAAACTGAAATAAGCAGTTAAACTCTTGTGCAGCTTGCTGAGTCAGAAAGTCATAAATGGATATTCCATCAATAGAGAATGTTCTCTGAAGCTGTGCAATAGAAGCATCTACATGACCAACTGACCAATTCGGAACTTCCTTTAATACTCTGTAAAGCAGCGTATTAGGCTGATTCTCTGTCTTCTCATCCCAGAACTTAGCTACCTTATAATCTGCCCGGTCAATATCTGTCTCAGTATTAATTTCTACACCATAAAGATTAATCTGTCCTAATTCACATTCTCCTGCAGATACACCTGTAATAGTTTTCTTGCCACCATCCTCTACAGAATAGGAAACAGCAATCTCAAAGTACTCTCCGTTAGGATTCAGATAATCAATTTCTGGAATCAATACATATTTAAAGTCTTCAATCTTATCCCACAAAGGTTCGCTCTCTTCATAAAGTGTGAATGTAATCTCATCGGCTGCATTCATATTAATCTTTACTGTAAGCTCTGATGGATTCTGAATAAGACCAAGGTTAATATGGTTTCTGTTGCACAGAATAACTGTGTAAGGAGTAACTTCTCCTGAATATTTTGAAAGTAAATTCATTAGAATATCTCACCTACCTTTGCGATTGGGATATATGTCATTGTGATCTCGGCATCCAAACTAGACTTGAATTGGTTATGTGGATTCCCAAATACATTCATAACTCTAGGGAATCTGAAATTAAAATCATTAAATAATTTTTTATGTGCATCTCCAAGGGAAGAGGTTAAATTCTTTACATTGTTAGATCCCTTGAAGGTAAGTATTTCACCAGACTTGCAGTTCTTCACTACAACTGGATTTAAATCATATTCATTTGTTAAAGTGAAATCTCCGTCTTCAAACAGTTTTACTGTGCAATCACAATAGATAAAACCTTCTTCAGTAGAAATGCTGTTATAACGGAATTCCTTGCTTCTATCATGCTCAATATTACCGTTCGCATCTTTAACAATTTTCCCTGTATTATCCACCTTAATTTTATAATTTGTGAAGGTAACAGGTTCGTGGAAAGCGAAAGGGGCATTGGCAGTAAAAGTACAGTTAAAACCAACTAATGCAGCTCCTACCTTAATAGGCTTGAATTCAGTGAATGTGCCCATATAGTAAATATCATCGAATCCATCTTTGTCGTAAATAACCTGAAACTTATGTGGTTCTTTTCTGTTAAGCCAGAAGAGGAAATCATTAATTTCTTTACCAGTCATTTCATAATTATTAATGTATTCGCAGTTGATTCTGGTAGCTTCAATCTGAAACTGAACTACATCCTGATACTGCGCATTTACAATATGGTAAACATCCGCATCGGCAGCTTTAACTTTAGTGAGTTCTAACTTATTACCAATATCAGGGGTAAGCTCCTCTGATAAGGACACATAAACATTTAACAGACCATAATCAGAGAATTTCTGACCGTCATAAATTATGTCTTTGACTTGCATATAACGCCCCTTTCTTCAAAATAATTAAGTGTTCCTTATAATCCTTGTATTCTATAAAATCCTTGTATATAAAAATAAGCTTCAAAATAAATTAATGACGCAATTCATGTTTTGCGTCCTTCAATAATTTATCCATTTTCTTCTTGTATTCTTTTTTTAATTCTTCCATCTCATCGCAAAGAGATTGGTATTTGGTTCGTACCTCAACAATAGATTGAAGTCCCTCATCATATATCTTTTGACATTCTCTCCATGCTTCTAAAATTTCAAAGCACTTGTCATTCAGTTCGTCTTGTGCCTCTGTATGTAAATCCAGAGACTCAACTAACTTAGTATACTTACTTTTAATCTCATCACGCTCTGCAACCAAGCTGTCAACAAGCTTCTGCTCTAGTGATTTAGTTTCTGGCTCATTATATTGAGAATCAACCAAATTAATATTTTCAACAGGTTCTTTTACCTGTGAAGATTTATCTTCGCTTAAATATTTTTCTGAGCCTTTATTTCTATTTGCTTGAATTTCTTTCTCTCTATTGAATATAGAATTAAAGTCCATCCTCTTGCTCCTTTATAAAATTCATTGCAGAATATAAATTATTCAACAATATCATCTGTAACTTCCCAAGTGTACATTTCAACCTGAACTTTTTTATGAACAAAACTATTCATACCGCCACACGCTTCGTATTGTTCGATTAAGTCTTCCATAGCTTCTTTTTCCATTGAAGACCATTTTCTTACTTTATGAAATCGTTGGTAGGCTTTACTAATCTCGTTCTTCAACCTCGCTCGTTCACAATCATCATTTTTCTTTTGCATTCCTATAAGCATCTGTCTAAGAACTTCAACATTTCCACTAAGTTTAGATATGTCACTGTGAATTGTGTCATCTTCCATTTTTAATTTAGAAATAGCTTTAGAGTGTTTCTTGATTTCTGCGTTGTGTTCCTCAAATTCATTTATTGCTTTCCTGTAACTTTCCAACAGCTTATGAAGCTTAGAACTTACATAGGCTACAACTCCAATAATAAAGACCATAGCTGCTAAGAAATCGTAAAGAGAGATATCTCTTAACGCTCTTGCCAGATGATCCGGTGGCATTCCCACTCCATGCATAACTCACTCCTTTCGTCAATAAGGGTAGGGGAGAGACATATATCTCTATATATCTCTCTCCATTAATAAAACTAGAAACGCCTTACACCGAAGGTATTTCCACCGCCAACCATATCAATAGATACAGAACGGATAGCCTTTTGAATCCTAGTATCATCTTTGAGGACACCAATAAGATTATTGGCAAAGTCCTTACTATCCTTAACATTCGGAAGATTCATTTCTTCAATAGTGAATGTTATATTACCAACAGGTGTTGTTGTATTTGTATTTGTTGCAACATGAGGTGTGGCAACACTGGCATTGATTAACTTAGAAACCATTTCATCGGCAAGCTTCAGTTTAGGAATAGAGAGGACTTCTTCTCCTGTTCTGGCAAGTACAAATCCATCTTCACCAGTTCCCTTAATGAGATCACCGATAGTTCCACCTTGAGCGAAACCGTGTTTCTTTAACCAATTTCTATAATCCTTAGTATCTTTTGCAGTACCTTTCCATGTACGACCGAAAATCTTTTTAAAGATTGCCTTGAAGTCACTGTCACTACCACTTACATCATATCCACGATATCTAAGCATATCGTGCGCTGTTGTAGCGTTTTTATATTTCTTGTTAGTTTTACCGTGGTCAAATCCTTTAAGCACTGATGGAGCTTTCCAAGAGGAAGAGGAAGATTTATTAGAAGAGCTGGAAGATGTCTTCTTATCAGATCCAGTAGGATTTGTCTGCCACTTTTGTTTACCATCAGCAGCGTCCTGAACATAATCCATCCAGCCTTGTCCACCTTCCATCTGCATATTAACAATATTGTTAATCTCTACAGTTTTGGAGTCAATAGACTTCTGTAAGTCCTGAATGTTCTTAGTGATCTCGGTTCTCTGCTTTTGCAGGTTCTTCTTGGCATCACCATGTGATTTACTAATAAGTTTATTGATATTAACAAGATCGTTTTCTTGCTTCTTAAGAACCTTTTGGTCAGCTTTCTTATCTTTTCTGAGATTCTTCAGGTGAGTGTCTACAGCTTTTTCTCCACGCTTGATATCAGCCTTTTGCCACTTGGTTTTACCAGCCTGAACATCATCAATGTAGTCCATTGCTGGCTCTCCCCCTTGTTTCATAAGATTATTCAGCTTATTATACTCATTCTTAGCTTTCTCATATTGCTCTTTATACTTATCTCTCTTCTTACGTTCAGCTGCAATTTCTTTATCGAGTTTCTTCTTTTCAGAAGATGTCTTAGCATGCCTTCTTTCTTTCTTAAGCTCTCCAAGTTTATCATTAGCAGAACTAATCTTCTTTTTAATAGAATCTTCTGTCTTCTTCAGGTCACTAAGATGCTTGTTTGTACGCTGTCTTGCTTTAACACGAGAGTTATAATTACTATCATCCTCACCAACAAGCTTTTGTACTGTAGCATATTGTTCTTGAGTTTCTTTAGCTGTCCAACCTTTTTCTTTAATAAGTTGTTCAAGCTTCTCAATCTCTTTAGTAATATCTTTATATCCATGCTTGTCCGTAGAATATCTCTTAAGAAGATTTCCATTTTTATCATACAGCTTTGACTTAAGTTCTTCCCATCCAGTATATTGTTTGTCTCCTTTAGCTTCAATGTAATCCATAAGAGTTTGAAGAATCTGCTCAAGTGTACCTTCAATTCCAGTCTGGTTTTCTTTAATTGTTCCAATAGTATCAGAAATATTACCAGATACACTAAGTTGATCGATGATCTTTTGTGTGTCATCAGATACTTTATATCCCCATTTTTCTGTCTCAGAACTAATTGTATCTTTAATAGTAGAAGCTCCACCTCTCACTTGAGTTTTAAGTTCTTCAATAGAGCGATCAGTATCATTAGAAATCTTTTCAGTAAGCTCTTGAAGTCTGGTATAAAGCTGGTCAAGCATAGCACCTTGATCGGATACGAGTCTATCCATCTGAGTACTTTTCATATCTTTCTTGGCATCGTCAAGATTCTTTTGGATAATCTGTCTTCGCGCTTGAGCCTCTTCTGAGTTATCTCCCTGAAGTGCAAGTAACTGCTTCTTATAGCTATTAATGCTCTTCTGCTTATCCTGCATAGACTGTTCATAGTCATACAGATCCTTTTCTGCTTGGAGAGATTCTTTACGAGCACTAATAATCTTATTGATAGCATCTAATTGCTTCTGATATCCATCAGAAATTAAGCTCTTGATTGCTTCTTTTTCTTCATTAGCACTATTGACTGCTGATTGATAAGCTTCAAGATATGTATTATACTGCGCTCTGATGTCGAGATCATACGGATCTGCAGCAATTTCTTCTTTAAGCTTTTCAACTTCTTTCTGATAACTCTTTGCCTGTGCAATATAAGCTTCATACTTAGCAAGTCTTAATCCTCCGGCAGCGATACCATTGTTATTTAACTTACCAATATTAGCATACTCATGCATCTGCTCAGACACATTTCTTCCTTGAGCAATATCAGAATCATAGTAATGATCTAACTCATAATATAATCCATCTTTAGTGAGATTATCTACAAGGAACTGCATCTCATTCGGAATTACATTATATAACTCCTGTAGTTTATCGAAGTTCTTCCATTGAGCCTCAAGAATATTTTTGCTTGCTTGCGCAATCTCATTCTTGGTGTCAAGCTGTGCTTCAAGATTCTCATTCATTGAGATGGTCATTTCCTGCCATGCTTGAGAATTCTTCTTGCCACCATTCTTAAGATAGTCGTGCATCTTCTTTTGAAGTTTCTTTTGTTCTTCAACTTCAGATGCAAGCTTTGCTTCATTAGCTTCTTTAATAGCAGTATAATTTGCTGCTGTCATCATTCTTCCTCTGGTTTGAAGAATATCATTCTGTTTAGAAGCCATAGTAGCTTTATGTTCAATAATACTTTGTCTGTTCTGATAATCAGAAACTACATTATCGAATTTTTGTTTAAACGCATCGAGCTTTTGTACTTTAAGCTCTTCCGCTTTCTCTTTTGCTTCACGATATTTATCATAGTAATCTTGGAAGTCCTGAATAGCTTTTGCAAGATTTTCATCTTTAACAGATTGAATCTTATCTCCTTTAATGTATTTAATCTTTCCACTCTTAGAGATAGATTTGATAGCTCCGTTAATTACAAGCTGTTGCCATTTCTTGTCAAGTCTAACTTTGGTTTTACCTTTCTTATAGGTAACACCACCTTTATATGTATATACAGGTACTTTTTTCTGTACTTTCTTTACTGTGTAGACAGTCTTGCCATTCTTCTTGACAACTTTACCTTTCTTCTTACCAGACTTGTACCTCTTTGGAACCATTTTGTATTCGTATACAGGTACGTTCTTTGTGGTATATACAATTTTGCCTTTCTTATCTCTGACAATCTTGCCATTCTTCTTCTTTGGTACTTTAACTTTTTTGGTTTGACCTTTAATAACTTTTACTGTCTTAGTTACATACTTGCCATTCTTCTTTACTCTGACTTTCTTAGTCTTTTGCTTCTTTGTTCCAACAGCTTTAGCTTTATACCACTTCGCAGCTTTCTTTTGAAGATTAAGTTCTTCATTAAGTGTCTTAATCTGATGGTCGAGAGATTTTTCTCTGTCACCCCAAGTACGATGAATGCTTTCAACGTGCTTATCAATAATATTGAGTACATGCTCAATCTTTGCTACCGCTCTTTCAATCCAGTCAAATTTTGTTGGCTCGGAATCTTTACTCTTTTTAGAGGAAGACTTTTTACCAGACTTCTTACTGGATTTCTTGCTAGATTTTTTAGATGATCTCTTAGAAGATTTCTTAGAAGATTTCTTTGAGGATTTCTTGTTAGACTTGCTAGATGCTTTCTTAGCATTTGCCTTTTTAACATCTGCAGCACTCATTCCTTGATCTCCAGTTCCAATAGGATGAGCAGCTGACCTAACAACTTTTACAGTGTAATAACCACCATCTTTAAGTTTATCACCTGAAGTACCGCCAGCGCGAGACATAATATCATTTAAGATATCAGTTTTAGTAGAACGACCATTCATGATCCTCTTAGTCTCATCTGCTGTATATACATAATCTCCCTTATTTAAATAGGTGAGTTCTGCGCCATTCTTACCAACAAGATAAGCACGATCTCCAGATTTAATTAATTCAGCACCTTCCTCACCAACAAGAGAATATCCTGCTTTAGCTTCACCACCAGATGCTTTTGCATCATAAATATTGGTGAGAGTAGGGGAGATACCTTTTGTTTTATCTGTGGTTAACTGATTATTCTTTGTAATATAACTCTTACCACGTAAAATCTTTGATGTCTGTGCAGCTGTAAATACGTAACTTCCCTTAGAAAGTGGAACATCCTCACGACCTTTATTACCTACAGTGTAGAAGTGTCCTTCAGGAGTACGTACAAGCTCTTTACCAAGTTCTCCTGTAGTAGTAAGCTCGTCATTAGTTACGAGTCCACCATGAGCCTTCTTATGCTTACTAACAGTGACATTAATTTGAATATTTGTTTTAATATTCTTAGAGGCGTTAGCTACAGACTTTAAATCAGAAGCTGCTTTACTTGCACCCGGAGCGGATACTTTAGTTTTCTTTGATGGTGGAATTTTCTTTGCAGCGGAAACATGCGCATTAATTTGCTTTGCTGATTGTGTTGCACCCGGAGCAGAAACTTTAGTTTTCTTTGATGCAGGAATCTTTTTTAATGCACTTTTAACAGATCTTGCTTGCTTAGATGCACTTTCGCCACCAGTAACTTTAATATGCGCTTTCTTAGATTTAATACTCTTAAGAGCGGACTTAAGTGATGTAATCTTTTTCTTACCAGTTACATTAGCTGATACTTTAATTTTCTTTGTTTTCTTAAATTTGTTTAAAGTAGATTTAAGTTTTTTGAGAGGTGATTCTACACCTTTTGTATCTGCTTTAATCTTTATCTTGCCAGCTTTACCTTTACCAAGACTTTTAATTTTAGCTTTAACTTTTCTTAAAGCAGAAGATAATGACTTTGTGTCGGCATCAACTTTTACTTTTGATTTGTTATCTTTTGACGATTTACTTGAACCTTTTTTAGTTGCACCATAAACTGCACTCATAGAAAAACCATCAAGTAACCAATCTTTGCCTTTACCTAATAGACCTTTCCCTTTTGAAGCTAGTTGATGAAGCCAACCCTGTTTTATTTGTTTTGAAGAGGCTGTACCTGCTTTCATTGCTTCAAACAGTGAAGTTTCATTGGCAATTCCAGAACCTATTTTACCAAGAACAGATTTTCCCCCTCTAAAAGCTATATTCGCCCCTTTTGCTAATCGGCTAAAAAGATTTTCCCCTCTATCAGCTTTAAATGCTGAAGATTTCCATGCTGGGAATAATGTTCCAAGTAAGTTTTTACCTGAATTAGACAATGCAGATAATGCATTTTTACCACGACTAGGTAATGTAGATAATGCATTTTTACCACGACTAGGTAATGTAGATAATGCATTTTTAGCAATTGTAGATTGACGCCATAAAAAAGAAGATGCAAATGAATCTGCTAAACTGTTTTTTATGCTTTTAGCAGTTTTAGTTTTATTTGAATGTGGGAAAAGACCACCGCCTGATGGGAGTTTCCCAAGTCCTGTAAATGCATCTGAATTAGCTATAATTGTTGATTTACGCCACAAATCCGAGGATGCAAATGAATCTGCTAAACTGTTTTTTACATTTTTAGAGGTTTTACCTAATACTTTAGAAATTGGATCTTGATTTGTAGCTCCTTTATAATTAGGAATTACCTTGTTTCCCTTATAATGAACTTCTGGATGTTTATCAATAGGAGCTAAAGGATTTAATATATGCTTGCCTTTTGTTCCACCATTGCTAGTGTCACCAGTTTTGAACCATTTATTAACTTTTTTATTTGCGCTTTCGATACTCTTTCCAACTTTGTCCCAATTGATTCCTTTGCCAACATTAGCATGACTAGTAGAAGTTCCGTTCAAGCTGTTCTGCAATGCAGATTTAGAAATAATATTTTTCTTACTTCCACGACCATTACCATTACTACTTGAACTACTGTGGCTGCCATGGCTACTTGAACTTGAACTAGTATGACTTCCACGACTACTTGATCCACCATGACCACCACCAGAACCAGAACTAGAGCTTCGACCGCCACCTGAACTTGAACTACCACGACTTCCGTGACCACCGCCTTTCCCGCCAGAGCCACTTCCAGAACCCTTAGTTCCGTTTTTATCTTGATGTTTTTTAGTATCTTTAGTATCTTTTGTATCTTTATCAGGGTGCTTCTTAGGATGCTTACTGTCATCATCTTTAGGGTCTTTTACTTTTTTGCCGTTTACATAGACGGATTTAGCAGAGATGTTAACCTTACTCTTTTTATTAGAATCGGGATCACCATAAGCCTTTTTAACGATACTCTTCATTTCTTTAGCAGAAAGATTAGAATCTGTTACGGTTTTACCATTTTCTTTTGTTTTACCATAATATCCAACATCTTTCCCTGTAGCAGCTTTAGTACCTTGCTTTAAAGACCTAATAGCCTGAATTGTTTCAGATTTAGTTAATCCTTTTGCTTTTCCCTCTCTTGCTAATTGAGCAATATTAAGTTCCATTGACTTAGCTTTAGCATCGGAGAACACAGGAGCAGTTTTATTTGTAGCACCATATCTACTCTTAGAATATCCAATTAAGTTCTTAGCATTATATTTGTTAGAGGCTTTACTTACATTGTCAGCAAGTTCTTTAAAGTTGAATCCCTTAAATGTCTTTCTAACTAAACTACGTTGTCCACCTTTTTTATACCATTGTAATGAATCAGTATAAAGATCAGTAGTATCAGCATAAGGATTTTTACTACTACCATTTGCTTTCAACCATTTCTTGTCGGCTTTTTTATTAGAGCCTTTCCATACGGTATTCTCCATTGAACCCGCAATCTTAGGAGCAACCTTATCTAATGCTTGCTTAGTATATGTAAGTGCCATTGGAGCATATCTTTGAAGATTATCTTCAAATAAGTTCATCAAATCTTTACTATATCCAATTGCATTGCCAACAGCACCAATATTTTTAGTATTTAATCCACTAACATGAATTCCACTGCTATCTTGCGTAATAGTAACTTGTCCACCTTTAGATTTTGCAGTAGCTTTTCCAATTGCAGATTTATTCTGATTCAGATATTGTAAGAAGGAATATGCACCACTTGCAGATTTAGCAGCGAACTTCTGCTCTTGCTGCATCATAGCTCTTGTCTTGGTATAGTCATAACCATTTCTAATAAGTTGCTTCTTAGTAAACATTGTCTCAGCAGCTGTCCAGAATTGATCTGTACCTTGCTTTGTATCAGCCGAATTTGTAAGAACAGTCTTAATTGTATCTTGGAAACTTTTAAGGCTTGCTCCATTATCATTAGCACCTTTAATGACTTTATTCATTGAATCAAGAACTGCCGGGGCAGAGTTAATATAATCCTGCCAACTTGACATTTTCTTTGTTACAGAATTAATAGTATTATTATATTTAGCCATTCCAGAGCTAGCTTTAGACTGAGCAATGGCAACTTTGTTCCAAGAATTAGCAAGAGTATCAATTTGGTTAGCAAGTTGTTTATCCTGACTAGAAACTCTTAATCCTTGCTTGTCATACTGTCTAACTTTATCTCTAAACTTCATCAAGGCTTCCATCTGTGCGGATGACCTTTTCATAAAATCTGTAAAGCCAAGTTTGCTATTTTTTGCTTTATATTCACGTAAATATTTTTCAACTTGGGAATATGCTTCTGTAATTCCAGCTAATCCAGTCGAACCGCCAACACCAGCAATACCATTGAAAGCAGCTTTATCGTCCCAAGTCATTCCAGAGCCTTTTGTTTTAACTTTAAAAGACCCTTCAACATTGCTTGCCTGAATCTGCTTTTGAACCTTTTGCTGTTGTTTGGCAAATTTAACTCTAGCTTGGTACATTTCAAGTGTAGATTGGTCAGCAGCATTAAGAGTACCGTGCCTTGCTCTTTGAGCTTTTAATTTATCTACATTTAATTGTGCTTTATCCTCGTCACGTTCGTATTCTTTTATTTTTTTTGCAGCTCCATCATATTTACGATTAATTGAATGAGCTGCATACGTTGCAATCCTTAATGCTCCGTAAGTAACTGCAGCTGCTATTGCTCCAATACCAACAGGATTTTTAATAAATTTTATTAGATTCGGAAGAACTGTTTCTTTAAATCCAGTTTTAAGATTTCCCGCAAGCATTCCTGCATTAAGTGCTAAATTTGCTGCATCAGATGCATTACCTTCTTTTAAACGTGCAGCTTTTATCTCTTCTTGAGATAATTTGTCATACACATCTCCAAGCCTAACTCCGTTCCTAATATAATCTTTAGTCCTTGCGGTGTATCTGGCATTTAAAAATTCATCAGCATTTTTATAGCCCGCTGCAGCACCCTCTCTGCCAAGAGCAAATTGCTCTTTAGCCTTACTGAATTTATTTTTTAAAGATGCAATAAGATCTCCGCTAAATAAAGTCTTATTAACACCATCCCAAATCTTTTGGAATCTGTTAACATCATTGCGGAGCATACTATTTTTATATTCGCTTTTATCTGTATAATTATGTAATCCAAACAAAGATTGAAATACAGCACTAGTCCAGCCCGCACCTTCCTTTGTCCTAAGATTCTTAAAGTTTTGGAATGCTTGTTTACCTCTAAGAAATCTGTTAATTCCAAACGCAGCAAGTAAACCGCCTGACAATCCACCGCCAATACCAGGAATATGTGAAATAGTAGAGAATAAAGTGGTAAACCCTTTAGTAAGATTTAATACACCTTTAATTACATTGCTGTTATAGAAGTGAATCCAGAAATCTGACAGATTAGTCTTAACAGACTGAATTTTTCCCGCAGAGGAATCCATCCATTTTTCATTGTTCTTCATGGCATTGCCATGTGCATTAGTAGCTTCAGTAGCTAACTTGGTAGATTGAGAATAGGTTTCAAGAATTGCTGATAATACGTTTGTCTGTCTTGTGGCAGCAATAGCAAATGAAATTTGTCTCTTCTGAGCATCAGTTAAAGACCCCCATCTCTGAGAAAGTTCACCAAGAATGGTATTAATATTTCTGAACTGACCATTCGGCTTATATACGTCAATTCCTACGTTGTTAAGTGCCTTAGATGCATCTGAAAGGGTAGCATTATCTACTTCCCCAGAAGCTGACAACTTAGATGCCTTACCAATACGAGTAAGGATCGTTTTCATAGCGTTTCCGATTTCGCTACCATCCTGACGAGTACGAGCAGATACACTAGCTGTGATAGCCATCAACTGTTCGTATGACATTCCAGAATCCTTCGCAACAGCTCCAGCTTTCTGAACTGCGTCAGTCATGATTTGTATACCTTTCGATATTATTATCTTATAGGCTTTTTATCCTATAATTCTGGGAGTTTCCTCCATACACATTTTCTGTGATACGTCTGTTAATTCAGACCAGTCTAGCATATATTTTTACCCTCGTTTAACGTTAGGGAAGAATGTGACTAGTATTCTCCAAATAGGCTATACCTATTTGTACAAACCACTCGTGCGATTATTTTATTCTATATATTATTTATATAGTTTCAAATCGTATGCGTTACGGTGTATAGCTAATTTTACTTAACTATATTACCTCGGTATTAACATGCGCCGTGCGTTTAGTCTTCACCGATTTTGGTTTGAGATCATCATGCTATCTCTAGCATGAGCGGTAAAATAAATTTGCCGTAGTCAATCGGAACATTGGCAGAAATTTTATCTAATGCATCAACAACATGCATTACATTCTTAGAGGTGTCCTTCATTCCAAACTGTTGGATAACACCCTGAATCTGGTCAGCTGCTGTCTGTGCGTCCTCACCACTTAAGTTAGCAAGGATACCAGTAGCTTTAGCTTTTCTGGAAATTGATGGGGTAGTCTCCTGCATATTAGAATAAATTTGGTATACACCAGTCATATTTTCTACAGAAGTACCAATCTTTTTAGCATCAGATACAGCAGATTGTCCTAACTGACTTAAACCTTTTTTGTTTAAGTTCATTGTATAGGAAATATTTGTAAGAGCCTTTTGGTATTGAGAGAAATCTTCAAATCCTTGCTTAAACTTATCCATGACAGCAGGAACTACAGTGTATGCACTAAAGTACATCTTAAAGAAGTCCCAGCTTGAACTAGCAAGATTCTTAAGAGCAGATTGCCTTTGCTCCATAGACTCATTATTAATCTTCATCTGACGGTTGTTAGTATCCATCGATGTAGAAATTTTATACAGATTGCCCGCTTGATCGGAATAAGTAGCATTTACAGATTTTGTATGCGTATTTACTTGTTCAGATTTAACATTAACATAATCTAATGCTTCAGCATATTCTCTGGTGGCTTTTACAAGCTCATCCATATTATTTACTGCAATGCCAGTGCTTAAACCGCCCCCACCAGACATTAATGATTGAAGTTTTTCAACAGTAGGGGAGAGGCTTGCTATTTCAGATTTTAATCTTTCAATTTCCGCCTCTTTTTTGGCAAGAGCATCATCTCCAGTTACTCTTGCTCCAGTAAGCTGCATATTGTTTAATTCTTCTTGAGCGGTTTTTAATGAAGCAATCTTTTCGTGAAGAAGAGTAACTGTTTTGTCTAGACCGCCACCATATTTTTCTGAGATAACGTCTTTTCCAGTTGTACCAGACAATTCTGGAATTATTTCAGCACTTTTTCTTGCTTCTTCGATTCTCTTGTACATCTGCTCAATATTACGAGCATTAACTTCAAAGTTATTTGTACGCTGAGTTGCATTAATAGTTTCAAGACCACTATTGAATATCTTATCTAAATCTTCAAAATTATTGCTTAAAGATTTGGCGTTTAATCCCGTAGAATTGATATTTGCAGCCTGAACTAAATCACTTTTTATTTTGGCATATTTTTCCTTAAGTGTATTACCAAGTTTGCCAGCTCTTTCTAGTTTCTGTTCTTCTTTTTCAAGATAGGAGATAAGCTTATCTGCATAAGATTGAACATTATTTTTCAGACCTTCACCAGAGCCTTTAATAGCAGCACTTTGCACTTTGCCTAAACGCTCTTCAGAAATACCTGCATTTAATGCTTTCTCACGAAGTTTAGCTACTTCAGACTCTTTTGCTAAAGCACCTTCATAATATCCCTTGGTGAGGAAACTGTTTTTATCCTTTGCATAATTACTAGCATATCCTTTTTTAGCAGCTTCAGCTTCTCTGAGAGTATTGTAATATTCTTTAAGAATATCTCTCTGTTTTCTAATCTCATCCGTTTCCTTCCGAGCATCTAATGTGTGTTTTTCTCCGTTAAGTCCAGATAAGTTACGTGCCTTTTGATAAATTCTGTTCTGATCTGTAGTAAAGTATTTAGCATTTGCTTCTTGCTGAAGGGCAGCATTCTTAAGAACTTCCTTTGAAAGTTCAGTTCTCTTCCGAGCATCGGCAATTAACTTCTCCCAGTTCTGTGCTGTTCCTATACCTTTGTCTTGTTTAGACTGTCTTTCACGAAGCTTATCGTACTCGTTATAAGCTTTCTCGTGATTTTTAATAATCTTCTTTAAATCAGTAATGCCAGCCTTGGCTTTTGTCATAGCTTCTTTATCAGCCTTAGAATTCCAAGCATCTCTGACTTTGTTACGGGCAGAACTGCTTCCACGATAAGTTGTTTTTCTAGAAGAATCAAATCTTTTCTTGTCATTATCGGTTAATTTATCCCAATTGCTTATTAAATTGTCTTCTGCCGTTTTAGCTTTCTTTAATTCATCTGATTGCTTTTTAACTGCCGTTTTGTATTCTAATGTATCAGTTTTACCTTGTTTAATAAAACTAGCTTTCTGTTTAAGGTAAGAATCAGTATTCTTACTGGTTTGCTCTAACACACGAAGGTCAGCTTCTTTGGGAGTAATACGTTGTTCAGTAGTCCTGTTTATATTACCATTACCATCAATATATTCTTTTCTTTTTCCATTTTCAGAATAGAAAGTTTGTGTTCCAGACACAATTAAATTTCCATCTTTATCTATTCCAACACTCACAGATTCTTCATTAGCAACTTTATCTGTATCCCTTTTTGCTTTATTATTGTTTTCATTTCTTGCTTTAGCAGCTTTCTTTTCCGCTTCATTGGCTTTCTCAGTAGCTTGTGCATCTTTCTCAGCGGCCTTTACATTTTCTTCGGCAGCTTTTGTATGCTCTTTATGGGCTTCTGTTGAATTCTTTAAATCTCCAGCGTCTTGTTTTGTTTCTTCTGAAGTAGTATCTTTTTTATTTGATGAGCGTTTTTCTTTCTTTTCAGATGTAGTAAGGGGTTCTGACTCAGATGTCTTTCTTAATTGCTCGTCCCGCAATTGAGCAAACATATTCAGCTGTTCTTCTTCACTTTGCTCATCTTTCTTTGTCTTGTTTCCTTTAGACTTGTTTTCAGCAGTTTGCTTTCTTTCTTTAGCAACCGCTTTTCTTTCGTTGTTGTTTTTAATTTCCGCTTTATCAGCTTCAGCTTCAGCTTGGTCGGCTTCTTTTTTAGATTTTGTTGCTTGTTTTGCTGTATCTTTAGCTTTATTGGAAGTTTCTTGAGGTTCAGTTTGTTCTTTAGTTTTTTTGCCTTGCTGATTTTTTATTTCTAACCAAAAATCTTGAAATAAAGAATCACCAATTCCCTGAACTCCCTCGCTTGCTTCTAATTTTTTGACGGACAAAAATGGATCAAAATAATCCATTGGTGCATTAAACTTTTTAAAAGAATTTTCTAATATATCGTAATATATAGGGGATTCAGAGATAAGTCTTTGCAAATAACTTTCACCTCTAAGCTTCTCTGAAAATGTCATTACAGAATTACGTTCTGCTTTATATTTATCCCATAAGTCATTATCTGTTTTAAATGAATCGCCATATTTTTTAGTATATTTATCTTTTATTTTATTTTGTTCAATTAATTTGTCAACAAAGCCAACAATAAATTCTGCATTATTCTGACCAGTACCTAAATATCTTTTTTCTCCACTTAATATTTTATTAGTGAACTTTACACTTTTATTGTTACTATTTTTATGTTTGCCATAAAGATCAAATAAAAGACTTCCACTGGTAAGTGTAGAGTCAGGAACACCATATCTATAACTATATGTACCGTTAACTTTATCTATTGCATCTTGATTTACAATTTTTATTTTAGCACCATTAGAGCCATTATTATTAACAGCATCTTCATATGCTTTAGTAATAATTTCTCCATTTTCTTTACTTACTTCTTCTATTTTACTAGCTTGTTTTTTTAAATTCCTTTTTACACCTTTTTTAATAACACCCGTAAGGGAATTCATAAGGTTGTCAATTACAGTACCAAATTCTGAATCGGCAATTTGCGCATATAATTTTTTATTTCCATATGCTCTTTTATCCTCTGGAGTAAGAAAATCTTTAACAGAAGGAAATAAATTAGCCATTTCACTTCTAACCTTTTTCCGTTCTATCTCATCTCTAGCATATATTTGTCCTTCTTGTAAAGATAACGTTTTTCTACGATTCTTATCTCCTATAGAACCTGTTAACTGTTTATCTCTAATTGACAACGCAGCAAATTGATCTAACTGTTTACCAAGCTGTGCTTTTTCTTTATTTGTTAATTCACGACCTAATTTATTTTGAGCATTTTCATAAAGTTCTTTTCTTTTAGCTAAGTAATCAGAACTCGTAACACCATCAATGGTCATAGCTTTAATAGCACTATCTGCACTACCCATGCCACGTGCAATAGCATCTTTTAAGGTATTTCCCATACTAGCTGTAGAACTGCTAACTGTTGATGCTACATTTTTTAATGCATTGGCAATTGCATTCCCAGCTTCATCAATATTTTTTGCCGCTGCAGAAGCCTCTTTACCAAAAGCTGATCCCCAACTTTCAGTTTGTGTATTTATTTTGGTAGCAGACCCGGATGCTTTACCCGTGCCCATAACTTTTGCACTTAATACACCTTCTCTTAATACAGTTTCATTATCCGCAATATTCGCAGTAAATTCAGATTCGACCTTTTCTTGCGCATTAGTTGCCCCTTCTTCGCTTAATCCAAGTGCTTTATTAATTGCCTCTAAATTACGTTTTAAGCCTTCTTCTCTTACTACTTCATCTTTATCCCCCGCAGATTTTCCTGAAAAATGCTGTCCTTTAAGTGCCATAATATCCTCCTTAAAATTCAATCCATATTATAATAAATTGCATAATATTTATTTGCTCTTTCTTTTATTATTTCTCCAAAATTATTTTGTATAGATTCCATTGTCCCATATATTGTATTTGATATATAAGCTCCCAATATAGAGCTTGAATATGAGAAAGACCACGTTTGTGGATACCCGCCATTTCTTGAATGCGGGCCAAGTGCTCTCCATCCGTTTTTTACAATAAATTCAGTTTCTACTACACCGGGGATTCTTGGATATCCACCACCACCCGGATATGAAACATCAATATTCGTATTAATTCCACTACCAGAAATAGACACACTAATACTTCCCATTTGACTTCCAGTTCTTTTATATACTCTTGGAGAATACTGAGCGTAATATTCCGTTAAGCCAGTTCTAACCATATTCATTATATCTCTATAAATATCATACATCGCTCTTTCAACTGCTTTTTCCCATGCAGCCTCTGATTTAGCCCATGCTTTTTTAGCTATATCTGGCAATTTATTATATAATTTAGAGTCATTAGCAAATATTTTTTCAAAATATTTTAACATTACATCGGTAGACGATTCAATTTCAAATTTTTGAGTATATTGAACTATAACCCCTCTAGGAATTTTAGGACTATACATTTCTATATACTTATTTACCTTTTGAAGATGTTCGTTTTTATATTTTTTAGTTAAAGTATATTCATGTTTAGCGTCCCCTAGATAAAACCTATTAAGATTATCATTTAATATTTCATTCGATGTATAATCTTTATTCTGATTGAGTTTTGAAGGTTTTACATATTTTGTTCCCATAACGCCCTCCTAACTTCTATATAAAAAAGAAGGGCAGGTGAGAACCTACCCTTTAAACTACTTTTCTTCTGTCGTTTCTTCTGTAGTTGCTACTTCTTCTTTATCATCTGTATTATCATCCTCATCGGATTCGGAAGTTTTACTACTTTCTTTTTCATCTTTATTTTCATTTACATACTCAACGAACGATTCTTTAATAGAATCAAGCACAGAAATTACCTGTTCTGGATTTGCAGAAAGAACTGCATCTAAAATACCAAGTAAATTCTCTCCAAATCCTTTAATATTATCTAATGTCCTGTAATAAACTGCTTCTGGTGTATTATGCTCATCGTAGAAATTAGCTTTAATAGCTTTAGCAACGTCATCCAGCTCCTGAATCTCACTATCATCAATATAATCAATCAGTGCATCAATAAGACCACGTTCATTCAAAAGATCATACACATCAAATAGAGTAGCTTCTGTACCATTATCTTTTGTAAAGCTAAGACTCAGCTTAGTGTACAGAACTACAACAGCCATTCTCATTTCAAACCGATACATAAATTCATCAATTCTCTGTGTATGATCATCTTCTGTAATAGCAGACTCAAGAAGGGAAGAAAGCAGTTCATGCTTATACTGAATTGGAACATATTCTCTTTCAATAATCTCATCCATCAGTTCATTATAAGTGTCACTCAGCTTTTCTTTTTCTTCATCTGTAGTCTCAGGATCATTCCAAGCATTCATGATCATTTCAACTTTCTTACAGAATACTTCTACTGGGTACTTATCTTCATCTACTTCTGGTTCTGCAATATCACTCTCAACTACCTCGTCAGCTACTTCTTTACTTTCCATATCTTCTACGTGCATATCTTTATTTTCTTCCATATCATTATTCTCCTGCCCAACTGCCTTAACTTCTTCATCAACTGCGTTTACATTCATATTCTTCTCTTCCATAATTACTACTCCTTACTATCCTTTGGATTAAACTTTTCACATACTGGCTCATCGCCATTCATATCGATTTCTTCACAGATTCTGCATTCAAATGCTTTTCTAAGCAGACTGCAATTACGCATATATCTCTTGCATTTTCTACAGTTATGTTCAAACTTTTCAGCAGATTCCTTAGACTCAAAGATCCCATAATACTCAACAGGATGAATTGTTAATTCAATTCTAGGATTCTGCGTATCATAATAAATTCTCTGTGGTCTGAACAAAATACCGCTATCATCATCCCAAACTACCCCTGATTCAGTAATAGCATCTGAGAGGATTTTGTCACAGTTAGCAGCGTCCATATTGGTTTTAGGCATATAAAAAACGCCATCCATATATAGATGACGATACTTATTATTTACCTTATCCCAACCTTGTTTCTTAACTTCTTTTCTTATATAATGAATGAATTCCAACTTGTACTTTTTAGCTTCTGGCGTAACATACGTCATTGGAATACTTTTATTTCCTTTTTTAACCACTCTGATCCCCATATAATGATTTACCGTCCTTGGGATAGGGGATGTCAGGTGTAATACTGGTCTGTCTAAATCTAGTATCAAACAATCACTCCATTCATAAATCACTTCAGTTGTTCTAAGTTTCAAACTAATGTAAATAGTTAAGTTTATTTAAGCTCATAATTGCACCATTTCTCATAAGCCTGTTTGCTGTCTTCTCTCTTAACAATTCCTACGAGAATAGGTACATTTGTTTTAAAATCTCTGCTTGCGTAAATATCCTGAAGTTCAACCCCATATGCCATGTACGCAGCAAGCTGTTTCATATTGACCAAACGAATACAATCAGAGGGGCAATATGTTTTACCAGTCGTTTCACTTGTAATCGATTCTTTCATATAAATTCTCCATTTTATCCAACATAACTTAAACTAAAATGCGTAAAAAAAGAGCTATGCAAAATCTGAATAGGATATTTGCATAGCTCTATATTTTGGAATCAAATATTTTACGCATAAAGTCTAATTAAAAATCACTATTCATTATTTCTTATCTGCTTCTTTTGAATCCAGACTTATAAAGGAAGGAAGAATCTCTTCCATTCACATATTTGTTGGAAGATACATTAGACTTATTTGATGTTGCTTTCGTATCAGTAACATCAATAGTTTCTGTTACATCTTCAGTCTTTGCTTCTTTAGAAGCTGTTTCTTTTTTTACTTCTGGCTCTTCAACTTTAGTTTCTACTTCAGAAGTTTCTTCTTTCTCTTCATGCTTATCTGCTTCTTTCTTAGAAGGGGCAGTAGCAATCTCCATAATTTCTTCATAAGCTCTCTGCATAGTAGGCTTTAAAGTAATAGAGTCAAGATTGCACTTGGAAAGCATAGAAACAATTTCTTCATTGGATCTTGTACCAACCATATGTGCACTTAATGCTTCGTAAATATGTTTGCAATTCTCATCATGAAACAGTGCTTTCCAGAGATCAGTTTTCTCCTCTGTAGGCGCACCGCATGTATCGCAATACTCATATTTTTCTCCGCATACAATACACTCTCTGTTTACTCTCTTCATTAATAAACTCCCTGTTTAAGTAGAATAGGGAAGAGATAGCTCTCTCCCCTAAACATATTACTTATTTAGTTACATGTTTTTAGTAATACTAGGATTACTCTTCCTCAGTATCGTCTTCAGCCATGTAAATCTCGTACAGAGTCTTCTCGTCAGAGCAGTAGTCAACCTGAAGGTCGCCCTTGTAAGCCAGCTGTGCATCTGTCTTCATCTCAACTGTAGTCTCCGGGGAAACTTGGAAGGACGGAAGTACAATGTAAGCAGCTCTCAGAGTACCAGCATCGCACGGGTCAATGCACAGGCACTTCAGAGTGAGTCTGATTGTGCTCGGATACTTATCTGCACGGTTCTTAACTGCAACTGCGTTGTCAGACAGAACTCTGTCATACTTGATTACGAAACGTGTAGCTCCGTCCTTCTTGTCCTGATCAGACAGAGTAGGCAGAGTCAGCTTGCCCTCGGAGAACTGGAATCCACCATCACCAAGCTTGTACTTTGTCAGCATTGTTCCGTTTCCTGCAACAGAAGCAACCTTCAGAGACTTCAGTACAACATCAGAGTTAGCTGTGGAATCTGGCAGAGTGATCGGTGCAGCCGTTCCTGTCGGAACTTTTACATACATGATCTTCGGAACTGTCATCTTCTTTGTATCAGATGCAACTTCCTTACCAGAACCAGTAGTAGCTCCCAGAATGTTGAAGTCGATCAGGGCAGAGTTAGCTGTGAATGTACCAGTCTTTCCCTTATAGAACTTTCTGATCAGAACTCCGTTAGCATCCTTTGCTTCTGTGGACTCAGCGTTAATCTCAATCTGTGGCTCGGACAGCTGTGTCAGAGTGTACAGGAAATTATGCTCAGGTGTTGTGTCTTCAGCAATAGCCATCTGGACACGATCGATTACGATATTATCAATCTTAAAGCTCATAGTTTTCCTCCTTTGTTAAAGAATTTGTTTTGCTTAGAAAGCAAGAATATTTTGTAAATTATATATAGAAAATCAGACTAATCACTAGAATACATATCCTGTGTCCAGTCTGTTTCTTTCTGTATATTCATTCCTTTCGTGTCTACAAACCCGCTGTAAATACCTTTCATAACAGAAGTGCATTGTTCATACAATCTGAGTCTGTTTACACTATCCAAGAACTCAACGATACCAACATCGATAAGTTCATTTTTTTTATACTTAAAGCCCGGATGGTTAACTGCACTTGAAATCAGGCGAAACAAAACACCACTATCTCTTTTTTCAGGATGCATTCGCTCTAACCGCTCTTGAGCAGCTTTATCCATGCGATCACCCTCTATAATAAATTCTTTTGTGGTTTTACCTTTCGCTCTTTCAACCTTTGGATGTATGTTAAACATAAACCTTAAATAATCTACAATCTGTAAATAAACCAATTCATCTATTTGAATAGAAATATCTGGCAAATAAACCATTACTAGATCATCACTATTTTCTTTAGTAGTTAATTTAAACTTTTGAAAATCAAGATCACCAAATAGAATTTCAGTCTGCTTCTGCTCCCATTGTGGGGCAACCATAGTAAATAATTGAAACTCAGTAATCTTGTTCCAATCAATTCCAAGATCCCAAAGCTCAAGCCTTAAAGAAGTTGGATTGGCGCACAGCGCAGCTGTCATTCTAAAAAAATCCTTTTCACCATACTGTGTGATTTCACCAATAGTAGGCTGATGAATAGTAATTTTATCTGTCACATGATAATCAGACGTATTCATATACATCTGAAGCATGTCGTATTCAAATAGTGATTGTGATTCTGGAGCAGTAGGACTAGCATTACTTGTATTACTTATTTCATTTAAAACATCTGACATTAAACAACTCCACTATTATTGATACTATCATAAGTATCATTCGTTGCTGTCATGTTCAGAATAATATCTCTGTAGTAATAGCCACTCTCCAGAAGTTTACCTTCGTTACAAATTGTATGAACAGAAAGACCAAACTTATTAGTCCAGTTAAATTTATTGCGGATCAGTAAAGCAAGCAAATCCTGTCTTCTGATTCCGTATTTAGTCTTGCTTTCTTCTTTATAAGAAACTGTCCTAAATGTAATGTTTCTAGTCATTCTGCTTGTATTGAAATCAGGAATTTCAACATCATCTACTTCAAATCCAATATATGTTTTTACATCACTCGCAATATCTGGAATACGTAAAAAATTGAATACATTAGTATCAATATATACATCACCATTATGCTGTTTATCTAACTTTGGATCGTTCATATATTTAGGATCATACAAAGTAGGTACATACTTCTCTAATTCAGTGTTGTGCAGTGTTCTTAAAATATCACCATCGCTGGTAAGCATTTTCATAATTTTGTATTTAATGTTAGTGATCTCGTCAAAATTCCCTTCAGGATGTAATGAAGAAGAATTCTTTACATACGCATCCATAGTAGGGGACAGGACTACATCACATGTTTTCTCCTTGAACTCCATGATTAATTAACAACCTCCAACTCTACGCTGTCAGAAAGCTTTCCATTTTGATCTTTAATTGATACCTTCAACACATACCCTGCCATAACATAGTTAATTACTCGGACGGATAATGTATTGTCACTCAATGTAATATCGAAATATTCTTTTAATTCGCCATCCTTAAATGGGTATTCATTTCCATCAATGTATATATGCCATTCTGGTGATACCGCATCTTTATTAGCGTTTGTTGCTTTGATAATTACAGGTTGAGCATTAATGTATAATTTATCTCCAACATCAGATAATTTCCAACCGCTATCAATATTAGTTTCTTTTGATTCATCTTTTCTATATGTATCTGCTGAGTCTTGTGTGTTATCACGTAAAACATCGCAAATTTGATGATAATCTCCACCATATAAATCATCAAAAGTAGGTAGCATGGAAGCATCAATATATGATTTGTATTGCTTTAAGTCTTCCGAACTTCCATTAAAATCTTTATGTGGCTCTCTTAAGCACTGTGATAAAACAAATTTTGTAATACCAAAAGGAGCGGTATCAAATATCTTTGTCACTTTAAATGTGCGTGGATGCAATGGATTATCACCAAGCATGAATCTTAAATTATAATCTATTGTTCTTGTAATATCAGTAGTTGGAACAACAAAATAAATCTGTTGAGCCATTGTCTCTGTCAGCGTATCTCTCCACACAGTAGAGTTTTCGTTACTCGAATCTCTTAAAATCCCAAGTGTATGATAATAGGTTTTCTTATATGATCTTGGATCTTCTGATACCACCCATTCAAACTCCCAATTGCATCGGAGTCCTACATATCTATCAAATGAGCGTCTTTCATCTTTACCATAAATTATCCATTTACATACATGTGATCTGTCTTCTGGATCAGCAACATCAATATAGAAACCAGTCCTCTCTCTTCCATCAGGGTATTTAAATTCCTGTTCTGGATGAAAGCCCGGTCTGAATTGAAACAGATAGTCAACAACGTCCTGAGATGGATCGTAACTTTTATTTTTCTGAATCTTAAAATCTACTTCCCTTAATGGTTCTAACATCTGATTGTACAACATACCAACATGCCAGTTAGGGTCATTGGTAAATGTTGCATTCTCAATAATATTAGCGTTGGAAATAAATCTACTTGCCAGATTATAATCATTGGTTGAAGGTATGATCTTCTTTTGCATTCTGCGAATAAATACATCCTGCATAATATATCACCACCATTATTCAGCCTGATCTACTTCTGGTAACTTATCAATAAGATCGTGTGTATCTAAAATTAAGCTTCGATATAATTTATGAGAGTAATCTTCTTTCTTGCTCTCAAGTCTGGCAGACTCTACAAGATTCATAATCTCAACCATTACATCAGGGTGGTTGACTAATTCGTCATAACCATCAAGCTTACTCTGTACAATGTTAAAATAATTATCTAAATTGTTGCTCTTCTGTTCTTTATAAATAAGAAGCCAATGCACAAGGCTGTGCAGTTTCTTCTTATAATCGTGAACTTGCTCTTGCGTGTATTCTCCATATTTATATTGCATTTTTACTTTTCCTCCTGCAGATAGGTGTTATTTTTAAAACCATACTCTGCGATCATCCGTCTAACTTCCTGTCTATAGCCTTGTCTTGCGTTTTTCAACGCTGCTAAGTGGTCTTTCTGGTTTGTAAATTTTTCTTCCTTCGTACCAACAAAGAGAAGAATATGTTCTAACGAATTGATCTTGCGATCATACCATGCAATGACCATATACCTAGCAATGACTTCAATTTCACCAACGGACAGTGTGTTATTAAAAATGCCTTTTACGGAATCTCTGTCGTGAATGTCATGCATAATCTTGACACCCTCGATTTCCATTTCACCAAGAGCCGAATCAAGCCATGTGTTTAGTTCGAGCATCTGATCATTTTCTGAAAGCTGTGGGAGGTCTGAGTCTTCAATCTTAGACAAGAATACATTAAAAATCTGTGTGTATTTTGTCATATGAAACCTCCTTTAACCAATTAAGCATTTCAGGTCAGTTCCACAAACTCTGTCAAAAATACGCACCTTATTAATTGAATCGAATGTTCCATCAGTCAGTCCTGTAGAAATAGCAGACTGGATAGCCTTAATAAATCCATCAGGCAGATTACCAAGTGCCTTTTCAAATCTGTCATTAGGCAGATTCAGGATTTCAACAGCATCCTTATAAGTCAGCTCATCATAAAGTTTCTTTAATCTGCTCCACTCAGGCTGTTCAAGAAACTCTTCATCTTCAATCATAAACATTGGATCGAACAAGAATCTGGAACGAGTCGATCTGAGGGTCTTTAAATCCTTAACAGAGATTTCGCATGTATCTCCATAGTTGTAGAAAATATATACATCATCAAATGACTTTCCAGAGACAATCAGCTTACCAAATGTAACAGAACAACAAGTAATAAGATCACTGTCATTACTCTGTTTGTGCGTTTTCTCCATAGCTGCCTCGACACCAGCTGCAACACCAGATGCAACCGCAGAAGTCACATCCTTTGCAGAGATAGTAGGCTCTTTTTCTTCAACCTTTTCTACCTTTTTAACTGGAGTTGTCTTAGCCTTGGCTGTTGTAGCTGTCTTCTTGACAGTAGCAGCCTTTGTGGACGTAGCCTTAGTTGTTTTCTTATTTCCAACTGTTGCCATTAATAAACTCCTTTTCTTCATGTATTAAAATAGAGTAGGGGCAGTAAAATGCCCTTACTCTATTTATTTCAAGTATTTTAATTATATAGCTACTAATTAAGCTGTGATGGTGTAGCTACCAATCTTAGTATTCATAACAGTAGCAATACCCATCTTCTGCTGATACTCATAAGTCATGGTCATATCCATGTTCGTTGCAGAATCCTGAACCTGATAAATCTGAGCATCACCCTCATCAAATACCTTGATGAACTTGTTGTCCCCAGACGGAATAATGAGCAGAACGTCATCCTTTGCAACCTTAGTTGTATAAGTTCTGTCTTTAAATCCTTGCTTAATCTCAAGCAGAGGAATTCCTTCCCAAAGTCCCAGAGCACCTGTCTGATGTCTTTCCTGCTTCATCTCGTTGGAAATCCACTCAGCTGGTACGATCTTACTCAGCTTGGACAGAGCAACCTTCGTTCCTACGATTGTTGCCTGTTCCTGTGTAGCCATCTCAACGTTCTCAACAACCTCGATCAGATGATCAACTGTAGTTGTATCAAGTTTACCTGTTGCTGTGAATGTGGATGCCGGGGTAACAGCTGCAGCTGCATCAATAGTAGCCTTGTACAGCATATCATTCATCATTCTGTCATAAGCATCATAAATCTTCTGAACAAAAGAAGCCCAATCAATTCTTCCTGCCATGAACAGCTCAAACTCTGTGTAGATCTTTCATTTGTATTTAACTACAGACGCTACTCTGTGTTGGCATTAAGCCCTTTAGCTTTCACTAAAGATTAGACTATATCTTTCTCATTCTCATTGAATGAGCGCACCACTTCGAATTACCAATCGCTTGCAATTCTACTCCCACAAGGGGATAGTCGTTGATCCTTTTCCTATTCGGAACTTGGATGCTGATTCTCTATTGTAATAATATTATGTATATTATTCAGTGTTTAGGGTTTAACCTTGCACCATCTGATTACTTTTTTCTACTTTCGTGGCATTCACGCCTAGTCTTATTTCATACTTACGTTTTAGTGTAATCAGCTTTAAGAAATTCCAGCAGTTCAATGCATTTATATATTACGAAGCACCTCACGATGCTTGGGAGCTAATATCTAACCCCGTACCAGTTAGTCTTAACAGAGAACGAACTTCCTTCACCGAGTCTCTGACGAATAATATCATGGTGTCCACCAGACAGCTTTGCTACAGACAGGATTGTGTCATCCTCTACATAGAACTCGTTAGTGTCACCCAGTGCACCATTTCTATACTCAACAAAAGCATCGAAGAACGGATTCTCAGCCCAACCAACTCTCATCAGCTGCGGAACAACCTCTTCGATTACTTCATATACAGAAATAGCATTTCTTCTGATAGCATTTCTCAGCTCTTTAGCAGAAGAATTCTCACTAACACCCAAAATGTTCTGGAAAATCTCTCTGATCTTTCCATCAGCTTTTTTCGGAGAAACACCCTTCAGGGAATTAACACCAGCATCAAACATCAGTCTCTTTGTATCTTCAAAGCCATAGTCTTCGATTACGGCATTTGTATTCGGATTACTAAATCTCATAATAGGCATATTATAAACCTCCTCTCACTTAATCAATTAATTACGCATTAGCCTGCTTCAGAAGAGTAGTTGTAACCTTAACCTTGTCACCCTTCTTAACAGCTCCTTCGAAACCTTCAGCAGACAGCTCGAAAACATCACCCTTGTACAGCTCATAAGCTCTCATAATGTCTCCCTTTGCGTTGAAGAAGTTAGACTCAGCTGTCATCTGAGATGTATAATCCTCATAGATCAGCGGGGAAGTCAGGATCAGCAGAGCATCTCCCGGAGTAACAACCTCAACATAATAGTTGCCATTAGCAGCAATATCAATGATCTTTCCCTCAAATGCTGTTGCAGCAGCACCAGCCTTGTATGTCTGGTTCTCTACATAGTCACCCTTGGTAATCAGAGTGCCGTTATCATAGTTCTTATCTGCAACGATGTCATAAATATGGCCAGCAGTCGTAGCCTTCAATCTGGAACTACCAGCGATTGCATGCTTTGTAAAATTCAGAAAATTTGTAGCCATTTACATTTCCTCCTTTAAATTATTTATCTTAATATTGTGTAAATTTCTATTCCTCAAACAGATTGCCATAAGGATTCTTATGTTCAACCGTGTTGTTTGGATTCAAGAAAGCATATCTCGTACTCGTCTTCTGTGGTTCTTTCTTATGAGCAGAAAAAGATCCTGCTTCTTTTACGCACTTAGCAAAAGCAAGTTCTGCCTTTTCTTTAAGCTCATCAAGAGTAAACTCATCCATCTTCTCATGAAGCGTCTTAAACTCTTCTGTATCAGCAAATTGTTCATAAGCCTCGTCAGCGAGTACAGCCTCCTTGTTAGCCTTATCTTCAGCATCTTTATATTTCTGAAGATCCGTAGATACTTCTTCAAAACGACTCTGAAGTGTATCGAGTGCAGTCTTCTGATCAGCAGTCAGCCACTCAGGGAATACCTCAACTCTGTTTTCACCAATAGTTACATTGTCACCATCAACAGAGTAGGATACCTTGTAATGTCTGTCACTGTTGTAGTCGCACATAATGAAATATGTCTCATAGACTTCAGTTGGAATGCAATACTCGTCAGCATTATCAACTGGATTACGATACTGCTCAGTCAGCTGATAAATGATGCCCCAAATTTCGTCCATGCGAACTTCGTATACATCTCTCTTTCTACCGCCACCACACTTCTTCTCGGAAGAATCTGGCTCTGCCTTTGGCTCTTCATTCTTGGAGAACTCATCATCAGGATTGTCAAGATCATCGTCTTCGTCATCCTCATCCTCATCCTCATCTTCGTCAGAATCGTCATCATCATCGTCATCGTCTTCTTCTTCGATAGTCGTTTCTGTAGTCTCCTCGATTTCTTCATCATCGTCATCGGAGTCATCATCTACGTCATCGTCATCATCATCAATATCAATGTCGAATTCGTCTTCAAACTTTTTCTTAAGCTCTTCGTCAGATAACTCAGAATAATCGAAAGTAAGATCTTCTACAGTCTTGCCGTACTTTTTTAAAAGTTCCTCTAACACTCTATCGTCCTCCTTTCTTTCATTCTCAGATGCAGGATTATCAATTGGTTTATGAGCAAACATACTGTTATTCTGTTCACTAAAATCTACAATGTCTGCTCTTGAGCCTTCCATCCCTTCAAGGATTTCGTTTCCTGCATCATCTGATCCGAGCAATGTAGATCCACTAAAATAAAAGTCCTGAATTTCAACACATCTTTCTTTCGCATTATAAGCAAAAGAATTAATGATGATCTCACAGGAATTCTTAGTGCCTTGTTTTTCTCTAATAATATCGGCTGCCTTAGAGTACTCCTCATAAATAACAGCATGAGCAACCAGATAGGTTTTATCATGCTCTGGATCATACTCTAAAGTTGGCTCATCTTCTGTGAAATTTCCAACAGGATACTCAAGGTATTCAACCTCGTTATCACCGTCTTCATTTTCAACAATCTCAATGTTATGACCATAAAAATCATAACTGCCATCATCTAACTGATGAATATATCCCAATACAGGACGATTCTTGATAGATGACATTGCTTTCTTCACTGCATCTTCGGAAATGTAAGATTGATTTCTATTTTTCCCAATATGCATTACTTTTACTTTGATGTCTAACAGTCCATCACGATTACTAGAATTATCAATTTCAAAAGTAGAAGGAACTTGCAATGCCAATCTATAACCAGAATCCTTAAATGAGAAAGATTTCAAATGGCTTGTTTCACAGAAGTTGACTAAATCGTCAAAAGTCAATAACTTCTTAATTTTTGCCATAATAAAAAACTCCTTACTTAAAAGAAAGCCTTGTTAGAGTAGGCAAAGTTCATCTTCTCATCCTGAGAAAACGTATCCATATCAAATGCTGAACATGTATTAGTCAGTACATAATACTCAGTGTTCCCAGAATTGAACTTTGATACCAAACAAGAACCCGCTTTCAACAGTCGTTCTAACGTATATTCATTGGCAGCAATAATGAAATTACTGTCACGCTTATCTAACTTCGTATCCATCTGAATCCTTCTTTCTAGCTTTGATCTCTCTTGTCTCTAGAAGCTTCACCTTCATCTGTTAATGCTGTATCATCCTTACTAGGTGCTCCCTCAGAACCATCACTGGCAGTAGGGTCTGTCTTCTTATTGGAATCAGGATCGTTACTTAAGTTGCCAGTGTTCATTGTATTACTGCTCTGAAGTGGAACGAATTTACTACTCAGTCCAAGGCAGTCTTCCTCAAGATAATTCAGACTGATTGTTTCAAGCTCTGACAATCCATTCAGAGAATTGATAATCAGCTTGTTTGGAAGACCATAAGTTGCATCCTTCAGGAGAGATGTCTTAAAGTCATTCACTGTGTATCTTGTTGTTTCCAAGAACTTAACCTTAGAAGGATTAGAAATATAACAAGCCAAGAACCTGTTAATCCATGATTCTGTCTGTGGAAGGAGAGAAGACAAAGCAAATTCTTCATCCGATCTGATAGCACCATTCCAAGCTGTTGTTCCACTAATAGTAGAAGAGTTCAAAACTTGTGCGCCACCAGATGTATTAAATACTGCCTTAGTAGCATTCTCTACCTTATTAACATCTGTAGTCTGGTCATTGTCGAATGAGATCGTATCAAGCTTGAGAGGTGAGAGCACAGCTTCTGTATAATCAGGGAGCTGATCTTTCAATCTGTTAAAATACTCAATCGCTGTATAAGGGTCTACAGTAAAATCATCTCTTTCCGCAGATCCGGTAATTGTATCCATCTGAGCAACAATCATTTTATAAATCTGCTGTTCATCTGCAATTGCCGTGATATCAACAAGATCCTCTAAATTAATCAGAGAGTTGAATAATGCAATGTAAGGTGGAATAGGAGTTTCCCAGTCATCAATATTTTGCTTCAAACATACACAATACTGATCTGGCATTTGTACCCACTTATTATTTACTGTATCTTTCTGATACTCTTTATACATCGATTGAAACGGCTCACCCCAAAGTTCAAGAATATCCTGTCTTGAATCGAAGTAGGACATGTCCATATCAAATGCCAAGTCACCAGTAGGGTAGATACCAATAGTTTTACAATAATCTGGGTCTAATGGCAGAATAAAGAATTCATTGTTCGCCTTATCAAAGTAGGCACATCCAAAGAATACATCTTCCGTCCAACAGGTGATATAAACCTTGTAAAACTCCAAAGGGAGATTCATTACTTCAAGACATTCAAGAGTATTGTAATAACTCTTAATTGTCTTCTTTTTATTAGTAGAGCGATCCATCTTATTAATATCTACAAGAGGGATTACGCTTCTGTAATTCAGATTAATCATTGAAGCATTGTATGTGATTAATCTTCTATAAGCTTGAGAACGATATCTTAAGTATCTGCTTAGATTCCTAAGATTCTTATAGTTTCTGATAGGGTTCTTCAGATATGTTCTCAGCTTTGTCTTACTAAACGTAGTAGCAGAAGCAGTTCTTTCCTTAGAAGGAATACCAAGTTGCTTAAGTGCTTCGGCATTCTTGAAACGCTCGATTTCTTTAGAATTCTTCTGATACCAATTTCTCAACTGGGTAACAGAGAGTTGACGCTTTTCATCTTTTTCTTTCTGCTTGATCTCTTTTTCGCTTTCAACAATAGTCTTGTTAAAATTCTGCTTCGGCAACTCAAAATCAGGTTTCTTAATGTTATTTTTAGCATTTTTATTCTGCTTAGAACGAAACTTCGAACCTTTGCTGTATGATTGAGTCTTCTTCTTTTTATATTTTGAATTAGACCGTCTACGCTTATTCTGAGTATTATTGTTTGAGACTTCTGGCATACAAAACCTCCTTTCTAAAATTAATCCCTAGATAAAGGAAGACTAGAATATGCCAGTTTTCCTCGTTGCTTTCTTTGCCTGAGAAGCAAATAACTTTGCTAATCCAGACGTTTGTTTTTCTCGTTTATGTGAGTTAAGATAGTCTTGTTTACGTGCTTGATCTAAAGAATAGCCTAAAAGAGCTAGAGTGTACGATCTGTCGTCCGCTTTTGTTATCTCCGACTTCTATAAATGTTAGGTTATATCGGAAGTTCAGACTGTCGCATTCTCATGTAATATCCTATGAGATTTAATCACTCAGTCGTTCACGCTGCCATTACGCTTGCGCCCTGTCTGCCACCTCTGGCGTTCCAAGTCAATCAGATTAAATTTCCTAATGTGGTTTATGGATTATGCCACATCTGCACAACGATGTTTATGCAGTTTATTCCTTTTCTCAGCACATAACTCAAACGAATCTCTATTCTCTCGCTTGATTCTGACCATATTAACAAGCTCTTCTTTCAGAGCATCTATATTTTCCAATGCTAATTCCTCTTGCCAAGAAAGTTTTTCCATCTTAGTTTCAACGCAGGATACCTGAAGTAAACGCCTGTTTAATTCATCCTGTTTTTCATCTTCTGGAATATTCTCTTTCTCAAGATCCTTTAGTATTTTCTTCTTTTCTCTATTGAGAATTTTTTCATTTGTATTAATGAGAGTAAGATAACCTTTGTTGTCATACGTAGCAGTAAAACTGATTTTATCCTGATTCAGCATTTCAATTGTTGCTTCATAGATAATAGATTTAAACTTTGATGGGGGAATCAGATGTACTTTATCAACAGCATTAGGGAACTTGCGAACATAATCAGCGGAGTATTCTTTATCGATCAATCCTCTGTGTGTTTCACCTTTCTCATCTTCCCAATCTGCCATCAGATAGTCTGCAATATTAACTCCTGATCCACCAGCTCCTGCATCAATGTAAATACCTTCAATGTTACTGTATTTATCATCTCCACCCATGTTATAATCCAGAATCAGTTGTTTTAAATATTTAATCTGATCTGGAGTCTGCATAGGTGTATGATTCTTCTTACCAATATCTGCAAGAGTAACACAATTAAGCAGTCTCAATTTCTTATCATGCTTTCCATCTTTTCCATCGTCATAGATTTCACCGATAAGAATAACCGAGTTGTCTCGTGATCTAGCAGGGTCGTAAGCCATTACAATCTTACGTTTACCAGTATCGTTATATAAAATAGGTTTTCTTACTTCTTCATTACGAGCAATAACTCCTCTGCGAACAATAGCGTTGTTACCACCGTCAGATGTAAATTGACAATAGTATTCTCTTCTTGCTTTTTCAGGATTTGTACGCATAGCAGATTCAACCGTTGATTTCTCAAGCAGCGGAGCAATTTTCTTACCATGCACAGTAGGGGAGAAGCAAGCTTCACAATCGAACTGCGCTACAAAGTAGTCTGGATCACCCATAATCATTCGCTTTGCATAATCTCTATACAAACGATAAAACTCCGTATCCGTGGAAGATGCAGATGAAATATAAAATTGTTGGTTAGAGATTTCATCTGGAATAGTCTTAAGCCTGATATCGTCAAGCTGTTTACCTTCACGGTTTTTACCAGTTTTAAATGATTTGTTTACAATAGCAAATGCACCATAAGTCTGCATCATTTCTTCTGAGAGGAATCCGCTCTCATCGAAGATGACGTTACCTCTTAAACCTCTTTTTTTATCGACATTAGAATTTAGAGTTTGTGTAAACGAACCATTATAAAGGTTATATCTAAAACCATCAGAGGAGTGAGAAAATCCATCTCCAACTGCATTTTTAATTTCAACTTCTGCTTTAAATATCTCTCCTGTAGAGCCAACCATTGTATCAATATTATTGTTAGCAATACGTTCAAGAGTAGTAAATGTTTGCTGTGCCTGAGAACCAGAACCAGAACAAATGTAGCTCCAGTAATTGTTAAACAGCATACCTTTAGCCATTATCATAATATCAATTAGTGTTGATTTTCCAAACGATTGTTATTAACCTAAAGTTTTTTATCTTTAGCTCTGGAAGTTTCCCTCATTTTCATCAATTGGTCAATTCCAATTCAGTCTAGCATATATTTTCATCTTCAACATTACTTGGTCAGATGGAAAGGACTCGTGGTGGCATTATTCTATTCGTCAGCCACTATGCGTTACAAATGAAACTTTTGTTAAATATATTCACATAGAAATTTTCTGTTTAAACAAGGTACTAAGTTATAATACTTATTTATGATTTCCATAAAATCTCTTGTCTTTTTTGAATTAAAATATAAAATATAACCATTTTGTTTTTTGTTAATGTTAGGGGATATGTTATATTTTTCTATAAACCAATCTCTAATCATTACAACTTCATTAAATTTAAAATTCATTGTGTATAAGAAAATACGGTATTCTTTAATTTTTCCATCTGGATATCTGCGAATATTTAAATATCCGTCATCTAAATACCATAAAAAAAGACCAAAATCCGTTATTTGGTCTAAAATTTTCTTATTTACAATTTTCTTTTTATTTGGATATATTAAATTATATAAATAAGTAGCATATTTATTATTATTGGATGTTGATTGAAATTGTAAATAATCACGTTCTGTTTTTTTTAGATGTGTAGTTCTTTTATACATTTTCATCTTGACCAATGGATGCATTTCTAATATATCTGATTTAAATTTTAAATAATCTTTTTGCTCTGCTCCATGTGTCATTGTAAACCAAGCGTTTGTATTTTTTCCTTCTTTCTTACAAATTCCTAAATCACCCATTATACTACCGATTATAGCACCTTTTAATTCTCTATCATTTTTAATATATTTATTTAGGTTCATATGACCCCTCCATGTTTTTACAAAATATTGTTTCATTCTCGGTATTAGCATATAATTTTATTACTTAGCCTTCACCGATTTTCCTTTCTTCTATCTACCTATTACTAGGCAGTGAGGCTTTTATAAATCGTCAACCTCTTGAGCACACTAGTAAAACATGAGGGCATACCCATGTTCTAGTTAATATGAATGACTGGCTGTCAAGCAGTTCTATTCCAAAGAAATCAGATACAAACCTAACAGGGTTGCACTGATAATACTTCTGAATAGCAGCAATGTGTTTTAATGAATCTAACTTACGTTTTGACATAGAGAAAACTCCCGGTCGCACGTAAACTAAATCATTCTGAATGCATAACTTGCTAGGATCGTTTTCGACCTTTGCAATTACGCCATTTCTATCTATCTCGTTATTTTGGATCATTGTTGTGATACTATCCATTTGTATCACCGTCACTTTCTACTGAATCTTCTGTAAATTCGGCGTTTGAATTATTCCCGGTTTCGGTACTTTTCTCACTGAATTCAATCTTATTCTCAGATTCGGTATCTTCATTATTATCTTCTTCATCCTCAATAACATCTTCAAGTACTTCTTCTCCTGCATGGTTATTGTTAGCGTACCTAGAATACAGCTCATTCAAATCAATCAAGTTCTTTCCCTGAAGTAAATTATGTTCTTCCATCGTATCCTTAAGATCAAGATTTTCTCTCAAAAGAATACGTGAAAGTTCTTTAAAATCTTCTTTCTTTCTCTCAAGATCGGTAATCATCTGTCTCTGATCTGCAATCATATCAGAGTACTCTGATTCATCTAATCTGAGAGCTTGCATAATAGACTGGTTACTCATATCCATGACTTGTCTCATGCCACGGCATGTCTCCATGTCGAAACCATTAACTTCCGCCTCTCTGAGATTCAAATCTTTAATCTTCTTGAGTTTACCAGTCCATGTATTTTCACCCTTACCAGAATTACGGGAATGGGCGAGAGAGATACAGTTTTCTTCTGCTAACTTTGTAATGCCAGTAAGCAGTTTCTGTTTAGAGTCCTGCAGATTCTTAATCGTAGGGGCACTCTGAGAAACTGTTGTCTTGTTAGCCATCGCATCAGCAATAGCATCATCTAGCTTAGACACCTGAAGAAACCCACGAACAATAGAAATACAGCTTGCATTTCTCATCATATCTTCATTTGCATCTTCACTGGAATCAAGCAATCCAACAAGCTGTGAATATAGAAAAGGCTGATCTTCAAGTGCTTCGTTACAGAATGGATCGTAATGAAGTAACCTGATAATATCTTCTTTATCCTGTAAAAACTGCTGTCTAGTAGATGCTTCAAGTGTTTTACCTGTAGTCTCATCTTCCTTCATTGAGATACCATGACCATCTTTGAAGAAATCTGAATCAGCAAACTGGAGTCCTGCGTACTGCTGCATCTGCATAATTCTAAAATAGCACTTGGCAAAGTTAGTTTGTCTTTGTGTTGCATTATAATTATTAGCCTGTTGCAAGGCTGCATTGTATATTACATTAATAAAAGGCTTATTTAAATACTGAAGAGCTTCAATTAAGCTTTCCTTAGTAGGTTCATGTCTCTCTCCATTCAAATCCTTACGCATAGCAACATCTAATGCGCATTCCTTGCAAATAGGGGTAACATGTGTAATAATACCCTCTTCCGTACTAAGGTAAAATTTATCATTTCTTAAATACTCACCGCACATACGACACTGATGATATTCACCATCTTTCAAGTCCTGAATAATAGAACGGAGTCTTCTTACTTCTGCTCTAGACTCAGCAGCTGTCATTTCCTGAGAAGTTTTCTTATTAGCTGCTTGGAGCTGTAATCGCTCCTGTTTTGGGGTAAGCATTTTCTTTTTAGTTGTACTACCTTTCGGTCTACCTCGTTTTGCCAATAAATCACTTCCTTTATATATGTATCATTTTAATTCCTGTAATAACTTCAAAATTGGCTACGGAGATGGGAGTCGAACCCATGAGTGATGGAGTCAAAGTCCATTGTGTTAGCCGTTTCACCACTCCGCATCAGAAAGGGTAGTAAGTACACACCGTTACTACCCTTAACGAATTGTATTGAAAGGAAAAAAGATTAATAGAATAGATGTTCACATAGAAACACTAAACATTAATATATCTAAAAGTCGTGTGGACAACCGCACGGCATTTTAGCAAATCTATTATTATAACAGAGAGCCACAGAGTGACTCTCCCAGTGCAGTCCTAAAACATACACCTCAATCCCAAATTTATTATTACTTCTTTACTTTGTTGAGATATTCTTTTCCAGAAGATTCTCTAATCTTAATCCATCCAGAATTAGCTAATCCCTTTTGCTTCTTAAAGTAAGCCCAATTACCTCTCTGCTTCTTACAAGTAAGTACAGTGCCAGCCTTGATTGTTTCAAGCACTTTCGCCTGTGTAGAATATCCATCTCTTACATTCATAGCGTATTTCAGCTTATAAGTATAAGATACCTGTTTGTACTTAGACAGATTAGATTCATGAATCCATCCGCTTTTACCTTTACCTTTAATAATCTTCCACCATCCCGCAGAATAATTGTCAAGCTTAAGCTTTTCGTTCTTCTTAAGTGTAGTCACAAGAGCGGAGTTTCCACTAGCAGATTTTCTAACATTAGCTTCATCGTTGTCTGTGTAAAGCACAGCAGTGTGATCTCCTGTGGATTTACCTACAGAACCTTTAATGTAATCTCTCGGATCTACAACAACCCAAACATTATTACATTGTGCTTTAAAGTTAGACCATCTATTAAACTGACGATATCCTGCATAACTAGCACTATCAGAAATGTAGATATTATCATTTTTGTCTACGTAATAGGCAACAATAAAATGTCCACCACGAGTCCAAATACCCGGATGCATAATGCCAATACACCATTTATTGTGCCGTAAAGCATCGTGAACTTCAGACCAGTTAGTTGTTGTCTTCCATGTTTTAATACCAGCTGCATTGAGCATAGCACCAATTCCAGACCAGTATGTTCCAGCTCCCTTAAGAATCAGACCATGATTCCACGCCCAATTCCACACCTGAAGAGGATTTGTCCAATGCTTTGTTGTGCGAGAAACAATATTAAAGACAGAAAATTCTCCACATGCGTATCCCGCAACAGTACAGCCATTTCTAGAGTGCGAAGCCCAAGGAGAGGCGATTTGCTTATAAAAGTTTGGTTTAATAATTGTCATAAAATCACCTCCATACTAAAAAATCGAGTAGGGGAGAAATCCCTACTCGATATAAATTTCATAATATTCAGTTTCAAAAGTTTAGATTATTTCTACTTTGGAAAGCATTCAACTGTTCGGAAATTCCGAATAGTTCATTAAGCAGTCTGCTTTTCTTCAGTCTTAATTCTCTTCATCTTAGCAGTTCCCATTCTGGCAGCCTCAGTAAAATCGTTATTCTTCCACCAAGCAATCAGGGCGGTAACTGTTGTGAATCCTGTTGAGATCAGATTTGTTAGCTGATCAGAATCGATTGGGAGCGGGGACTTGCCCATAACAGAAAGAATCTGATTAATAATTGCGAGGAACAGCACGGCTGTTCTGATAATTGTACCCTTATCGATATTCTTCATTGTTATTAACTCCTTGCTTTATATTTTTTATATGTAATTAAATACAGCCGAATGGCGAAATCCCAGTAGTGAAGCCCGAACTGGCGTAGTCGGCACTCCCGCCGCTGCCGACAAGACAGAAACCGGGGTTGCCCGTACCCGGCGAGCGCTCCCACCAGTAGTAGGCGGAACCGTTCACCTTCTTCACACGGTTCGATGATGTCTTGTACCACTCAAACTGCGAGTTACTGGATTCGGCTGTGCTATTTGCGTATGTCACACTTCCAAATATTTCTTTTTCAGCAGGAAGTGCAAAATAGTCTGTCGATGTCGTGGTCGATGTTGACGCACCCGACGCTGTAACATTTTTGAACTGCTTAAAAATCGGCCTCAGTGCCGTCGGAATCGCATTATAGAAGACGCTGTTGCACCACGTTCTTCTCTTGCAGGAATTCCATCCGCCCGAATTCGTATCTGATGAATTCATATGTCCTGATTCGTTCAGGCTATCCTTCGTTCCGACTACAAAATTGCACTCTTTGTCATTACTAAGCTTTTTACCTCCAACATTCATCAATACAAACTCAGCACTTTGAGATGCATGACTTTCGCCAACTCCAGTAGCGTCCATAGCAGAAAGATTAATTGATCGTGTATCTCCAACTTTCCAATAATCACTTAATTTAATTAATCCATTATCGGCAGCATTTACCATAGCAACTATCTCTTCGTCTGTGCCAGTAGACCATGGAACAATTTTATATGAAACATATCCATTCTGCATCATATGCAAATCAAATATTGCCATCAATAATCACCAACTTACGCAACCGTAGTACTTACACTAGCACTCGCATCACTCTCGCTACCCTCAGCACTATCACTTTTACTCTTTACAGCCCAGCCTTTCTCATTAATCTCATAACCATCTGCAGCGAGAATAGCATCACAATCTTCTTTAAACTGTTGATACAGCTTGTACTTGAATACTTTGTTATAGTTCATCTTCCCCATTTCAACTCTCATTGCAATATATGCTGCCATATAAATTCCTCCTTATATATAATCTCTAATCTTTGATATTTAATTTATAAGATAATTCCGTATATCATTTACACTATGTTATTTACGTTATTAAACTGTTGCAGTCTCTGAAGTAGTAGAAACTGTTGAAGCACTTGCACTCTAAGATTCACTAGTTGATACAGATTTACTCTCGGAAGTAGAAGTACTAGTAGATGCATCATTAGTATTTGAGCTTGCACTATCAGTATTAGCATCAGTGCTAGTATCATCCGATCCAATATCGCCAACAGCTGTACTCATCAGAAAGTCAATAGCAGACTGAATAGCTTCATTCTGAGCGGTTAATTCTGCAATAAGTTCAGCCTGAGTTTTAGGTGGATTAACAATGTTATTTACTTCCTGTCTCAGAGTATCAGGTACATCGTCAATCTTTTTAGTACCAGCTTTAATAGCATCTACATAACTCTTTACTTCAGCATTATGATCATCAATTGCTTTCTGTCTGGCTTCAATTTCAGCTTTTCTAGCAGCTTCTTCTGCATCTCTTTTTGCTTTTTCTTCAGCCTGAATCTTTGCAATTCTTTCCTTTTCACTAGCTGCAAGTTGTTCATACTCATCTTTAGTAAGCTCGATGCATCCATCAGGAATTGTATCTCCATAAATAATACTATAGCAGACGAGAGCATTCGTATCTGGATTTAATTGTTTATAATATTTCATTCGTCACTTCTCCCTTGCTACCTGTATAATGGTTCTTCGCCTTGTACAGTCAGAATCAATACATCAATATTAATTGTTTGCGTTGGTATGGTTTTGCAAAGAAATGTAAGTGAATTTTTTACTTTTGCAGTACATCTAATTGAAGCTGCTCCATATGCATCATAAGAATCGGGAGTAGGTGATATGATTACATGATTTGTTTCAGTTACTCCAGATACAGAAATAGTTGCAGTTTTAGCTGTAGAATCCCATGCAGTAGTCGCAATACTAATACTAGAGCTAGTAACATCGGCAAAATCTAATATTTTCGTAGCTATATCAGAAATAATTTGTAACATGTCATCAATATTTTCTTCAATAACTTTATTCTGTACAGGGTTTTCACTTGTATTACTTAATGCACTATCTACTGTAATCTTATGGTTGTTAATAGCCGAGTCTACTTCAGTCTTAGTATAAGCATCAGTGATTCCATACCCACTAATAGTAGTAGCTTTGTCAGCTTTATTACTAACAGCACTATTAATACTTTCAGTTACACTTCCAACTGCAAGCAAATCTCTATTAAAATCCGCTTCAGTTCCAGTGTATCCACCCGCAACAGCTAGGTCATAGGCAGATGCACCTTTAGCAAGTTCTTGTCCTTTATAATATGCAATCATACGATGCACCTCCTATTCTATATTTGATGTTGTATTGCACTTGTTTACTTAGTAGTAGTATCTGTAGAAGTAGTAGAAGTAGTAGAGGAAGATGCAGTATTGGCACTAGCATTGGCACTTTCATCTTCATACTTCTCTCCAGTAATCTTTTCATAATCTTCTACTCTGATAATCTGGTCTTTTACATCCTGCTTGAGCAGAATACGAACCTGATTTTTATATCTAACAGGGCATTTACTAAATTCCTGAGATCCTCTTTCAAGGCAGTTGCGCCAGATCATAGCCATATAATTAGCCATTCTAAATCACTCCTTTTAAATCTATGCAGTAGTTGTTGAAGTAGTTGCATCTGTTGTACTTGAAGTAGCAGAATCTGTAGAAACAGACTCATCACTAACTGTATCTGTTGCACTTTCAGCCAGTACAGCTAGTGAGTCTTCAATACTAGAAATTCTAGCATCTAATTCTTCAGTCAGTTCACACAAGCCATTCTCATTCAATACTACTTTATTAGCATTTTTTTCATGTTTTTCGTCTGTATAGTTCATAAATTCAGAAACTCTGTTATATACAGCTTCTCTGTAATTCTTGAACTCTTTCATAATTTCTTCTAGCATGTTAGTTGTCACCCCATAACTTGTAAAACAACTTGTCTATATTCTTTACAGTGTTATAACTGTTATAATGTAGGGCATATCCACGCCACGATTGATATGTCTGATGGGCAGAGTCAAAGCCCACACCTTTATTTTTCATACTTTTTAATTTGCGTCTAATTCTTGTAACATTCTTACGATCCAATTTCATAAGAATCTTACCAGTATTAGTAATACATATACGTTTTTTAAGGAAGGAGAAATTTCCACAAGTAAACCTTGTGATATTTGTTATGTTGTTATTTACGGATATTTTTAGTTCGGATAATTTATTTTCTATTTCATTTTTACAATATTTTAGATAATCTATGTCATCTGAGATAAAATAGCTATCATCCATATAACGTCCATATCCTTTAATATGAAGCTGTTCTTTTATATAATGATCAATTTCGTTAGGATAATAAATAGCACATATCTGAGATACTTCAGAACCTAGTCCTAATCCAGTATCTCCGGGAAACGCATCAATGAATAGTTTAGTCAAATTGAAGACTCGTTCATCCTTGATAACATCTTTTAGTTGAGTAAGAAGGATATTATGATCTATACTGTCAAAATAAGAAGCGTAATCCATCGTAAGTATGCCACCTTTGCGACCGTACTTTTTATAATGCTTTACTAAATGTTTCTTTAGTCTCATTAATGCAAAATCAGTTCCTTTATACTTCTGACTTGCAGAGTTATCATAAATCAATCTAGGTTCAATAATAGGGCGCAAGGCATTTTGGACTAATGATTTCTGCACACAACGTTCAGTAATATGTACTGCCATAATATGACGTTGCTTACCACGTTCACATATATCAAATTCATTAAATCCTCTAGGCTTATACTCACCATTTATCAATTGCTTTGAGAGAGTAGAGCACCATCTAATCTGATTCGCTTTAAACATCTGAGTAGATGATTTCCACATAATACCTTTACAGCATTCATCTGCCGACCTCATTAAAGCTTCAAATGATGCTACGTCTTCAAATTTAATATCCTTCAAAATTCATCCTCAATCTTATCCTGTTTACATCATGCGCATAACATAATGCTTTGTTTATTAACTTGTAATAAACAGCCATGATCTCTATTTGCCGTTAAAGGCTCGGTCATTCTCTCCTGTATCCAGAATGTACTGTTTTCACTTTAAGCTACTCAACTGACTAGTAAATATATCCAAAAGGCGCAAGCCCGTTCGTGTTGCTGGCATTGTTGTTATTGGCACTACCATCGCTGTTAACATTGCAGAAATTGTTGATATTGTTGCCATTAGGCGAGCGTCATGCAGAAAATAACCGAAGAAATAACTTATATATGTTTAATATTTAAATATTTCTAACTATTTTTTATTAAAGCTTTATCTGATTTTAATACTCCTGAAATAGCTTTATAAATATCATTGCAAGTAGAGCCAATATACTCTTCTTCTTTTAAAACTCGTTCAAATTTTACTTCATTTGAGTTTTTACATAATTCTAAGTATATATAAGAAGCGGTTGATATATGTTCTACACATCCTCTAGCTTTTAAAAACAAATTTCTACGTTGCTTATAATCGTCAATACTTGTTGTTTTAGTCATATAAATAGAATTAGCTATTTGTGCAAGTTCTAAAGCTTTTAATCCAGTCTGAATCAGATGATCGCCATAATTAGTTTTATATTTTTTTGGTTTGTTATTTACAATCTTACCTAAATTGATGTTTAATTCCATTAGTAAGCGTAAAAATTCAACCTTTGATTTATTGCGTTTCCATGATGGAACACTCATTTTTATTTCTCCTTTTACCCTTATAAGTTTGTTTAATTTTGTAGTAATTAATGGCTTATACTTAATCATATCTATGGTAATCCGCTGCATAGCGCAGCGGATTATTGAGATTCTAGATTATATACAGCCAAAAGGCGCAAGCCCGTGCGCGACGCTGGCATAGAAGTTAAAGGCACTACCATCGCTGCGAACAAGGCAGAAAGCGTGGACATAGCCGCCATAAGGCGAGCGCTCCCACCACCAACTGTTTGACCCATTAACTTGCTTGATTCTGTTTGCCGCCGTAGCATACCAGGTGAACTGCGAAAGGTCAGATGACGCTGCCTCAGTATTTGCAGCGTATCCCTTTCCGCTGTAGCCGTATCCATCACCGAAGATTTCCTTTTCCGCTGGCAGAGCGAAGTAATCTTCAGATGTAGTAAGACTCGCTGAGGTATTTCCTCCGGTGCTGGCCGTTACATTCTTGCACTTTTTGAAGATCCCTCTGATCGAAGAAGGAATTGAATCATAGAACACGCTATTGCACCAGGTACGCCTTGCGCATTTGTCCCACCCTGTAGTTGAGGTATCGGAAGAATTCATGTAGCCAGTTTCTTTCAGACAGTTCTTCATTCCAACCACAAAGGAGCACGTCTTTCCGCTGGTCAGCGTCTTGCCGCCAGCGTTCATGAGCACGAAGTCTGCGGACTGTGCGGCATGGCTTTCTCCAACTCCGGTTGCCGACATGGCGGAGAGGCTGATGCTCCTCGTGTCGCCGACCGTCCAGTAGTCGCTCAGCTTGAGCAGTCCTGCATCAGCTGCGCCGACCATATTGACGATCTCTTCATCTGTTCCAGCAGACCATGTGACGACTTTAGCGGTGACTTTAATGCTCGTGCTGGCTGTCTTGGTCACGCTGTTCTCTGTGTAGCTTGCGGTTGCTGTCTGCGTGCCAAATGTGCTTAACGCCGCTCCTGCGGCAGGAGAAAATGTTGTTGAGCTGGTCACGTCTGCTGTAGCCCCTGATGTAAATGTTGCTGTAACCTTAGCGCCGGTCCAGTTCATTGCATCACCCTTGTAGTAGGTTGTTTTAGTAGGCGCTGTCAGCGCGATGGAGCTGAGCACACGGTTGACAGTGATGCTGAGATCCGTTGTCAGCACTACGCTCGTGTCGTCCGGCCATGCCCATGACAGGGTGACGGATTTGGTTGATTCGTAGAGCACTGTACCTGCGGCAGGTGATGCTGTGCAGGTGACTGTCTCTGTGGAGTTATCGCTGTAAGTGACCGTCACGACCAGACCAGTCAGATCGAGCTTGTCTCCTGCTGTATACGTTGCTTTTGTTGGAGCAGTAGTAACCTTAAGCGACTTCGGAAAAGCCGCTCCGCCGCCTGCTCCTCTAACTGTAAGTGCCATTACTTACTCACCACCTTTAAAATAACTGGAATATCCACCGTAGGCACTTTCCCTTTAATCTTTAAAATATTACTCATACTATCCATAGGTTTTAAACTAGCCCAAGCTTTATACTGATCATCTGTAGCAGAATCACCATTAATACCAACTTCTACATCATACTTAGCAGAAGGGTAGGTAGACTCAAAGCTATACTGCTTATTACTCCACAAACTAGCAGTAAGCGTAGCAGTTACAATCTGAATATCGCTCTTAGCTAAAGCACCTACCTGAGAAGCCGTTACCTTATGAGGGTTATTAGTATTCTGTACATGCTGTGCAAATGACTTACTGTCTACACTCGTATCTCCATCTTGATCGGTTACAATATAAATAGTGTTATCATCATAACTAGTCAGCTTATCATAATCAGCTTTAGTTCCAACCCACTTTTTTAAAGTACCATTTAAAGCACTAGTAATAATCTTATTTTGTACAGGGTTTTCGCTAGTATCACTAAGAGCAGAGTCAACATCAATCTTATGATTATTAATAGCTGTATCTACTTCAGTCTTAGTATATGTATCTGACTTATTCGCTTTATCACTGACAGTAATAAGCATTTTGTAGAACTCTTCTTTAGTTCCCTTATATCCATTAGCTACAGCTAATTCATAGGTTGAATTACTAGACGAGAGTTCCGTATCTCTAAAAATAACTTTTCCCATCACTCAACTCCTTCCTTAAACTGTAGATGGATTAGTTATCCATAATAGGGTCTTACACAAACCCATTTATTATTTACTTTTAACCATACGCCTTCCTGATTTATAACTTTTTTATCAGAAAAATAAGGTATATTATCAAGTGTTGCTTTATCTGGCTCTTTACCAGAACCATAGCAAGCAGTTAAATCTATAAACATTGCACCATCCAGATAAACATAATTAGGTGATACAATATTTTCAACATCAAATCTAAAAGGATAATTCCCAGAATCCCAATTATCTCTTGTGTTAATACAACTAAGCTGTACCCATTTATTTATATCAGTTGATTCTAACTTCTGACTTGTAGAACCAGATTTATATAAATTACCGAATAAAGGCTCTGCAATAGGCGTGTAGCATTGCATTCCAGAAGTTATCATAGAATTAGGTACATAAATATTACAACGCACATAATATTTATGCCCTTTGATTAATGGAATATTAGTTGAATTGTTAACCAAACTTTCAGTTGAACTTGTATTCGTTGAAGTTAACTTAAGAGACTTATTTCCAATCAAATGTTGTTCTGTACTAAATTCAATTGTACAGTTAGCGTTAACTGTCCATCCTGATGTAAAATCCGAGTTTGGAAGTAAGTTAATTAAAGTCGTACTCATGCAACCACCTTCCAAACGCCATTAATCTTCAAGTAGAATGTGGTAGGGGGAGTGGATTCAATTACAGTAATTCTGGCATATCCATCACCTGAATGACCTGTTTCAGAAGTACCAGTAGGCGATGTAAAACTACTTGTTCCAATTGTTGTAGATGCATCAGTCAAATATAACGAACTATTTAATAAGCACCCAGATGGATAATTTGAAGCAGTAGAACTAGTATAAATATATCCAGAGCCACCACCACCAGCTTTATCATCATCACCAGAACCATCAGGATAAGTGCCAGTACCTCCGTACCAGCCACCACCACCAGCACCGCCGTAACCACTTGAATAAGCAATACCATTACCACCGAATCCAAATCCAGAGTAACAATCAGCTTGCGATGATGTGTTTGCAGACTGAGCAGTAGCAACCCATCCAGTACCACCGGAATTTCCTGTTTGAGTACCACCGTATCCACCATTACCATAATCTGTTGCTACAGAATTTTGAGCAGTAGCACCGCCACCAGCTCCGCCTTGTTTAGACGAAGCACCATCAGATCCACCACCGCCAGCAACAATTAGTCTTGCATATAATGAATCTGTTTGATACCTAACATCAGTAGCACCGCCACCGCCATTATAGGTATTACGTTTACCGCCACCGTTAAAACCGCCATTAGTTTTGCCAGTATTTCCAGATCCACCTACATATATGTAAAACATTTCCTGAGATGTTGTAGTAACAGTACCTATAGAATATCCACCTTTACCACTATATGAACTATGAAATCGGTATCCACCTTCTGCACCCCAACATTCAATTTTATACTTTCCTTTATTTAATTTAATAGAGATAGCTCTTCCAGAGTAGGGGATGTTTAAAATATCTCCTGCTTTAATAGAAGTAGGTGTAGACGTAGTTAAATCGTAAGTTGCCATCTAATCATCACTCCTATTCTGAATATAATATATATAAATCACCATCATTACCAAGAGAAGAGGATGGCTCAGTTGTACCATGATAAATATGAGCAAGTCCCGAAACTTTAGCATCTGTTTCAGTTTTAGTATACGCATCTCCGATGCCGTAACCAGACAATGTAGTAGCTTTATCTGCTTTTGGAGCAATTAAAGCTTTAACCTTTGTTACAATCAGGTTTGTATAGTTCTGAAGCTCGGTGCTGTTAAAAAATCTAAAACTCATAGAAAACACCTCCTACAGAAATGCTGTATTCACAATATTTGCAATCTCTTCATCAGTCCAAGCCTGACCATCAATCTCTTTGCTGTCTACATACTTCTTTGTAGTTAAATCAGTATCATCAGTAGGAGTGTCTTTAATTCGTGATGTCTTTTCAATCAAGCTAGGTAATTCCTTATCAATCTCATCTACCTTGTCATTTATCTCTTTAACCCCGTCAATATCATTGGCAGTCAGTTTAACGTGACCAACTAATTCTTTACCATTCAAATAAGGGTGATTAATTAGATGGTTATAGTCTTTATCCTGTGCATTCATTGCTTCAGCTACATTATCATTAAATGTTTCTTCTGTACCTTCAGATAAAGAACCATCGTCTGAACCATCGCTTACACCGATATTTTCATCGATATTATCAGAGTTAACAGAGTTATCATCATCGTCAAAGCGATGCATTAAATATTCTCTTAAACTAGCCATGTCTGCACCTCTTATCTGATCTCAGTTTCACCAAGTACGTCATCAACGTCAAACGTATGAATCTTAGAAGCCCAGACATTACCGTCATTTGTTAAAATTCTGCACTGCACTTCACCAAGTACAGAGCGGAAATTAGCATCTTTTGATGTAAACTTTAAAGTCTCAGCCTGAGTCAGAGTAATATTAATCTGCTGTGGCTGAGTAGTATCTTTTCTTTCTTCAAAGTTTACATCTGTTTTCTCTTTCTTAAGGATCAGCTTCCCATTCTGCGCAAAGGTAAGCCAAAGTGTCTTGATGTCATCCTTAGAGTAGGGGATAGAAAAGTAAAATGTTGCATTAGATCCTCTACGCATAGAAAGCCTCCTTTCATAAATATCAATGCGAGTAGAGGGATTCGAACCCTCACGAGTTTACACCCAGTGGATTTTAAGTCCACATCGTCTACCTATTCCGACATACTCACATGTTCCCAAGCTGTACACTTGGGAATCTAAACTAATTAGTTATTCTCAGTTCTATATTTTTGTCTCTCAAACTCTCTAAACAGAGTAAGCAGCATATTAAACTGATTCCTACCACATGGCTCTCCCTTGAAATGGTCAGAAGCCTCATTATAGACAAGATCAAAATCTTCAAGAATATTCTTAAACATCATCTTGTCTTTTGCTTTTACAGCGTCATCAAAATCCATATTTGATCATCCCCTTATCCTATATATTATTTACTAGTTCCGTCATTCATTAGCTTATAATAGGTATTCATACTTACTGTATAATGTGTATCTCCAACAGCAACGTAAGAGCCATCAGCAACAGTTACCTGAATACCGTCCGTGACAATAGATGTAGTAATATTTAAGTTCTTAGTCTCAGCATCTGGATTAAGCATCGAAGCAGGGATATTATTTCCTTCACTTGACACATTGGCAAATACTGGCATAGGAAGATATGTATAGGCAAACGGGGTATTTGTAGTGTCATTTGTCATATAATACACAACAATCATATCAGAGATGTCTGTTCTATTAACTGGAAGTACAACGTTAGTTCCATTAGAACCAGTTGTCCAGCCTTTAGCCCAACCAATACCTGTCTTAAGAGAAGCAAGCCAATCAGTTTCACTTCCTTTAAAGCCATTATTAACAGCTACAGTGTAAGCGGAGTCTCCTTTAACACCTTGGATACCTTGGACGCCTTGAATACCCTGATCTCCTTGATCTCCTTTATCTCCTTTATCTCCCTTATCACCTTTAAGAGAACTAAGCCATTGCTGCTCTGTCCCTTTAAATCCATTATTTATCGCAAGTGCGTAAGCAGAATCACCAGTATCGCCTTTTTCTCCAGTGTTTCCTTTATCTCCTTTATCGCCCTTGTTACCTTTAAGAGAAACTAACCATTCTACTTCAGTACCATTAAATCCGTTTTTCTTTGCTACTTCATATGCAGAAATACCTTGAATACCTTGGATACCTTGATCTCCTTTGTCTCCCTTTAAAGAAGCTCTCCATGCAGCTTCATCTCCAGAAAACCCTGCTTGCTGTGCAAGTTCATATGCAGAGAATCCACGATCTCCCTTGTCTCCCTTATCACCTTTAAGGGAACTAAGCCATTCTGCCTCTGTACCTTCAAAGCCATGCTGTTTAGCAATATCATACGCAGAGAATCCACGCATTGCTTTTAATGTCTCTGGTGTTCTCTGCGTCATTTCAGTAATATCACTTGTACTAGATTCATGAACAATAAATTTATCTCCAATGGCATGCTTAAGAATCTGCTCTGTTTTCTCATCAATACCAATTACAGAAATAACAACCTTACCCGGTTTCTGCATAACTTCCCACGGAACAACATAGTTGCCATTAGAGTCTTTCTCTGGCATAATGTTGTTCTTATATCCGTCCGAGAAACACACCTTAATTTCAAGCCCATCCCATTCGCTATCAAGAGTAAGGTTTACTTTATCTTCTTTTGCTGTGCCTTGGATTAAATCTACATCCTCAATATACACAACTCTATTTAAAACATTTACGTTATGTATTCTCATTTTGCATTCTCCTTTCTGAATTGGTTCATTTAAATATCCCCAATACGAAAGAAGGGGAGTAGTAATTCATTCCCTGTTATCTTATATATTAATGTACTTTGATCATATGCTGATTCTTAGAAGCTAATTTAATGCCATATTCAACATGGTCATAAGAAAGCTGTGTGTTATCATAGCTGCCAATCTTAAGCCAGTCTAAGTATTTCATGCAGTCATTAAAGATAGACTGGTCATCAGATCCGCTATACACGCATGTTTTCAAACCAAGATCTTTTACTGTTTTCAAGCAAGATTCAAGTTCTTTAATGTTCTGATCTCCACCCATAAAGCATACACAAGTAATTAATCCAGAATACTCATTAATTACTCGCTCTAAGTCGTCAGACAAATAATCTCCTTTATAATCCCACAAAAATTCAGAATGGCAACCCTCACAATGGTGAGGGCAGCCACTTATATTAAACACCAGACTAATCTCATCTGGCACTTCCTGCATAACAACGCTATATCCTAAATATTTTAATCTACGCTTTGTATCTGCCATAATACCTCTTATGTTCTTCTTTGATTCTAGGTGCTGAGAACTTAGAAACTCTTTTCAGGTAGCCAATTACACGAGTTGCATAATCAAGATTTTCACTTCCACACTTTGGACACTTCTCAAGTCTATGCTTACTAATATGTCCGCAATCATTACAAATCGTATTTGGGACATTGTATGTCCAGTACGTGCATCCAGTCTTAATAGCTACTTTGCCAAGTTTTAGATACTGCTCTTTGGAAAGATGCTCATCAAGATTACAATGGTAAGCAGAACCGCCATCAAGATATTTAGTAAGCTTTCTTCCGTGAAGAATGAACTTATCAATAATATTAGTTGATGGATCTTCTACAAGATAGAAGTAACTATTGTAGCAATCTCTAGGAACAAAATAGCCATCTTCCTTATCCCACTTGGCATTCTTTACACCAAGATTCTCAGCAGGAACAAACTCTGTGTTAAACATAATATCTTTTGTTCTTGCAGCCTTGTTAAGTTCATAGATAGGCTTGAGAATAGATTCACCATACTCAAAATATCTGTCATTCGGAGTAATGCTAATTCCAAGGAATTCTGCACCTTCAACAAATCCATTAATACCAATAGTCAAATACTGCTTTGCAAGAGAAATATATCCTGCGTCATAAATAGGCAGAAGTCTTGCATTAAAGTAATCTGTAATAATTGCATTATAAGCAAGCAGATATTTATGACATTTCTCAACCTGTTCTGCAACAGCATCTGAAATATTTACACCATTTCTTGTTGCATTCTGAACAAGTCTGTTAATATTAATTGTAAGAACTCCCTTAGAACCTGTAGCAACACCGCCAGCTCCAAGAGTATAAGAGAAAGTATTGTCCTGAAGCTCATTCTTCAGTCTGCAACAACTTGCAAGACTATCTACGGAATCACTTGTATATGTAAAAAATGAATGTCCCTCTGAATACATCTCAGCGGAGAAATCTTCATATTCTTTGTCAACATATTCAGACCCATCATTCAGGAGATTCATAGTCTCAACAGGGAAGGTAAGAATTGTCTTAAGTCTTTCCTTGTTAAACCACTTCATAAACTTCTTCTGAAGCCAGTTTAAGCTTTCCCACTTAGGCTCACTTCCATCTGGGAATACAAAACCATCAAACATACCGCTAAAGTATGGATGATCAAAGTAAGCCACATTCCAAAACCCTAATGTTCCATGTAATTCGCTACATTACATGCGTTCTCTTATGAACTGCTTCATGTTACCATGAAGAGCAGACTATATCACCATCCTACAAAGGATGCTCCCCATTTCCACTATCAAACGCTTATAGTGTACTTGCTTTCGCAATAGTCGTTGAACGTTCTCTTGTAATCAAGAGCTTCGCTTCTGATCGTCTTTCTTCTCAGAAAGAGTTTCCAGAAATTAAAGGAGTTTTCTATATAAATTACTTAATATAGGCGCATTTTTAGTTTACGCTTTGGAAATTTCTTGCAGCTGCTGGCTGATTCATTGAATATACAACCTGCTCAAATCCGTCAGTAATTACTTTATCAATTGTTCTTGGATGTTTACCGAGAGATACAATCTCATCTGAGCGCAGATAATAATCATCTCCATATTCTTTGCGGATAAAATAATCCATATACATAAAGAACTCAGGAGTTGCTACCGCCCCGGCAAACTGACTTGCAATAGCAAACACGAGATTAATAAAAGCTCCCAAGAAAGCCTGAAGGTTAGTTGGTGCTGTGGAAATACCACCAATATTCTTCAGTCCTTCAAAGAGAAAAGGATACATAGTAATACTGACGCAATAAGGCATAATGGACGTTTCATCATGTTTATATATCTCATGGGATTCAAGCTGCCTGATATACTCATCAGCAAGCTCTTCCCCGTACATTTCTGTAATCTTATCATGCATAAGCAGTCTATTAGTTCCGATGATCTGTCTCTTCGGAATCTCACCCATGCATGTTGTAATATTCTTATTCTCTACATTAGCATTAGCATCTACTTCACTTCCAGAAGATGCGTTGATTGCCTTAGAGTATCTTTTGATGAAATCAATATTGTTTCTATACTTTTCGTAATCGCTCATAGTTCCTCCTGCCTGTTCTTCTACTGTTCGTTAACCCATCTTAAAGCATCTGGCATAGCCATATACTTATCATCAATCTTCAATACAGGAGCAGACATAAATCCATTAGCAATTACTTCTTTGATATTATGACTTTCAGTATAGTCAATGTTCTTATCTTTAAGCAAGTTAGACAACATCTTGCATCTAACACAGTTAGGCGTACTAAATAATGTAATTGTCATTTACCCTACATCCTCCCACAAAATGATTTGCGAAAAAGGATAGGTGACAACTACCCTTTTTCGTTATTATCCAATATTTTTAACATTACTTAGTTTAATGTCGTATTCAAACACCTTACCTTCATTGTCCTTGAAACCAAGAAGTAAAGCTCCTGCATTACTCTTCTTTCTGAGACTCAATGCATAAGAATCAGTTCCAATGATACTAGGAATATTAATTACAGAACAACAGGAATAAAGCTCTTCACTTTTACTGCTGTGATAATGTCCTGCAATAAGGTAAGAAATAGGGATCTCATAGACTCTTGAATACTCATTAATTGCTTTCTTCATGTCTTTAACTTCACCATGAATAGCAAGGATAGGGTAGTTGCACAGTTTGAAATAAACCATACCAGTAGGATTCTTCACAATCTCTACATTAGGGTTATCCTCTAATCTGCATTCAATAATCTCCTGAATTACCTTTGACATATTGTCTTCCGGGAATGCGTTCTTAGGCGCACCACACATTCTCAACTGGGAATGATTTCCGTCCAAGACCATATGATATTTGACATAAACATGTTTACTAAGTTCGTTAATCCACTTTGCCATAAAATTAGCATATTTAACACTGGAATCAACTACACCATATCTCAGCTTCATTAGCTGGGAGGTGAGCCTGATAATTCCGTCAATATTGTCTCCAATATCTACAACATCCAGAATCTGAACATTGTTGTCTTGACAAAATGTAATTGTTTTATCCAGAAGATCGGTCATTCTTTGATAGAAAATCTCTGGACTATATGCATTAATCACACGATTGTGTATATCTCGCAGCTCGTATTCAACTCCAAAATGCGCATCTCCAAAGAAGAGCGCATATCGGATCGGTCTTTTTTCATCTTCAGCAGTTCCTTCTCTATAGATAGGTTCTGGAACATCAAGTTTGTCTAATGTTTTAATAGCATTTACAATCTTGTCTGTGATTAATTCATCTCTTGCGTTCTCACGCAGCCATTTATTCAATTCAACCTTTTCAGCCTGTGTTTTAGCACGTTCTTTCTTAGCTTTTAAAGCTTTCTTAGTCTCAGAGTCAACCTCACCAGTTACTCCAAAATCACTCATTTTCTCTTCATAATATCTCTTAACGAAATTACCACCGAAAGGTGCGAGTCTCTGCGCTTTACGCAAAGACTCTCTACTGATATCGAGATCAAACTTATCTACAATATCCTGCCAATCGTCATCTGAGATACCATGAATTTTATCGTCACAAGCATTTAATACGGATTCATACACATCTGGTGTGAATCCGTATCCAATTAATTCATCTGCAATTGACATTCAATCAACCCCTAAAAGAAGTTCTCATCGTTTTCATGATCATCTGCAATATCCTTCGGTGGCTCAAAGTCATCAATATCCAGATTATCATTACTGCCCTTAGAAGCAGAAATGGAAAACTCTGTAGCACCAAATACCGTCTTCAGGTCATTTACCAGATCAATGATGTTGCCATCTTCATCCTCAAGATGACCATCCTTAAATGCAATTGCTTTTTGTTTATATTCAATCTTGCTAAATCTCTTAATCATATATTACTCACTTTCGTCCTTATCTGTATTTTCCTCAGTGCCCACCTTTACAACTCCTTTGGATACATCAAACTTTCCATCTTTCGGAGTGTGCGGGTCTGACTTCTTTGTTCTATTGAAGTTCTTCTTAGGAGACTTCGGTGTATTACTAAACACTTCATCAATAGAATCAATCAGTTTATCAACTACACCAAACTTAAGCTGCTGTGCAGGAGAGAGATACCAATCTTCCTTCTTATGCTTCTTATACAGAGCATCTGGAATACTAGTATTCTTCAGTACATACTTATCCATTACGCCAAGCATCTTCTCATAGTTCTTACTAGCAGCAAGAAACTCATTACTGTTTCCCTCAGTAGCTGCAGACCCGTGATGAACCATAGCACTTGCATACTTGAATCCATAACGCTTATGCCCGGACAACAGAAGAAGGAATCCTGCAGACATAGCAACTCCCATATTAATAGTAATGATAGGAATACGGCTTGCCTGAATGATGCTAATCAAACTCCATGCCTGATACAAATCACCACCATAAGAATAGATGAACAGGTAAATCGGCTTCAGCTTATCCTTTGGAACATTACGTTCTCTCATATTCATTGTGAGAATTGTCTTTCCAAGTTCTACAAGCAGATAATTGTCATCGATTGTATAATCAATGAAGAACATACGATTCTTTCTTGCTTTCCAGTAATCAAACTCCTCCGCAGTCATGTAGTCACTAGACTTAGGAATTGTGATCAGTGCAGTTGTATCACCATTATATTTTGTAGCCATAGGCTTAATAATCTGCTACTCAAAATATGTTCAAATATACTCAAGCACATTGAGATGTTGTGGGTTTTCGCAAACACCACTTACTGCTTCACAGTGTATGCTTTTGTAGTCATAAGTGACCTACTACTCACAAGTTCTTGTACACTCCACAGTCGTTAATTCCCAACTAGCCATTGGTACACACTTACACTTGCTTACTTATGCAATTTTGTAAGTTTTTGCGTCTCTTAAATTAAGACTTGCATTATAGTCTCTGTCTGCTATGTATCCACAGGCACATCTGTAAACCCTGTCTGAAAGTTTTAAATCTTTCTTAATAGCTCCACAACAGTGACACAGTTTTGATGATGGATACCATCTGTCCACAACCCTTAATTCAATGCCATTTTCATCACATTTATTTTTAAGCTTAATTCTGAACTCATAAAACTTTTGTGATGCAATAGCTTTTGAGAGATGCCTGTTATTCATCATACCTGATACATTTAAATCCTCAATCGTTATATAAGACGGCTTGGTTTTTACTATCTCAGTGATTGTCTTGTTAATGTAATCAGTACGGATATTATCTATCCTATGATAAAGCTTCTGCACCATCAGCTTTTGCTTCTGTATATTCTTTCGAGTAGACTCTCCTTTCTTTAAATTTTCATACTTGCGTGAGAGACATCTTTGTTCCCTACGCAGTTTCTTTTCTAATTTTTTAATTCTTGCTGACTTATTGATATTTTTATAAGTCTTGCCATTTGAAACAATAGCAAAATCCTTTAGCCCTAAGTCTATTCCAATACCCTCGCCACTGCATTTTGATGGATGTGGATCAGGCAGCTCTACAAGAGCTGAAACATAATATCTGTCTGCCTTCATAGACACCGTACCACTCTTAATAGTGAATCCATCCTTGGTTGTTGGTATATAGCCTTTTTCTTTTAGCTTTACCCATCCAAGAGAAGGAATCTTGATACAGTGTCTTTTGCAGATGCAATCTTTGGGGTTATTCTTCACAAAATACATCTTTACATCAGATTTTCCCTTCTTCTTGAATTTTGGAAAACCACTCTGATGTTTAAAAAATCTTGTAAAAGCAGTACACCCATTTTCAATGGATTTCTTGACAGCTTTAGAATAAGCTTCTTTAATCCATGCTTTGTCTGAATGGTTAGGTATATACTCATTGTTAAGCCAGACACTAAATGATTTGCCACTCATAAATGCTTCGCCTTGATCATGCAAAGCTTTATTATGGGCAATGTAGAAATTGTAGATATATCTGCATGTGCCAATAGTTTTGTTGATCTTGATTTTTTGCTCTAGTGTTGGATCAATTTCTGTCTTGAAGCTTTTCAGCATCATTCTCACCTTCTCTCCGCTTGGGCATCGTCTAAAATATGAGGAAAAACCCTAAAAAGCCTTCTCAATTTAGGCATGTACTATGAGCATCTTTAAACACATTTAATCACCAATATCAATATTATTGTCTACTTAGCACTATCTCCTTATATATCAATATTTGCTTTTTAGGCAGCATAACCTTTATATTAAATATGTGCTACCGTATCTTTGTTAGTAGCTACTACTTTTGTTGTTTTACAGATTTTAGCAATGCGTCTTTCTAACGCTTTCTTAAAATCAATTTTCCCTTTATCTCCATGAACAAGCCAGATTACTTCACATCCACGGTCAGCAACATCAACATATGTATTCATTAACTGTTGATATTGAGCATGGCATGAAAAGCTTTCCAGACTCTTAACCTTACATCTGTTTTTACATGGTTTCTTATCTATAGTAATTGTCTTCTGAGCAGACCTGTTCTTAATCTTCCATCCAAGACTATCTTCAACCATGTATCCACAAGTCAGAATGCAACAATTCTTCCGAGGAAGAATCCTCTTTAAATACTGAATCGATCTTCCCTGAGTAAGCATACCTGAAGAGGAACATACCACCTTTGGGCTTGTATCCATCATGCAAGCCATACTGGTATCATAGTCCTTGATTACCTTGATATTCTTCCATTTCATCATGGCATCAAACTCTTCTTTCCAGTAACCTGTAAGATTGTCTTTGAAGCAGTCTAACAGTTTTACTGCAAGAGGGGAGTCTACAACAACAGGAATATCAAACTCTGGATCGTCACCAAAGATCTTCCAAAGAGCGTACAACATCGTTTCAGTTCTCTGCAAAGCAAATGTAGGTATCAAAACTATACCTTTATTGTCAAAACATGTTTCTCGGATTGTCTCTTCAATAGTCTCAAGATCCTTCTTGCGCTGATTCTTTTTAGCAGAACGCTTTGGATTATTATATGTAGTCTCGCCAATGAACATATTGCATTTCACTGTAGGCTCATAATCATCAATAAAAGGATGCTCAAACATTGAGTTGCCAATATCCCCAGAATAGCAGATCTTTTTTACTATACCTGTCGGAAGTGTGATATACAATTCAATTTGACATGATCCGAATATATGACCAGCAGACACAAATCTAAAGCTTACGTTCTCTGAAATCTTATGCATCTGATCTTTAGCACATCCTCTGAATAGCAATTCAGTGCGCTGTACATCTTCAATTCTATATACAGGAGATAAATCTTTACCATACCTTCTTGAAAGCATCTCTGCATCTCTTTCCATAATTCTGGCAGAATCTTCAAGCATCGGCTTAGTAAAATCTAATGTCTCTTCAGATATATAGATGTTACAATTTCCACCTTCGGCAACAAACTTAGGAAGTAAGCAGTAATGGTCTGCATTGATATGTGAAATTAAAGCAGCTGTAATATCTCTAGGTTTAAAGTCAAACTTTCTTTTGTTGATTTTATACGACTGGTAAACATTTCCTGATTGGTATAATCCACAATCTAGCAGAATCTGTTCACCAGTAGGGCACTCAACTAAATAGCCAGATCCGGTGACTTCACTAGATGACATACCTACGCATCTAACACGGATCTTCTCGCCCTTATGCTTCTTAGATGAAATATTGATCACCACCTAAACAATGAAATAAGCGATATAATTGCTTTATCTACTTGTTAACATGACGTTCAGTAACATGTTTATCCTTGTATTCCTTAAGTAAATCAAGCACTCTGTTTGTCTCAGAAGCATAATATGTACAATGCTTGGATGTTCCAAGTGTCTTATGAAGCTCATAAGGGAACTTACATCCATTGCTTTCTAAAAAATCTCTTTCAAGTTTACTAATTTTGAACAAATAGGTTTCATTCCTTTCTTAATGTATTTGCGTGTTTACTCATAGTAGGAGTGAAACCCGCATAAAATAGGTTCGGCAAGATTTGAACTTGCATCTACCGTTGCTCTCACAACTGGCATTCTGCCAATTGAACTACAAACCTACAAAGAACAAGGATACCAGAAATCAAAGCACTGTTAGACCTTCATCTTACTCAAACATCCTTCTTATATATTCAGTCAATAAGGAATATAATGTGAGCATACAACCCGTCAGCTGCAGCTATTATACCCACCGTTAAACGGCAAATCTTATACAGAATTGGCATCTGTAACTTTCACCTGTCATTCACATATCATCAGCAATAGATTTCAAGTCTATGCTTCAACCTTGATGCCATGCATTAGGCTACTCGTACCGACTCTTGAACTTTATTCACGGCATTTCTGCTACGCTTATATGCATTACCATGCTTATTTGGAATTCCTCACGTTTCACTAAGTATCCAGCTTCATGTCGTTTGAGGTTCTTCTCACAGAGCGTCTATTGCACATGGTGTCAATTTGTCGTACCTTTATATCGCCAGAAGTTTAGCACTGCATCCAACCGTTGGTAATTCTACCTTCTGCAACTATGTCACCATAGCTGCACAGATCCTCAACAAACGTATCCGTAAGTATCAGTCTGGGATTACAATGCATCTCAGCAGCATAACATTGCTTCTTCACTGAGTTAACAATGCTCTCATTTCTAGCATCCTTGTTCTCGTTTCATTATATTTTTAGGAGGTACAAAAATGAAACAAAAGTAAAGAAAAAAGAGTAGAGAACGAAACCTACTCTTAAACTTCATCATTAATTACTTCTTTGAATGTATAGCGAGGATTTCCTTGTACACATCCAAGAAAGTACAAATATCATCAATTGTTGTATATTCACCCCATGTAACACGGATGACCTTATTTGCTTTCTCCGGGCTTAATCCAATTGCAAGTAAAGTCCTAGAAGGTTCAGAACTATAATTGTGGCAAGCAGAACCCGCAGAAATAGATACCCCTGACTCATTGCAAAGCTCAACAATCTGTTGCGCTGAAAGATCACATGTATTACATACAAAACTAAGATTATTAATAAGTCGGTCAAAAGGATCTCCAATTATCTCAACCCCTTCAATCTTACTCAATTTTTTTTTAAGGTAATTATAAATGAACAGAAGTTTCTTCTGCTTAACTTCAATTGTCTTATCGAGGTGTTTGATCGCAGTCTCCATAGCAGTAATACCAATTACATTCTCAGTACCGCCACGCACTCCCTGTTCACCGAAGATAACAGGATCAATATCCCAACCACTATTGACATAAAGGAATCCTGTACCTTTAAGCCCACCAAACTTCTGAGCAGAAGCAGTGACAATATCAATACACATTCTCATGTCAGGATTAAATGCTTTGAATCTATAATATGGAAGATACTGCGTAATGTCACTCATGATGCAGATATCATCATCATCATATTCACGAATTACATCGTATAAAATCTCACTCAGCTGAATAGTACCGATTTCACTATTGGCAAGCTGAATAATAATAAGGAAGACTTCACCCGGATGCTTCAATCTGGCATTGAACAGCAGATTATCAAAACCATCAATGTCAATGTACCCAGTTCCTTCCTCAACAGGAATCTCACAAGAACTTACACCACTCATGTGTTCCGTACAATACTTAACAGCCTGAATAATATCTTCATGTTCAAGTGGGGTGTAAAAAATCCTTACTTTATTATATGCTCTGCAAAATCCCTGAATAGCAATACTATTGCTTTCTGTAGCTCCTGAAGTGAAGATCAGATTATCATCCTCATTTCCACCAATATAATCCATAATCGTCTTACGAGCATGTGCAATAATGTCATGAGCTTCAACTCCGTCATTATGTTTGGACGATGGATTACCATAGTAATTCTTTGCTACATCAACCATAGTATTGATAACGTCCTCCCCAATAGGGGAAGACGCACCATAATCTAAATAAGTGTGATTTACCAATTAAGATCAACTCCAATATTAGCAGAATGTCTCTTCTGCGTTATTCATGAAATCCTTCAATACAGCAGAAGCCTTAAAGGATACAACCGTCTTCTCAGGAACATGATATGTCTTCGGCTCATCTCCCAGACGAGAAATAACATCCTTCTCAGGTGTTACTCTGGTCTTGAAAGTACCGATTCCAGACAGCTTACAAATTCCTGTCTGCTTCAGTTCCTCTGCAATAACACCCAGCATAGCATTATATGTTCTCTCAATTGTTGCCTTTGTGATTCTTGGTTCACCTTCAACGTTGACCTTTTCCATAATGTCACTTACGATCTGATTTTTTCTTGTAGCCATATTAGTTTCTCCTTTTTATCATTGTTGTTCCAAAATTATTTATTGTACATCTTTAGTTAAACAAAAGTGCAGTGTGGTTAAAACGAATAAATATTTAGGGGGATTTAAAATTAGGAAATAAAAACCCACACTGCACTGTTGTGTACTATTTTGTGTAGAGATATTTTTTCGCTTTTCTATATCTCCATTAATACAAATGGGTTTTTATGAAAAAAATCGGCTGTATCCGTTGCAATAACTTGGATACAGCCGAAATTCTATTTACGGGTAAAATGGCGTTTCTCACCGTTTCTCACCCAATAAAAGGGCAGTGAACATAAAACTGATTAAAATATTTTAATTAATGTTCTTCATTTCTTTAGCACAATGCTTACAGTATTTCATTGAATTACTCTGCTTTTTAACAAGCTTTCCGCACTTTGAACAGATCATATACTTAGTAGGGGCTGCGCTTACAATTCCCTGATTGCCAATTTGATTGAACTCTGTGATCGTATATTGAACATCTTTATCGCTACCATTTTCCTTCATGTAATTAACCACACGCACATTCACAGCAGAGTCCGCTTTCATATTTATATCAAGCAATCCTTTCTCTGTCAGCGCACCGAGAAGCAGCTCTCTGTTACATCTCTTTGTCTTGATATTAGCCAGAGAGAACAATTCATTGATGTCAAGATAAATCCAACCATTATTATCGAAAAAGCGAGAGAGGGCAATTGCAGTAAACATTAATCTTTTCTCCTGACGAGTATCTAATGTATCAATCAGCTCATAATCTTTTTTGTACATCTTAATACCTTCACGCACTTTAAGCTCTTTAGGCACTTTCCCATGAATAACCTTAGAAGCAGTAGACTTGATTAAATCTACATATTCAAATGGACGGAAGTTCTCATCTTCACTCATAATCTCTTTAAGCTGATTCTCAACTGTGTATGACAGTTCTTTTGGTTTGATTCCCAACTTATAATAATATCTGCACAGAAGAGAAACAAGTCTTTTCATCCCAAGCTGCTCTGGCTTCTTTTTCTCTTCAATAACATTCTTGATAAATTCTTCCTCATTCATAATGAAAAGTGTCTTACGCAAGCTCTCCCTCTCTTTCTAACTCTGCGAGTCTGTCACAAATCAGCGATCCAACCATGCTCCACATAAAACTCTGATTGCAATTGTCTTTATAGCGCATATCCAGAATAATGTTCAATCTTTCTTCTTCGCTAGGGCACAGTCCTTCGATTCTCTCTCTTACATTTCTTACCATGAAATCATGCTCTCTGACATATTCACTCATGTCGATCTTCCCGGTAGATGAATCTTTGGCAATGACTTTCATGCGCTCCATATAATAATTGTATGCATCCTTAAGCTGCTCTCTATGCTCGTTTGTGCAACGTCTTTTTACTTTCAATTTTGTATAGTCAAATCCTGAAGTAGCATGCAGCTCAATCTTGTAAGGATCTAACTTCTCCTCAATATGCCAACAAACTTTGTTCATCGAACAAGCTCCTGTTCCAAGAGGAGACTTGGCAATGAACCATCTGGCAAATTCAAGCTGATTCTTTTCTTCTTCTGTCTCTCCGATAATCTCACCATTAAAGTATCTGTCCAACAATTCTTTTACCGACATGTGAAATTTGATGTTACAACGCATCTGCTCATTCTTAATGAATGTATTGTACTTTGCGCTATAGTCTGGTCTGGCGTACTTCATGAAGTACGGACGTTTATCTGCACAAATACTCTTCTTATATTCATCTCCCTCACAAGCTGAAATGTTAAACCAGTTGGCTGGCATTGGCTTTGTTTTAATTCCCTTAATGTGGTCGATTTCATCTTGCTGGTAAGTCTGCACACAATCGATTCGATACTGCAGGTCATTCCATTCTTTAGACCCTTTTGGGAATCTTGATTGAACTTCCATCATTGAAGTTCCTCTGTTTGTAATCGTTCCAACCTTAGAACCCATTCCATTCAGATTAGACTTCTGAACACGTTTTTCTGTTACGATCTCCTTGTCAACCGCTCTCTGTACACAATCAACAGCGGGAAGTTCTCTGTGTCTTCTTACAAGCACTGGATTATTAGTTGAAAAAAGTATGTCTGAGTCGTACCTTTACACCCTCGATTTCTCGATATTTGACAGGGGAGTAGACTATATTTTCATCTTGCATCCGCAAGAGTCTTGCACTACGGAATACGGAGTTTCACCACATTCCTCTCTGCCTAATAATATTAGGCAAGTTAGTCGTTTGACCGTCCACATAGGTGGCTGGCACTGGATTATCATAGGTATTCGCCCTTAGACTCCCCAGTTGGCATAGCTTCTAGCAATCAGTTACTATTGCTCCTATACGTAAGCTACACACCCTACATTTGTAGGTTCGCAAGCATTTTACACGCACATCACTGTGCGAGGTGACTATTAAAAGTTAATCACAACCGTTCTCAGCCATACAGAACGTATCCCATGAATTCATAATCATGATTCCGTTCATATATCTGTACCAGTATTGCATGTCTTCATCATATCTGACTTTACATCTTCTGATGTTATTATGAATTGTCATAGGACTTCTAAACACAACGATATCATCAACGTCTTCTTCAGCCCAGTAACTGCTGTAGCACTCATGTGCCTTAAGCAGCCCCGTTTCCTCCAATCCGCAAATATGTTGCATCATAATGAATGGATCACCACTGGCAATCTGGTAATTACCATGCACAAGCAATCTACCGATCTTGGCTTCACTGATCTTCTTCTTAATCATCCGATGCACAGAATCAATTACCTGATGATCTCCCATCATATAAGGTGATATATATAATGCTCTCTGCCATGTATTGCGCTCTGTGTTTCCATTGATTCCGAGAAACTTAACTGTACTCTCATAATCTCCACAGAACGAATCCTTCAAATACTTAACAGTAGGGGCGCACAGCTCTTCAATATCCTCATCTGTAAATTCATAGCTCTGCAGATACTGGTAATTCAGCTCTCTAGTGTCATCCAAGATCTTAGGTGAGATCTTCGTTACAGAGAACCCATAACCGCACTCTCTGTATGACTTCACATATTCATCAATGCAGCTGTAAGCTTTCCAGAGCTTCAAACTTGACTCTGTAAGAATCAGATCAATGTCTCTGAGATCATGCTCATACCCCCAGATATCTTCAACCATATAATTCCCATCATTGAATTTCTCAGCAAACTCAACAATAGGAAAGGGGTACATCATTCCTTTTAGCCATGCGTTTCTCAGACACACACCAGAAGTCACATAGTCAAGCCCAAGAGACTCAGACACACGCTTCATATAGTCATATGTGCAAAGATTAAATCCGTCAGTAGCGTTATTCTCAAGCTCCGCATCTTCCATCAAAGTAAGACTTGGCTGCTCTGCATCATCATCTGTATTGTCCAATCTGAGAACTGTATCTTTGAACTGAGTGATTGTATCACTCACAACCAGAATTCCGTTAGGTTCACAGATAGGCTGACTGGCTGAACAGGTGAGTGCTTTATATGCTTCGTACTTTGCAGGAATGAGAGGAACAGATTTATCTCTGTTACACTCACATCTGCGATTCAACTCATCAAGCACATCCGTGTTTACAAATAGGAGAGTATTATTCTTCAAACCGCCTGTAGTACCTACAAATCTCCTAAAGTGCTTTCCATTAAGGAAGAAACCTTTCTTACTGCAGGCTCTTCCATAATGTGACTTCTTGTCAATGATTACCGATACAATGTAATCCGAGAAGTCGATTTCATTAGTTGGCTTGTTCAGGATCTTAGAGATAAGTCTGAACTCAGTTCCTTCAAAAAGTGCTATCATCTGATCAAACTTGTGTGCCTCTTTTTTTGAAATGGTCACGTCCCAGTTGTTATACTTCAACTGAGTAGTTCCGATCTTAAAAATTTCATACTGTGGAACTTTGATTCCCGCCATGCTACCTCCTTCTTAAGAATAGAGAAGGGCGCAGCTAATGTTACGCCCATGTGTATATTATATAATTGTGTGTTTTGGTCATGTTAGGCTGCAAATGTTGTTTCAGGATCTACATCGTAAATCTTACACATAGCAGCCAAAGTCTGATTAACATATGTCCATTCATCTTCTTTGATATACTGGATATATGGTTTCTTACCACGAGCTGTCAGATCAATATGGTACTTGTACTTCAGATTCTTATAAAGATCAGTCCAGACTTTGCCGAAAATAGTATCTGTAGCAATTGCAAGCTTGCGAACAATGAAGTTGAGTTTACTTCTGTCATCCCACTTCAGAATCTCTCCTGCGAGGACTTTATTCTCTTCTTCTAACTTTGCGATATGACGTTTCATGAAGTATGTATGTTCAACCTGACTTCTGATAGCCCCTTCAATATCTGCTTTTGCTAAAGCTTCATTAAACTTCTGAAAAAACTCAAACTCTTTATTAATGTCTTCCGTCTTAGTCTCTACAGAAGTTTTCTCCTCAATATTCAGAAGCTGATTTCTAACTTCTTTTGCTACCTTTGAGTCTCTGAGAAGCATTCCTACAAGAAGAATTGCTCTGCGATTAAAGAGGAAGTTTTTTGTATAATTTACTCTAACTCCATTTACTTCAATTCCACCTTTTACTTTTTCAAAATCAATTAAATTACTATCATTTTTAGTAGTATTTTTACTTGGTAACATAATGTTACCATCTATCACTTTATTGGAATTACAATTGTTATTGGGATTGGACAACGTGTCCCATCCCACCTTATCTTCAATTTTCTTAACAATATCATTACCTTTAATTGTAGCGAGTCCATTAAGATCAAATTCATCTCTGTTTCTCATAATTAGCATCTTAATTGCTCCTCTGTCCACCTCATAATAGTCAGCTACCTGATTAATAGTTGCAAACTCAGTTCCCGGCAGAAGGAGAATGGATTTAACCTTTTCAAGCACATTAATACGATCAAGTCTCTCATCTCTAAACTCTCTGCTTGTAATGAAATCTTCTGTTGTTGTCATAATAAAACCTCCTAAAACAATTATTCGTTTTATGTTATAGTGTGTTTATTGATCATCTAAAATCATCAATGTACAAACCGTATTCTTCATACAGTCCATGTCTAAGCTCCTGTATCCTTTCTGCTTTCTCTTCATCATCTCCGTAAATAGCAATCTCAGCAGAGAGAGTCTTAATCTGTTTATCAGTCTCATAGATCTCCTTGGCATTCGGAAGAATACACTTCATGTTGATTGCAATTTCAGACCCGTGAATTAATGCACCCATTAGAATTACTGACTTGTAACTATACACAGTATTTCTTGTACTATTTAACGCCGTTCTGTCAAGTATAACTCCATTCTTGGTATTCTCAATCAGAAGAGGGCGTATATAGTATTGGGTCAAATCCAGATCACGATATTGATCATAATCATTTGATTTAGCAAAAAAGGAAAGTATCTTCTTTGCAGACATGTATCTCACACCAGTAATATCAAATGCTTCTTTATGCTTTCTGCGGAGCATCTTAACCTGATTCAGAGACACATCATAATATGATGCAATCAACTCAGCAGTTGCAAATTTACACCCCTTTATGTGTGGCAGATCAAGCAACTCACGCAGAAGCTTCATATTATTAATCATATCCTCCTGATATGCTTCGTTATTTACGAATTCATCAACAGAGAATGTTTCATCCATTCAAACTTCCTTCCTAATATAATCATAAGTATTTTCCTGTTATTATCATCTATGTTTATTATACTCATAACACTAAAAATGTCAATGTATATTGGACATATTAAATGGTTCTATTTAGCTGTCAGTTTGATTTTACCCTGACCGGAGAGGACATAATTCTGACCTTTGAGTCTCGGCTGATGAATGTAGTCATTCACAAAGTCAATGTTTCTATGCCAAGCATAAACATTTGAAGCTCTCTCAATCGATGGCTTATCATCGTCATATTTTCTCTTATTATATGTTACTGTAGCTCTTGCAACAATAATAATCTTGTTCTCTTCAAGCCAACTAATATAATTCTTAATTGATGTCTCGCTAACGCCAAGAGTTTCTGAAGCTTCATTCTGAGAAAATACAGCTACTTTTCCAAAATACTTCTGGTAATCTTCATTCTGTCTCGACCAACGGTGAGTGATTTTTTCCATAAATGTTAAAAACTTCAATCTAGTAGCTTTTGCTGTAATTCTTGAGTTACTCTCCATACATTCAATAAACAGATCCATTGGAATTGCTTCATAGTATCCCGGATATTCACCGTCAATAATTGTGAACTTTCCATTACCCGGCTTTTTTTCATTGCTCTCATTATTATCATCTTCCATCTGTTCTCCCCAGTCATCCCAAGGATTAGCTTCTACCACTACATGATCGTCTTTTTTCTCATAGCCTTCCCATTTCTTTGCGCGCCAATTAATCATATTTACAAGATAGTTTCCATTTCCATAATTTCTTTCGCAAATAATCATGTTGTCATTAATCATCTTTGTAACTGCATCTCTAACATTTTTCTTCTGTCTCTGGTTCGGACTAGCATTATAAAGCAGGAAAGCAAGATCATTCACAGATAAAAATGTACATGGCTTTGCTGTTTTGTTCTCCAAATAAACTCCGACAAAGAATGTATATGGGTCTTCAAAATACGGATCTTCAATAAAACGCTCGTGAATAACCACATTGCCTTTTCTCAAACAATTTTGTCTGTCATATTTTGTGAAAATGTTTTTCTTTGTCTCAGTATCGGCTGCTTTCGTTGAAATTTCAGTAGGTTCATGCTTCATCATAATTTTGTATTTCTTTCTGTACAATATTTTGTGATAATAATTATCACAAATCCTTTTAATCGTTGAAATTTACACATTTAAAAGTTGCTTTTTTGAATCAGCTACTTTATGCACACATTTGTGTTCTTTGTTTTTAACTATCGAGCAACTTTATGATACAATTATATGTCATAAAGTTGCCGTATAATATATTAATGAATTTTATAGAGTATGAGGTCTAACTCTCCGCAAAACTTCGTTTTGCTCCGAGTCTGGAGAGTACGTAGGTAAACCAATTGGAATTCTAGTGCTTACGCTATGTCAAGCATTATTTTCGTCTAGTTTTAAAAAAATTAGCTTGTAACATACGTGAGTGAAAATATTTTCATGCTTTCTAAATTGATCATATGAGAGAGTAAATACAAGAGCATTTGCATGCTCACGTATTTATCAGTCTCATATTTCTCATTCTCATCCATTTCACTTTCGTCCTACGGACAGTTATCCGAGAGAGAGTAAATTAAAATGCTAGTGTATGACTAGTTAACTCTCTGAATGGAAGTAATAGATCCATTCAATTCAGGGAGAATATTAAGATTACCTCTTGAGATGACTCCATTTGCAATCATGTAATATGCATTTGGGTTGATCATGAATTCAATAATATGTCCATCCTGTGCAAGATAATTGTCTGCATCAGTATCACAATCTGCTTTGTTATCTCCTTTGACTACATTAATTGTTCTTCCTGAAGAGAGGGTAATAATGTACTTTGCACCAATATCTCCAAAGTAAGTTCCCATAGCTACGCAGTACCAAGTTCCATCTTCCATAAGGAATCCTCTTGAGTCTTCTCTGACATTCGGCTGCATCTGAAAACGATACTGCTTGGAGGATGGATCTGTGATAGCTCTGTAGGACTCATACGGCTTTGCCGATGATCCATTGGTAGGTTTAAGCCAGATAGGAGTGAGAGAATGGATCTGGGTATTCTGAGATGAAAGTTTCTTCATCTTCTCCTGTTCTTTCTTTTTTCTGATCTGTTCCTGTCTGATTGCCATATTTCTATTGTACTCTTTTACTCTTTCATTCTTCAGATGAATTTGCTTTGTCTGCTCTGCTTTGATGTCATTTACAAATGCTCCATGAGAGTATTTCAGATTTGCATCCTTACCTGAAATGTTCTTCAGGTTGTTCACAAAAGCAACATTAGAAGCAGAGTTCTTAATGCTTGTCTCGTTAGATGTTAAAGCACTTGCCATCGGAACACAGAATGCACCATTTACAGCTAACATTCCTGCTACTGCGAGTCCACATACCTTTGCAGCATGCTTTGTGCTATTCTTTGTGTTCGCTTCGTTTGGATTTGTAAGTTTCATATGTTTCCTTTCTGGTTCTTCTGGTATATGTTTGTTTGTGGCTACTGTATTATCGGACTACTTTCTGTTTACGTTGAGATCAAACAGCTTCTTTGCTGCTGTGATCCTGTCAGTCAGGTTCTCTTCTATTGTGTTCTCTTCAGAGAAGTCATCGTCCTCATCGGAATCTTCATCAGATTCATCCTCCTGATCGTCTTCATCGCTGTCAGTTACATTTGCAACTTCTTCTTTGTAGGCTTCATTGAACTCCTCATCCTGAAAATCCATCAGATGACCTTTGAAGATGGGGGAGAGTGCATTGTACATATTCAGTGCCATTACCCTGAGAGTGGAATAATCTGTCAGGAACTTGTAAAGCATATAAATTGCAATGCCACATGTAATCAATGCTGCTATTCCTCCAAGAGTCTGAAGCACTGCAGCCACTGTGTTCATTATATTCATGTTGTTTCCTTTCCTTGTATGTCTTGCGCTTTGGTGTTAAGTGTTTGTTGGACTCGTATTTATCACCTCGCTTTCTATATTGGGCTTATTTTGGATAATTGGTAAACAGAGTAGGGAAGATCCCTCTCTTTGAGTACATGTCCAGTATATAATCTATTATAAAGTCTGTCAATACCATGAGGTAAAAAAATATGTCATTTTGTGAATAAAATAGCTTATGGACGGCAAAAAACAAGGCGTTTTTCTTTATTTTTAGCCGTTTTTGATGCGTTTTTATTCATTATTTTTATAGTATATTAATATTTCAAGTAAGAAAAATGCGTTTTTAGTGGGGGATTTAAGGCGTTTTCTGATCATAATTTTCTACTGGAAGTATCCTAAAAGTATGTTTTTTATACCTAGTACAATAATTAAATAGGCAATTTTTTGCTATCTTTGCAGAGCTTTAGCGATGAATGTTTGATTGCCAGAAACGTGCATTTTTCAATGGTTAAATGAATTTTGAGATGTGAATTGTGATGCCTGTAGTTGATAATTTGACGTTCTGAAAGGCTGTAAGCGATCGAAATGTGTGGATGGGTAATTGGTCGAGAAATGGGTTTTCGTTCGTTAGAGCGTCTGTGAGATGGATTTACATGGAATATTGGGGTATAGAATTGGGATGGTTATGGTGGTGTGAGAGAGATGAAATAGAAAACTTGTGAGTGGGGCGTGGTATCCTGACAGGGGAGTGTGTTTGCCTTGGCTATGGGTGGTGATTGGATAGTTGGTTGTTCGATATTGAGTAGCTGCTGAATGAGATTACTATTGGATGTGATTGCTTTTAAATGTGTGTGTTAAACCAGATCGAATTATTGAAGCGCAAGTGCCCTCGCCGGGGATCTTTAGAAGGTAGTCTAATATAGAATGATGTGTGGAGTGCTTATATAATGTAGCTCTTTTGAGAGGTAGGGTTATATATGGGTAAGGTGGCTTTGTCTGGGGAGAGTGGAAGTACCCCGCCCCTATTGGGGAGTGTGAGTGTGTTGTGTAGCATATTGTTGGAGTTTTGCCGTTTGTGTAGTGTTGATGTTGTTTATTTCGTTTCTAAGAGGCTGAGAGAGGAGATAAGTGTGTTGTGGGTGATTGGTTGGGAAATGGGTTTCGTAGCGTATTTGGGCGTGTTTTATTTGATTTTGACTAAGTATTGGGGTACGGGAATTGGGTAGGTAGGTTTGGGGTGAGTGGGTTGAGAGCTAAGAAGGGGGAGCAGTGTGAGCTGAGAAAATAGCTGCCAGACAGGGGGAGATGCGAGCCGAGAAGTGAGGTTGCTAGTGGCGCAGCCTGATGGATATGGAGCAAAGCGGATGTGTGGTTGCTTTTGGTTGAATGCGTGGGCGCGTGGTGTGTGGCTTGGTGGATAGATGGCTAATATAGTTTGTAAGTGTATTAAGTGTTTAATTTGTGGCTTGTGAGAGTGCGTGATGAGCGTGGGTGGGGAGTATGGGGTAGTAGCTTGCTGCGGGTGAGATGAACTTGTGGGGTGAGTGGAGTGAGGCTTTGAATGGGTATTTCTTCTCTACGGAGATTTCTGAGTTAGTTAGTGAAGAGACTAGCTACCACTTGGAGCGTTGAAATTTCAACGTTTTAGCGTTTTAAGTACCCCGGTTTGTTACATATGTAACTAAAATTGAAACCGTGAGTTTTTGTGACATATGTTACAAAATATTGAATTAATCACTGAAAACTATAATTTATTAGTGTATAAAATATTCTGAAAGTGATAAAAGTTCTGAGAAAATCAGTAAAAATAAGTCTAATATTTTTTCGAATAAAGTGTTGACAATAGTCTCATATTGTGATAGACTGTAGTCAAGATAAAGGAAATGGTAATTGAAAGTCAGATATCACTTGACAAGTAAATCGAGAACATTCCAACGCCCGGCAAAATACCATCAGTCCATTATCTGAAACAAGAACACACAAAACAGTGAAAACAAAAGTCCGTCAAGCCAATGGTATAAGACATGCGTTTCCAGTCTGAGAGTGTGAGACAAACTATACAAGCATGTGAAAAATCAATTCACATACTGAATCATATTAAGGTATGATTCAGGAATTGAAAGTATTGCATCAGGGTTAACCGGTTAAGGCCGGAAAATTCGTAGCTTGTGAGCGAGTCTAAAATAATATGAGCGGTTAATCAGTTACAGATACATGTAAGTGTATGACTGTAACTTGATATATATATTTCACTCAATCAGGAAGTAAAGGAGTACAAAAAATGAAAGCTACGATGAAAATGAAAAAAGCTGAATTAATCGAACTTGCTAATCAGAATAATATTAATATTTCCGATTGCAGAAGCAATAAAGATAGAGTGTTACGGATTAACTCAGAGCTTAAAAAAATCTCTGAAGTTGTCAAGATTGGCGCTACTGTAAAAAATTATCCTATTGTACTTACTAAGGCAACTAAGCAGGGGGAATTAATTGCATCTAAGGAAGTTGTATTACCAGCATTTTGTTATGAGAAAAAATATTTTTCTCATAATGCAATGAATGAGATTAGACACAATGTTTCCAGCGTTATTTATACCTTGAACCTTGAATCACTGCAGGGTGATAGGGCGGAAAAAATTGACGCACTCGCAACTTCAGAACGCGAACGTTCTGAAGCAGAAGAGCGCAGGGATGACAAAACTAAGTATAGTTTTATGCTTAAGTCGGCTAGTCTTGATAATG